CCCTTCCCCCCCATAGCCTAAAAAGACATTTACATGAGAAGGAAGGGAGAAGGCATCTACTTCATCCGCGCCACATCGGAATGCGAACATTCCGTAGTTGGTAAACGCCGACCCTAAGCAAAACGCACCCCTATCGAAAAGCAAGATGGGTCCACTGCCAGCAGTGAAAACTATCTTGGGTGCAATTGTAGTCAGTGCTTACTGATTTTTCAAGTGTAAGAAGTTTGGCTGAAACAATTTTTTAACAACAGAATCCACCGCTCCCTTCGGTCGCTCCATGCACATTGCACAACTCCTCTCTCTATGTGTTATTACTCTATAACCGCCTATACACATACTTCCTATTGTTCTTACTCTCCGTGTATGATGAATTGTCCTTCTAGCTATACTTAGTGAAATCCTTATTGTGTATAGTGTTCAGTATGTACTTATCATTATCCGTGTAGTTGTTAGAGTTTTTGTCTGTATTGATTGATTGTTTTTAAGATCGTTTGCAATTGTTCTATTGTTTATCAGTTTGATTATTTAGATAGCATTATGAAAATATGCTGTTTGAGTTAAATTTGCTGTTCTATGGCTTAGTTGTAGATTAGTTGGATTGTTTGTCAGTAAGTTATCTATTCTTTAGTACGTTTTGGAATTTAGTTGTCTGGTGTTTGAATAGTAAGTCCGTATTATCATATTACCGTGTGTATGTATGGTCGTATGGTAATACGGTAATATGATATTTCAGCCTAGAGATAAATTGCCTCATTCTGTGCCTGATAATTTGTTATAGCGTTCAGGTAAAAAATACAGCCTTAAAGTAAATTTGCTATTTGCGCATAGAATCGTTTTAGAGAGCGTTTTGCTTGTGTTTAGTATGATTCATCATCTTAGTGATAAAAGCGTCTCTAACGCGCGTTTATAAGCGATTATAAGCGGTTTAAGTGAGAGTGTTTGCTTATCTGGTTTTAGCATGGTTCGGCGGGTAAGTAATGAATTAGTTACAAGTCAGTTTATTTGTATAAAAATACTTATAAATCAATGATGTATAATAATATCTCTATAACTGTCTGTTTTTGCTTATTTTAGATAAAAAAGAGCCAGCTCTAAAGAGGGGCGTAGAGCTGGCAAAAAGGTGACTTGTGAGACTTTTTTCTCTATCAATACACTCGAATATTCTATCTAAAGAGCTTCGTTGTCTTGATGTGAGTATTGTATAAATACCGAGTAGGATTGAGAAGGGGAGGCGTTTATATCGCCTGTCGTGTTTCCTATTAAACTCATTATAATGATTGCATGTAACGTGAATTGAGTACGGCGTATGTTGACCGCATTAATTGTTCTTGGAGCGATAGGGCTCATTTATTTGATGCTCAAAGCCATGAAGTGATTAGACAAAAAGCCCTGAGCATTCAGGGCTATTATTTAGTTATTTTCTAATTGCGCAAATATCTGCTCAAAAATGATCGATTTCATAAAAAAAGTGCAAATATTTGCTCAATATTGGTCTTAATAGTTTCGGTAAACCTTTCCTTCAGCTACAAGATAATCACTAATTAAAGCGTCGCGCCCGTAACGTTCATAGTCGAAATAACCTTGAATGTCCTCTGGTATTTCCAAAGCAGAACATTCATCAATTAAATAGCGTCCAAAATCATCGTCATTTTCGTAGTCACACACGTAACGATCTTCGTGCCACTCTTTAACGTTTGACCAATCAGCATAGTTGCCTTCAACTAATGCAGCGTATGTGCCAACTTCTTTAACTTCATCAAGATCAAGGCTTACTAAAAACTCAATTAAAGTTTCAAGCATTTTGAATGATGAGACTTTTATCTCTTCGTTGGCCCAAGTGTCTTCTAGCTGCCAAAACTCTATCTCTACATCGCCTAACTCATCTATGAAGTCGTCGTATTCATCAAAGTAAAGGTTAAAACCGTGTTGATGCGTAAAGCTGAAGCCTTCTAAGCGAAAACGTTTCTTGTTATCAGGGTTAGAAAACTTCGCTAAAAACTGCTCTATAGTCACTTGATCGTTAGTTTCGTAAGTCATTTTAAAAATCTCTTTGCTTGTTTCGATGAAGTAATTCTCTCAATCGGTTTTTGGACAAACAATTTGTGGCTTAGGCGTTGTTATCTATAAAGAAAAACCGCTCACGATGGAGCGGTTAAATTAGTGGACTTTAATTTAAAGACCATGATCTGTGGTCGTAAAATCACTGTAATAAAGAGCGTTAGTGGCGGTGTCTAAATGTATTTTGGAAGTCATTTCAAAATATTCTTCACTCTCTTCGCAAACTAATTGATTATATTCGGAGTAACCGTCGGCAATAAGAGCAACCGCCTTTATTACAGCATCTATGAACTCTTGCTTGTATTCATCTAGGCGCATAGTGGTTTGTAGCTTTAAACCCGTTTCTGCACTTGTGTAGGTGTTCATGTGCTTATCTGGTTCGCCAATGTATATCTCAGCGAGATAAGGTTGATCTGCGGATATTATTGCGGTCTGAGCCTTATTAGAGAAAAGCTCGTTTACTGCGCGGTATATGGTGACGATTGGTTGCATTATGTTTAACTCTATTTGTTTCGATAGAGTAATTTTCACAATTGAAAATAGGGGAGACAAAGGCAACATACGTTGCCTTGTGTGTTAGCCATACTGCATGCATTGCATGCAAACGCTGATATTTACATTGGTGCTGATTGAGTTTGCTGTGCATCCAAGTAATGCAACGCACGCCAAGATTATTACTAATGGCTTCATGCCTTCTTGCCTCTTCCCACAAACCAATCAACCGCCTTACAGAGCATTTCGTCTTTGTGCCAATCTTCAATCACACGAGTTTCATCTCGGTCATGTGAGAAGAGCGGGCCACAGTAGTTGTTCCATGTCATGTATACATATCGCCCATCAAGTAAGCGCAATCTAAAAGTTGGAACCAGGCACACGAAACCGCCGGGCATTCTTCTGCAAGTCATGCTGCTTTCTGCTCCGCTTTTTGAATCAATGTGCGGAGGCGCCAGATATACGTTTGCGAATAGCCATTGTCCGTCTTGATCGGTATTGTTTTGAATCCGCGTGCCTCAGCTTGCGCAACTAGCTTTTTAGCTCTCTCTAAGCTGCCAATATGCTCTAACGCTGTCTTTGGCTGTGGTAACTTGCCACTCTTGCGTAGCCTTGCAATGTTTGAGTTGATCGTTCCTACAGTTCTGTTCAGCTCCTTTGCTATTTCAGCAATTGGAGTGTTATTAGAATGTAAGGTGATTAGCTTATTAATTTCACCTGTTGTCCAATAGCGAACCTTTGCAATGCTCATGGCTTGCCCTCCAATGCATCAAAGCGAACTCTAATCTTCATTAATGACCTCCTGAGATTTGCCAGCCGTTTTAACCACAATGGAATACACAGGCTCAAAATACTCTCGCGTTCCCTCTTCATCTCCCCATTTGTACCCACCGTAATGCAAAGCTTCCACTGTTGATTGCGGCATTTTCTTAGGAATTGCGACATACCCATCTGGAATTTGTTTTGCATTATTAATCTGTGCATACAAATCTTGTCTTTCATCAAGCAATTCAGTGATTCGATCTTGAAGTTGTCCAACTTTAAAATCTTTTGATCTGTTTAATCTTTTTTCTTCAGCCAGTTCATCTAACAAGGAATCAATTTGTCGATAAAGGTTTTTCCAGTATTTATTAGGGTTTTCGTCATGATCTTTAAGAACCTCCCTAATTAATTGTTCTATATCTTCATCTGACATAAACTCCTTGTCACCGTTCGCTTTTTGCTCTGTAAGCTGTCTGTTAATCTCAGCGTCCAGCAAATCACGGGTTGATGGGTGGCCAACCTTCTCACCTACCAGATACCGCAAGCGTTCATTTTCAGCCTGCAACTCAATCAACTCGCACGGCGTACCATGTCGACCGTCATGAAAGCCTGCTTTGTACGCTGCCTCTTTTATTTCTATTTGTTCATTCATCACATTAAGCCTTCTACAAAATCTCTAACTTCTTCAAAAACGTCAGTTCTAATGGAGTGTTCTATGCTTACGTTTTCTTCATACAGCCTTTGCTCTTCATTGAAGCCGTCTCTGCAAAACTTGAGAACCTTCTCTAGTGCCGACATCGCTGAACTAGGAATGGGTTGAGCGTCTATACTTTCCACGTCAACAACAATGATGTTTTGCACGTCGTAATCTCTTAGTACTTCATCCAGAAGCGATACAGTCAAATCACTTGAACCTGCAAGTATGCTAGAAAAAATCTCTATACGATCTTCATTGGATAGCGTGTTAAGCTTCTCTTCATCGCGAAAGAACGCCATGAAGTCATCACGATTAAATGTGTCAGTCTGCATTTGTTTAACTCTTGAAAACTTTCTTAAATTAATGATATTGAAAGTTTTTTGGATATTGCGCATTGGGGGTTAAGTTGCCAATGCGCAAAGCTTTATGCCTTAACCTGTGTACGGCTCAAGTTGCACATCGAAAACTTTCATTTCGAAATCCAACTCATCTGGAGTAAAGAAGTGTTCACTGTAAAGCCGGGCAGCTTCCGCCTGTGTTTCAGCCTTAATTTGAACTATCGCTGACGCTTTAAATTGCCACGTTGGTATTTTTGGCTCTTCAAGCGTAACGGGTCTGTTTGCAAACAATTTCATGTCATGCGATGCGTTCGAGTCATCCAAAAACTTAACTACAGTTCGGTCTTCGCTGAGTTCGACAGTTTGGAATTGATCTACTATTGCCCAGTTATGCCCATCGCCATCAATGAGTTGAATAAGCCTAATTTCAGTTTCAGGACTAGGGCCTAGCAAATTTTTACTCCACTTGATCGTCTCTGAGCCAACGGTGCCATAATCTGCCTGTTTTAATGCCTGCCAAAGTTTCATTATTGGTCCAACCTTTGTAATGCTCACTTCATCGTATATGCCTGAGTAAAAACCTTCCTCAAGAACAATCTTAATCGGTCCTTCCGCGTAGGTTTCATCTTCCAAATACTCACGCGCCTGTTGAAGCGTGTCGACGGTCTTTTCGCCACAACGTTGTGTGTCTTTTTCAATCCATTTAACTAAATATGGCATTTATCCTTCCACCTCTATCGCTTCAGGATCTATCGTCCCGTCTAAATTTGTGTTGCTTGTTTCTGTGCCTAAATCATTAATCTGCTTCATTGCTCATTACCTTTTCTGCAATGCTTTTCTTCAATACCTTGCGGGCTTGTCTCATTGCGTATTTAGCTCTACTGTCACAATGATGGTTCGCTAAATAGCGGTTATCGGTTAATTTCGTATGACCTTTAACGTGTCGACATCTGAGCTTTAGTTCATACATTTTGGCGGTGTCTAATATGTGATTTAGAACAACTGCAATGTCAGGACGAACCTTGCACTTACCGCTAAGGCAGAAGAGAACACCCTCGTTGTCTACTTGAATTAAAACCTCATCACCTTTTGAGATAAGCCCGGCATTGATAGACGCCTGCAAAGAGTTAGCTACGCCTTTAAATTCCGCCTCGTAGCTGTCTTTAACAACGCCTTTAATAATGTTCCCACCCGCACGTTTGCCTCTGTCTGACGCGCACCAGTATCCAAACCCAGCGGCGCCAGTTTTGTGACAAAGCGAGGCATCAGTCATTAATGTCACTAGCATAAGAGTGGTCCAACTCTTCAAAAACAAGGTCGTCTAACTGCTCTTCTTTGAATCCAAAGTTATTAACAAGGCATTGACGAGCGGTTGCTTCATTTTTGAATATGCAAATTTGCTTTGAATCATCCAAAATGTATTCAAGACCGTTAATTGATACGCCTTCAATATGTCGACCAACACGAACAGGTGGCGCAACTTTAAATAATGGATCTGCGCCAATGAATACTTCATCAGGAATGTTGTTCCAGTTACGACGAAGAATGTCGAACTCACCTTCGTTCCAATAGTTCAAAAATTCCATTGCGTCATCGGTGCCATCCACATTGTCACTTAATATGTATTGGATAACAGCAAGAGCCGGGTCGTTAGTGCGCTCTTTTATTTCGACGATTAGATTTTCTTTGGCGGACTTAAACTCTTCCTCAATGATTGCGTGATCTTCGAGTGGTTGACTGCCAATGTTTTCATGTGCGCGAGTGGCTGATTCAAACGCATATACAAGGTCAATTAGGCTCATACCGCTTCCTCCTCGCGTTTTTCAGCTATGCATTCTTCTAAGTGTTGAATTGCACTTACTTTTGAATCAAAAGGCCCTTGCCAACAATCATTGAAATGAATGTCCCATTCGACCACGCCATGTTCTACAAATCTTTGAAGCTGAACCCGACCGTAAAATGGCACATCATGCGCCCACCAAATTTCGTTATCGTCGGTGCCAAATTCGATCTTAGAGTTTTGCGCCACTGCTTCAGCTTTATAGACGCCTTCAGCGTGTTTAATTAGATTTATTACAGGAGTTCCTTTTGGAAACCACGTTTGCCCAATCATGCAATCGTTTTCCAGCGTTAAAGCCTCCACGATTGGAACTGGGCCAGCTTTCAATCGCATTATTACGTCAATAACATTTTGCGAATCTTCGTCAAACTCAATCCACCCTTTGTCGTAAACTCCAAAATGGTATTGTTCGTTTTTTAAATCATTTGCCACTTGCGAATTAACAACTTCAAATCCTGTTTTTGATTTGACAAACTCTAAAAAACTTACTGTCGTGTCGTTATGTAATTTTTTTAGAGATGAAAGCACGCTATATAGCTGATAAGAATGTGACATTTTTCGTTATCCAGTAGTTAAGTTAGGAGACGGGCTGTACATAAGCACAGCCTGTATGTTTCGATATGGATTAGAAATTAACTACACGTTCGTCTTTGTTAAGGTGGCTGAAGGTCGGACTTGCCTGAACGGTCACAACCACGTCATGCTCCTTGTCAGTCAAGGTAAAGACACGCGTTTTAGGGTCAAACTCACACTTGACGTCATTTGGTTTAACAATGCGGTGATATGGCTCAAGCTCAATAAATTTATCTTCAGCCATAAAGCCGATGCACTGTTTAGCATCGCCGTTTTCGTCTTCCCAAAGTTTGCCATCGTCGGTTTTTCGGAAACCATTAGGTCGAATCATTAAACGGAACTCAAATGTATCGTCTGTCATCATTCGTTCGATGCAGTCCGCATCAAAGTAAGTGAAGTCAAATGAATCCGAAACGTCATAACCTTTGTAGGTTGCTTCTTTTTGAAGGCGAATATCATCATAAGAAATGGTAGGTTTAATATTTAAAAACTTGCCTAGATCGCGGACTGAAATGTTTTGACCTTCTGATTTATTAATTTCCTTAATTAAGATGGTCAACATATCCATGTTGAACATTGAGAAACGCCCTACGTATTCAAGAATTTCGTCGATGCGATCTTTGTTTATTAGTACGTCGTTTGCATATTCGCGAATGGTTGACTCGCTGATGCTGCCAAAGTGTATGTTGTAATAAACACGACCCGGACGGTTATGGAAGTACTCATAGCGCGAGCTGCGAGAATCCGCATTCATAGTGAGAATGAAAAGTGTGTGCATTGGGTACATGCCATCAAGAAGTGTTAGCATGTCATTAACTTGTTCTGGCCTGGTGTAAACCTTGTCGAACTCATCAATGAAAACAATTTTTTGTTGGTTAATTTTTTGAAGGAAGCCTTTGTAGTCATCACCGACATAGGCTTCACTTTGTAAAATGCAAATACCGCCACTTTTCACAAAATCAACGCATAGCTTTTTAGCTAATAGAGTTTTACCTGTACCCTTAAAACCTTCAAGCATGATAGTTGTGGGTATTTCTGTGCGCTCATTGAAGGTTTCCATGATGCGGTCTTGATGTTGGTAGGCGTTACCATACGCTTTCGGAATTAATGTAAGCGGGTTGGTGATTTGAAGGTAGAAACCGAGCTTGTCATGAAAACATAAGCGGTAAAAACCAGCAGGCAAGCTATCAATAGCGACGCCACTTACATCTGGAGCTAAGTGATAAGTGTCGTTTTGGCGAAGATATTGTGTCATGGTTGCGACTCTCTGTTAAGTTAAATGTATGATAGATAAATAATTTTGGGGTTAAATGCTGGCGTCTCACTTTGCCAGCTTTAATTCCTCGACCACATGTTTGATTTGCTCGCATGCATATTCGCTTTGACCTTCAACCGCATGACGTAGGTGAGTGAATGCTTCCATTACTTCAGCCATTCGTTTGCGGTTTTCTCCGCGCAAGTGTCCTTGCAGTGCAAAAAGCTCTTCTGAAAGACGTTTCAAATCGCTCGAATCGATTAAATTTCCTTTGATTTCGCCTAAGTAGCCTTCAATCGCGTCTTTATCGATTACTTCGTCTTCTAAGTCTTCAACCCGCTCAATAAGCTTTTGTTGAGTTGCGAGGCATAAGCATCCGTTAAGACGAAACTCTTCACGCGGAGTCATTGCAGAATAAATAATATGAGAGTCATTAAAATCACTAAATAGTGACTGATCTATACATATGTTCATGCGCTTATCTCTTAATACGGTGAGATAAATATATAAAATACATCGCGGATTATAAACAGTCAGTACTGACTGATCAATTGGAATTGTGATTATTTATAAAAAAATGCGTTTTAAGCGCTTTTAGATAAAAAGGGTGTAATTTATTAACCGTGACGAACAAACGCGATATACGAGAAAATACGCGCATTAAAAAGGGCAATTTAATTGCCCTTTACCATGCATTCTTTGTGTTTGTGACCATTTTCTTTGGCGCTTCGACTTTAGAGGTTGTTATAGGGTTCTTTCTTTGAACGCCCTCTACATTTAAAAAGTCAAAACTTACGCGCCACTCAAGACCCGGATTGGCACTATCGCTCGTTTCAACTACCGTTGCTGTTTTGGTGTTTATTTTGGTGATGCGAACTCGTCGATTGACGCCCTTTCGGGAATCAACAAAAGTTGCATATCGCCCAACTTCAATACTGTAATCTATACGAGATTCTATTTCTTGCTTTACCCCTTCTTGAAGTTGGAAAAGGGCCTCTGTAGATAATTTCTTCAAAACACTTAAATTCATAATTGGCACCCGAATTTGAGGAAGGCGAACCCTCCTAATCATCACTGATTAAAGCTCTGGAAATAATTCGCTTTTGATCTTCATCAAAAGAAGAGAGTTTGGATTAGGCACTAAGCGACCCTGTTCATCTTTCAAGGCAATTTTGAGCATCGGTAACATTTGCATCATCTGACCGCTCTGTGCGCTTGCAGTACCAGGAGAGTAAGGCTTTGCAAGAAGATTTGAATACAAGTTACCCGTTTTCTTTGTTGTGATATAACCGTCTTTCAACAAAACGCCAAAAGTACGATGCATAACAACATTTAATTCACCGCCATTCTTCAACCATGTGAAGAGTTGAACGATTTTTTCAGCAACCTTCTTTTGAGTCGTAATAGACGAACCTGAACCCGGACGCGCATTAAGAATGTTTAACAATTCTTGCTGTCTAGCTTTTAAAGCTTCTGGATCTTTTTCAAGTAATTCAGCATCTTCAACTTCAAGTAGAAGGTGGTCATAAGCATCGTCGCCTAATCGAGACAACAAAACAGCCGATACTTTGCTATTTTGATATGTTGTTCGATAAGTAGACGGTGAAGCTTCGCGCTGATTCTCTTGATTTTTAGCGGCTTCAGTCTCTTTTTTAGTCTTTTTAGACTTCTTTTCGACCTTCTTCTCTTCAGTGGAAACTTCTGTAACCGCTAAAGATAAGTCGAGTGCGGATGCATCAAAATCAGTATCTTCAATCAGACCTTCGAGAGTATCTTGTGGTTCAGTCGCTACTTGTTCAGTTTTAACTTCTGTTTGTGTGGCAACCTCTTCAACTAAAGATGCATCTAATTGAAGATCTTCAATGGATAAAGCAGCGTCGTCTATGCTTGCTTCGGTCGCTTGAGCTGTAGAACCTTGACCATCAAGAACATTGATTAAATCAGTTAAATCAGTTGTTTCATCAAAAAGCTGTTCAAGAAAAACTTCATCTTGTTGAATGTTTGCTTGAGCTGTCATGTTTACCTCATTCATTGCGTTGTTTCGATGAATGAATTATGACTAACCGCCGTTGGACAAAAAATAGATTTTGATGGCGAGCTGCAAAGGTCGCCTTGAGCAAGATTTGGTCAACTTACTAAGCGCAATTCAACTCTTCGTTTTTAAGTGGAGCATCATATGAAACGGGCTTAAACGTATTACAGCATTCGTAAATGCTTGTTGAGCCTACTGGATCTGAGATCACTAGCGTTCCATCTTGACGTTGCATGAAATTACCCGTGTGGAGGTCGGGAAATGCATCGGAATTTTGCTTCAAAAATTTAGCCATTGTTAAAAAACTCATGCTAAGCGATGGGTGATCTTTTAAATGGTCATCAAACGCCAAATCCATTAAGCAAGTGATATTTCGCTCATGGCGGTCATCAATAAAGCTACAACCATTTAGAATGCGTAATTTTTTACAAATACGATTCACCAATGAGCGATTAGGCCCCTTAACAGGTAGCTTATGAAGTCGTTCAACCTCATACAAGTACATCGGTACAGGCATGGTTTTGGGTTGAGTAATAGCAGTCTTGCTAATGTTTTTGCCAACAATAAATTCACCCACTTTGCCAAAGTCCCGGATAGGCCGAGTGAAATGATTACTCTCGCGAGATAGAGAGTAGGGGCCAAACAATGACTCATAACCCATAGCGTCAATACTTAGTTTTAAAACCGTATCTGAATTACCGCTTTCGTAGACACCTGAGAACTGTCCACGCGCAATCAATTTTTTCCCTTTGAGTGCGCTATGAGTGTTTCTAACCGTCTTCACGCTTTGATCGTTTAAAATAAAAATGTTCATATTCTCTTAGACTTAACAAATTCAATCTATTAGATACTTTTTTAGTTGGAGACTAAACGCGAGGGGGTTATTTGCCAGTCTGGAAATTTCAAAATTGATGATCTAAATAATCTGCATATGCAACTGATTTTCTACTCTTTTCCATTAATAGCAGAATTATTTTACTACGCAAACTTATTGGAATAGGGCGTTCTTCCGCCATCCATTGTCTTACTCTGCTTGAGTCCACATCAATCGCGCGAGCCAATTCTGTTTGCCATTGAGTGCCGTAAAGTATCTCACCTGCCTGTTTTAACTCTTCGGGCGACATGCGAGAGGCTTCAGAATCAAGGTTATCCATGTTCAATCCTATGATTTGTCAGCCGATAAAGAAAAAGCAATTAGATTTTTCCAATTGCCTTTCCCCCAACTTAACTAAGTTATCTCATCGTTTTCCTATCTTTCGATAGGCTCGAAACAAACAAACAAGATAAAGAGAGTTTTACAACTCATTGGATAAATATAACCGCATGAATCGCTAGGGTCAAGTTACAATTGGTCAATCAAATATTTGTATCGTTCAAAATTCTCAGTAGAACTTTCAAGGTCTTCGGTTAGGAAAAACCAAACTTCGTTAAATATATCCAGCTTCTTTTGAACTTCAGCCTTTATCATATGAGTAGCCATGCCGATTACAAGCAAAACCACCGCGCCTATCCAGAAAGGCGGGAAAAACAAACAAAGAAACCCAATAATCAAACATCCGTATGAAATGCGCTTAGTGTTTCTAAAGCTCTTTGTTTCGATTGATATGTTTTCTTGCACTTCTGATAAGAGGCTTTTAAATTCTTCTTCGCCTACAAGGTGTTTAAATATAATCTTTAAGCGTCATAATCACAGGTTAAATTTCAAGGACTTGGACATATATTACAATGATTCCTTCGTGACTTGAAATTTAACTTGTGGCTATTGGGCCAGATCACACAATCTTATAAAAACCGCGATCTAAGCCTGCAAAGAAACACTGCATCATTACATCGACGTCATAGTCGGCTGCGTGAGCTGCATTGGGGTCATAATCAATATTGAGCGCAAAACAAAGTTCGCCCAATTTCGGTGATTTTCCATCAAAAGTAGCCCATCGACCATTTTCCATCGTACAGAACTGACGAACAGGCGGTAATAAGGATCCAACGCGTCTAAGCTCTGCTTGCGTAAAGGGCATATCAAAGTCAATGTTATGAGCAATTACTACGTCAGCTGTGCTTAAAAGGTGATGCACAGTTGGCGCAACTTGTTCCCATTTAGGGCAACCTAAAAGCTGGCTATAATCAATTCCGTGAACAGCCTGAGCTTTGGGGTCGATCGGTCGTTCTGGATCGATGCGTTGTACGTATTTATCAACGAGCTGTCTTGTGTCTGAGTCATAAGACAAAATTGCAACTTCAATAATGCGATGACCGTCGGCTTGCTCTAAACCTGTAGTCTCGGTATCAAAACCACGTAAAATCATTCTGAAACGCCTTCCTCAGTAATCGTATTTTTAGTTGAATAAGGGAAAGTAAACTGCAAAGTGTTGATAACTGCCTTGATAGTGTTTTGAGCTATTCGAATTTCATCTGGATTATCAAGCAAAATCTTCTCTTTGCCGGTGTTGAGAATAATATGCTTTGGCTCTTGACCTTCTTCGCTTTGAACAATGCCAGTTAAGCGATTTAAAGTGTCTTCAAACCAAACTTCGGTTTCCTGAAGCATTTCTAAGTGACTTCTTGCTATATTTTTCATTGCATAACCGCCTATTGCTTAATGGTTTATTGATTCAGTCAGTGATGACTGATCTCTGACTGAATTGTAAAACATCAATACTGGCTTATCAGCTATTACTTAACGTTTACGAGTGGAGTTGCGCTATTTGAAGGGAGTAAAACAGTGTGAGTGCCTTGTTGAGCAAAGGCTTGTTGTGCTTCAATTTCCATCTTTTTGATTAGCATTGGCGTGAGTGACGCACCAACAATACGGTTGGCTTCAGCTTCAGCACGAGCTTTGGTTAAAGTAACTTGGGCTTGAGCATCTGCAAGGTGTTGCTCTTCTTTTTTACGTGATATATCAAATTCAATTTGAGCGGCACGAGTAATTGCTTGTTCCAATTTTTCGTCAGTAACAAGAGCGCGGACAGAAGCACCAGCAATGGTAAATGTATTGGGCATTTCTTTATCTAAAGACTTCTGTAATGAAGCTACAACATCAGCCGCGATTTCATCACGCTTTAGATGAATTTCGCTGGAATCATATTTTGCCGTTGCTTTGAAAACCGCTTCAAGTGCATGGCGTTTAACAAAGCGTTCGCCCACCACTGTGTCGCCGTCTTTATTTGCCCCCAAGTCACCAGCTAGTTTAGAAAGTGTGTCAGCGACTTTATTTGGCTGAATCATGTAACGAATGTCCATATCGACTTCTTGCATCGATACATTATCTTTCGTCTTCGGGTGAATGTTTTCAAGTGGAACGGTAGTTTCACGGACGCTAATTACCTTTAGGTCACGAGTGATGGTTTGATACACACCCGGAGCCAATTCGTCCATTTTCATTTTGCCGAAAACCGATTCAACACCTACGTGACCAGTTTCAACCTTTGAACAACCAGTAAAAGCCATTGTCATGCCGACAGTGAGAGCTATAAGGATTGAGCTTTTTAACTTCATGTTAAGTTCCTATAGTCGCATAAACGTAAATAGCCAAAAGTACAGTGATAACGACTAAGATTTGCCATCTGTACTTGTTCAAGTGACTAAACGCCAATTTGCGAATTTTTGTGTTAAATGCCGCTGTCACAAACGCAACAACGACAAGGATGATTAAAAGTGTTTTGAAGAGAATTGAGATCATTTCTTCTTAGGCTGAGCTTTGCGTTTAACTTTGGATTTGAGGATGATCTTTTCGATTTCATTCTTGTTAGCAAGAATGAACGATTTAACATCCACATCATCAATGAAAGCAGGCAATTCAGACTCGACATACGCATGGTTAATACGGAGAGCTTCTTCATGCTTTACATATTCATCGTAAGTGCGGTGAAGTGTGCCGTCAGATGCTTGATGTACCGTAATACGTGGCATTTTTAAGCTCCTGCCTTCAGATCAGTGCCGAAACCACGTTCTTTAAGAAAGTTGGTCACTTCATCACGAAGGGTTTGGGTGCCCATGTCTTCAAAAGTTTGAGTGATTTGCTTAACAACATCTTCCAAAGCAACACCGCGTTCCTGAAGGGCCATGAAATTCAGAGCGGTCAACTTAATTAACTCTTTGATATATTCAGCTTCCGAGTATTTGTTTTCGTCGCCGTTGTTTAAAGCTACGCTTAAACCGCTCAAAACGCCCACGCTTTGTTGCGTGCGAAGTAATAACTCATCAAGATTTGGCACTACAAAGCGATGCATTTTTTCGCTCGCTGTATATGCTTGATCTAACGTATTGATGTTTACCGCTTGGATTTTGTTACCACCTGAAGCCACAAAATTTGCATGTTTTGGAAGTGCTTGATTTGCTCCCGCTGTACTAATTTTGCCTTCAGCTTTTGTTGCTTTGCCTAGAAGACCTAAACTTGAAATTACCCCACTATCTGTAATTTGCACTCCAGCTCCACCCACAGGGCCAGCAGCGAGGTTAGCATTCGAAACAAAAAATTGATTTGCAGCTGCTTTAGTTTCAGTTGTCGCGGCTTTATCAGTAGAAGGATTGAGTTCAGCTGGTCGTAAACCATCTTTGGTCATTTCTAAAACTACCACTTGGCCCATTCCAGATTTTTCAATTTCCTTTGCAAAACAGTGAAGGCACATCTTTTGTATTCCTAAAATTAATTTTGAACTTCATAAAAGCACCGCTAAACGGTTGTAGCGTTCCCTTGTGTGCTTTTATGGCGAAAAGTATAGTCAGTACTGACTGATTTAATGGCAAATATTTTTCACAAAAACAATTAACCAAACATTATTTAATCAGTTGCGATCGTAATCATCCGCAGAGCAATGCGCTCAACCTCTCTAAGAGGAAGTGCTTCGGGATTCTCGTGTATGACATTGGTGTTTGACGAAAGGAAAACCCAATCGCCGTCCGTCAAACACTTTGTTTTACCCGCAAACTCAAGCATCCAAAGATCATTTTGAGCATCGTAATAGAACCCATCGCGAAATTCGCGAAAGTAAAACTTAGCATCATCACTGTTAAAGCTATGTTCTGTTAAATATTTAATCGCTTGAGACGCAACTAAACGACTAATTTTTTCTTTTGGTTGGGTCCAATACCAATCAAGCTTCATTGCGGTAGTGTGCATATTATCTACCAGCTGCTATCCGAAGATGATGAACTGCTACTGTCATACGATGAGCCGCCGTCTGAGCTGTACGATGAAGAACTCCAACTGTCGCTAGACGACGAAGAGGAAGAACCACCACTATAATCATGGCTACTATGGCTATGAGAGTGCGTATATGACGGCTCTATGCGGGTAGGGGTGTCTTCACATTGATTACGGCGAATATGACTGTCATCGCTTGATTTGCACTCTTTCGAGCTGTCAGAGCTTTCTAGGGCCATGAGTGTTTGATTTAACTGCATAGCGTTTTGCTGTGCATACAAGGCTTCAGGAGACAGGCCGTTGCTTGTATGGCGTGTTGATGACGCAGGAGCAGTATGCAGACGTTGCGAACGTTTACTTCCGTCACAGTTTGAACAAGTCATGTTGCGTTTGAAAAAGAAGGTTTTTGAGCAACCAGCATTAGGGCACTTATGCAGCATTGTCCTCTCCTTCAATAAGAACAAGTTTACCTGTTGCTTCGTCCATTTTTGCTAAACGGGCAGTGTGCATCCATTCAGACTCTTCGTCATCTAAATCAACATCCCAGCAAACCCACTGTCCATTAAGCTCGATTGCACGCGTTGTTACATCAAGTTCAGGCGATGTATTTACCGTCGGTATGTAATCGTGTAAATCGCCACATGTACGAATAATTTCGCGAGCAGTTTCAGCCCGCTCTATTGCGTCTTCATCCTCTCCGCCTTCAATCTCTGCGTAAATGGTGTCATAGATTGAATCTACGTTTGAGGAATTTATTAATGCCAAAATTTCATCTGGCTCAGCATCTTCTGGCAAGGGAGTGTCTGTGGCGTTTGCTTCATTCAGAAGACGGATTGAAGCTTCGTGAAATTCGTCATAGAGCTGAATCGCTTCTTCTAAAATTAAAAACTTCACTATTTGTTGTGCTGTATATGCAGTCATATTTATTCCTTAAATAATCAGTCACTACCGATAAAATAAGTCAGTAGTGACTGATTATAAGCATAAATTAAAAATTATGAAATTAAATTTGAGAAGACCCCAATAATGATTCCAACTCTTCTAATGAGTATTCGTCCACATCTTTTTCAAAACATGTGCCATTACCCACCGCACGAACTAAGCGTTTGCCGGTATCGTCATTATCACCAATAGCGTATAGCTCAAAAGGCAATGAACGGAGCCAATTCAGCATGTCTATTGAAGGAGAGCCAGTTAAAAGGGCCACCGCATTATGTCCAAGCATGTGAAGGGCAGAGGCTTTAAAAATACCTTCAACTATGTATAAACGCTTTCGGCTGTAGTCCAATGTTTCCAAGCCCCAAACCGCAATATTACCAGGAGTCTTGTAAGTGAAGTAACGAGCCAATTTTGGGTTATTGGTTCGCTTATCATTGCAGTCTGGGCGGTATTGTTGATAGCCAACTAATTTACCGTTTAAGCAATGCAAATACACCGTCAGGACGATTTCTTCGTGATTTAAAACGATGTTCTCGTATAAATCAGGGTCAAAGTTACGCTCAAGCAAATGAAGGTTAAGTTTTCTAACCAGTCTAAATGGCTCAGGTGTGTATTGAATAGATTTTGAAGACACCTTGTTATAGAGCGCATAAGCTACTGCAATTTTATTAAGCAAAAACTTGGTGCGTCTTGTTAAATCCTCAAAAGTGTCACTATTGCCCGCCACGTAAGAGAAGTACAAAAATGTCATATCAGTTGGGTTAATGCCATCCACAAAGAAGGCGTGTTGCTTAATGTCGCCTACTTCTTCTTGCCAAATTACATTGACCTGTCTGACGTTTGGCATGAACGCTACAATTACCGCTCTTCGCAAAAGCTTCAGGCGATCTTTAATTGATAGTCGTAGTTTTTTCACCACTTCTTTCCTCAAACCATTTATTTAACTCTAAAGCGTCAGAATAGGAGAGTTTAGCGTTGGCAAATTTCTTCCTAACTTCGCCAATGAAGTGCTGCTGTCGTACATGCTCTTCGTAATCAGCCTTGCTTTTCCATACGATGTAATAAAGTCCCGTATAGTCTTTTTCAGTACAAAGAGTGCCATCTGTCAAAATTATTTTGTGATGGTTATGAGAAGTGTAGGCGTACTTTCTAGCAATCTTTGTCACTTCAACTTCGATGGGGGTTAAACTTCTGCCAATATAAAAACTTGGCACCAAACATACCGTTTGTCCGACTTTTAATTCAGATTTGAGCATTTATTTGTCCTAAAATTTGCATGGGTACTCTGATTTTTCGCCAGTGTCGTTGTACCAACCCACTAACTTTTCAACCTTCGCCTGAGCTTCCTGATAATCAAGCTCGGTTTCTGAAACTATGTTTGCCTCGCGCCACACTAGCCCCTGTCTATAACGCATCACGTAACAGTGTTGCGAAGGGTTGAAATCTTGGGTTTGTGGCACTATAGACTCGTTGAACGCCGTGTTAGAAACCTCACAAGCGCTTAACTGAACAGCCAGAAAAAGTATTAATGCGTTTCTCATTTATTAAAAAAATCCCACATCAATGCCGTTCAATTTAAGAGTCGTAATGCATATGACTACAACTATCATAAAGATCCAAAACCAGCCGTCGTTATGTATCATTGCGTTTCTCTCCTCTCAAAATTGCAATAACGTCATCAAACTGCTTAAAAAACATGGATTGACCAATACAAGTCATGTCAGCCCTTGCAAGCGCCGAATTAATACGATTTTGAAGTTCGTCCACTTTTAATTGTTGTTCCTGCCAAGCCTCCCATTGCAAACCAATTGCTAAAGGAACTGATCTTCCTTGTCGGCTTGGTATATACAATTTTCCATTATGAAAAAATGCCGTTGTTCTATGCTTCTGAATATGGCGAATAAAACGCAATTCATGATCTTGAGTTGCGCCATAATCTTTCAGTTTTTCATAATAAATACGTTCGCCATCCACAACATACGAGGCGCACGACAAGCATTGATCAGTCTGCTCTCGGCAAACGGGGCATGATTGGAAATTTTTAAACTCACTCATGGCTGGCTCCTTTAAATGCCCCAATCATCGCCTTGTACATCTCTCTGCGCTTTCTATTTGTTTCAGGATGCACATCACTTCCTTTAACTGGGTTCATGTAGCAGTGAGCAGCATTAAGCATTTTTTGTGTAGGCTCTTTAGGCACTAGAACATAGTCACCGCTTTCAAGCATTTTGATTTGCTCATCAACAAGCATGGTCTTTATCCTCCAAAATGCCTTTGAGGACCCTGTAGAAGCCTAATAGCTCATCATCAGAATATTCACGTAGATCACCACACGCATAGATGGCTTCACTAAGCTTTAAGAGCTTTAGTTCATTTGCATCAATCTCAGCCTGTCGACTTTGTTTTCCCGCTTCAAATGCATCTACACCTGTGTAATTCAAATTCTTTTTTGCCCAATTCAAAAATTCTTGATTCATTCCCCGCCTCCGTATATTGATTCGTGGACAGCCACGTCTTGCTGCAATTCCTTGATCTCGTCTTTGCTTACTCCAGCAAACTCAGAACCGAACGAAATCAAATAAGCCAAGTGATCTTTTGCTTTCGACAATCCGCCAAGCTGCGCTATACGATCCAAAGACTCCACTAGACGCTTGAGGTCTTTCAAATTAATGAGTCCGTCCGCTTGCTTATAGATGACATGAGTAGAACCATCTATTGCGGCTTCAATAACCTCTCTCGCCTTCTTAAGTCCAAAATCCTGAATAAATTTAACAGCATTCATCTTTCACGCTCCTTGCCGGTGCCTTCACAGCTACCGCATGGGATTGAGTCACCATTAGGTCGGCACGAGTCATACCAACCTGAACCATTGCAGGCTGTACAAGGTACTAATTTGTTTCGATACACATGCTTGAAGTAATGCTCAGTACGAGCGGCTTTTCTGGTTTTAAAATCATGCTTTGCCATTTTCGTCACCCTTTATGATGACCAATCCTTTAATGGTCTGTTTGAGGGTTTGATTTTCAGCCTCAATCTCGCGAGTTTTTGCGTACTGCTTGTCAAATGCATCTTTCCAATACTGCAAGTCGTCTCTAACGTTTTTAAGCCCTTCGGCTTTTCCGCGTGCGTAACCTTTATTACGCTCACGACGAACCAATTTGTGCCAGCTGAGATCTTCATTAACCCACATGCGAAGGAAGTCAAATAAACGACCTTCTTTTGTATGAATGACCTCTACAAAAGGAATGCGTATTAAAAGAAGGTCTTGCGGCTTTTTTCTATCACCCAAAGTCCAGCCTTTCTTTATCCCCAAAGGCGATTGGTGATTTGTAAATCTAATAACGATCATTTCTTTTCCTCTTCAAGTTTCTCGACCGCGATGCACTTAAACACCTTCTTACCTACAAAGAACCCGCCTAGACGTTCACATTCAGAGGCGATCATTGAGTGTGTGTAGTTGTGACACATGAACCACGCAACAATGAATCCCAATAAAAACCAAGCCATCTTGCTCATCCAAAAACTCGAATCAAAATTGCGATGCACATAATCACCGCGCCAATAACAGCTAAACCGACCAACCACAAAGAGGGGAGGGTATTGATATTCATAGAAACCCCGTTATATAAATTGATAAAAATGGCAGCTTACGCTGCCACTTCCTTGTTAATTACTTACGCTTGTTAGCCACCAAGACGCGTTACACGATTCGATAAGCTATAAACCGAGGTGCTTAAAGAACTAATAGCGGACGCATTCGCGTCAGCACTTTGTTTAAGCTGCTTGATTTCTTCACCCTGCGCCGTAACAGTGTTTGTGAGCGCTGTCACTTTTGCAGTAAGGTCGGTTACTTGCGCTTGTAATTGTTGGACCGCTGCGTCACTCATCATTAACTCCTTTTGATTCTGAGTGTTTGCGCTTCAACTTCTTTATTGAAGCTCTGTTAAATTGGGGTCTCAATGACCTCAGATTGATTCGCCTACTGGCGTGTTTCAGTGGCAAACTCAATCCCATTCATGGAATCAGGCTTGCTTGAAACTGTTTCCTTTGCATCCAATTTGGCAATTAGCGAAATCCGTGCTTTGTGCCAGCATGAATGACAAAGAGAAATACGTTTATTAAGATCAAGGACGTCGCGTTTGAGATACCAATGCGGCACTCGTAAACGACCATCCATAAACAGGCCCAAAACAATCGTGTTTAGCTTTTCAATGAAAGCTTTACAGCACTTGGCTGAGCCTTCTTTTTTGACCAAAGGAATACCCGGCTGAACAAGCATTACCCCCGTGAAATATTTGTTTTGGACTTCAAAGCATTTGTTCAAATACGCTTCCAAGCGCTGAGACTGTTCATCGCTTAAACCGTCTGTCACGGCAGCGAGGGTGTACATCATCAGGTCAATAGGCGTGCGATCTGTAATGACTGGTTCGAGTTTGCTCTCGCCCATGAAGTGTTCAACGTATAAATCCTCAAGGCGGGCAATCATATGCTCTTGGATCTTCATTCGATCATCGAATGAGTAGGTCTGATTCGATGAATCAAACCCAATCTCACGTTGCCATCCTGTGATGTCACTTTTCAGAAAAATAGCACCGTGCTTTTCCGCGTATGCTTGAGCAAGCGCTGTCTTACCAGTACGGTGACTTCCACAAAGACCAAACATTATTCTGTACCTGTGCTTCCGAAGCCGCCTTCACCGCGTTCAGTTGATGAATCAAATTCATCTACAACAGTCATCGCTAGTTGGAATGTTGGCAAAACAACATATTGAGCAATGCGTTCACCCGGCTTTAATACAAATGGCTTGTCGCCGTTGTTGCGGAGACACGCTTTAATTTCACCTTGATAGTCGCTATCAATAACGCCAGTGCCATTCGCTAAAACAATTCCATGTTTAACGCCTAGCCCTGAACGTGGGTACAGCATGCCCACCAAGTTTTTGTTTTTTAGGTGAATGGCGATGCCAGTTGATACGAGTAATTGTTCTCCCGGATTCAACGTTACTTCAGCGTCAAGGCATGCACGTAGATCCAAACCCGCAGAGCCTTGAGTGGCATATACAGGCGCACCAAACTCACTTAATAAGCGGTCATCTAAAATTTTTACTTCCACTGGAACCATCAGTTAATTTCCTTCTTTACATCTTCAATGGTTAAATTTTGAGGCGCTGTGATTAGCTTGCTTAAAGCTGCGCCAACAGTACGAGCGCGAGCAGCTTCGGCATTTGCTTCATCTTGTTTGAATAAGATTTTTGCTGCTTCTTCGCCGTGATTGTTTGCTTCGCGAAGTTTTTGTTCTTCCAAAGCGCTTAGTTCTTCAACTTGCTTGGTGATATTTCCAATAATCAAGTCGACCGATTTCTGTGGCTGTGGGCTTGACTCATTTGAGCCGAATAACCATTTCCAAAAGCTCATGCTGCTTCCTTAAATTGAAGTTCGATTAATTTTCGATGCTGTACAAAGCCATCGAAATTCCCATGTAGATGTTTGTTTTGCCATTCGCCTTTGAACAACTTCACTAACCACGGATTGCGAATATCTGGTGTGGCTTGGTGTTCAAATGGAGAGGCATGTAGCGGCTCAGAACCCACTAGCTTTTCGCAAAGGCGAATATCCTTTTGGATGTCTGGCGCTTTACCGTCATGCCGCAAGTAGGACACACGACAACAACGAGCCGCCGACACTTGCAACAAAATGTCGGTTGGATACTTTTCGCGTTCTTCATCCAGAATGTACGGAAGGTGCCACTCATTAGGGGCCAATAAGACAGGTATTGATTTTTCTAGCGCAGCCTTCATTAATGCAGTTAAGGCAAAAATGGTTGGGTCCGCATCTTCGTGATGGCGTAGCTCAAAAAAGTTATCGAAGCTTGTCGCTGTTAAAACCACTTCAATAAATTGGAAAGGTTCTAAAATGCGATTAACAACTTGTTTGTGCAGACCAAGATCGTCAGCCATGAAACGTGCGGTATTTACTGCATTTTTAGCAGCTTCCAACCATGCTTCACGCGCAAGCTCCTTTTTGTACTCATTCACCTCTTCCCAAGCTTGCATACCAGCTTGGTTTTTACCCCAATGAACAGGCATTGCCGGATTTGCTTCAACTTGGTTAATCAACTTGATAACAGGGATGGCACGCGAGCTTGAAGCATTGCGACTAAATACGCGGTGGGTCATCACTTCACTGTGAATAAAGCGCGGATAACGCAGCTGAAAGGTAGTAATTCGCTTACCTTCATGGCTGCAAGAATCCGCAATAATTTTGACTTGCATTGTTGGGTAACACTCACTTTTTAAAAAGAGGTGACTAATGCCACCCCTCGTTCTCTGAGCGTTAAAGTATAGTCAGTACTGACTGATCTTTTGGAGTTTATTTTCAGCAAAATAGGCTTATTTTTAGCCAGTTGTTTTATGTTTACGAATAAACAGTTAAAATGAACCATGACATTCGATCGACGCAATGAATTGACATTGGATCGACGTTTGTTAAAGAGGTTAATTACATGAAAAGATTTAGCGAGTTTTTAGCTGAGCGTAAAAACAAATCTAAAAGCGAAAGAATTTTAGAGCTTCAAAGAGTTTTTAAATCAACTCCTGAAGTTAGCGAAGAAGAGAAGGAACGCTTAGTTAAAAGATATTTGTCACAACACGCCAGCATTAAAGAGGCGGTTGAAGTTATGACGTCTTTAAAGCTTTCTCAGGAGTATGCGAAGGTTATGGATGAAATTCATAACGATGTGTTGGCTCGCGCGGCTGTAGCAATGGAGTTAAATGCATCTCCTGCTTCTGAGCGTTTGGTGCGCGGAGTTGCTCGCAGTGTTATTCGTGATCATCACGAGGAACTCGAACGTCTGGCTTATAAGTAATGTATGATCCAGCGCCATTAATTAACGCAACGCTTGTTGAAGCGATTCATAGCGAGATTTTAGACAGCGTAGAAGGAGGCATGAGAGGTCCAACTAATTATGGTCTTCTCGAAAGTGCTTTAAATAGAGTTCAGCAGTATGTTTATTATGACGGTTTGAATGACATTTATGAGATTGCGGCATGGTATGGGATTTCTATTTCCACTCAACATGCATTCTCAGACGGCAATAAGCGAACTGGATTAACCGTAATGTTGACTTACCTTCGTATGCAAGGCGTCTATATCGAGCCTAATCAAGATCTTGATGACATGATGGTTGATATTGTGCAAAGCGCACAATCAACAGAAGATGGAAATCATAAAGAGATTGCTGAGGCTTTAGCTGAGTATCTCTATCAGTATGTTCATCAGTTATAGAAAAGGCGCATTAAGCGCCTTTTCTTTTACCATGCTAACGCACCGCCAGTTTTGTAGTCTGTTACGCGTGTTTCAAAGAAATTCTTTTCGGCTGTATTAGGCTTAGAGAACTCTTCTACCCACGGAAACGGATTTACCACACCAGGATAAGGCACAAATGGCGCTCGAATTTGAGCGGCGCGTTTATTAGCTAAATATTTAATATACAGTTCAATCGCTTCTGGATTGGTAACGCCTTGATGAATATATTGACCCCAACTAATTTCCATTTTGGTAGATTCATCAATGATTTTAGCCGCATCTTCCCAAAATGAAGAAGTAAACACTTCAGGATTTTCAATACGCAATGTTTCAATCATGTTCAAGAACAGATCAAGATGCGTTCCTTCTTCATCACGTTGAATATAGCGAATCATATCCGCAGAACCCAACATCTTACCTTTGAAAGCAAGTAGATAAAATCCTAAGAATCCTGAGAAGAAATACTCGCCCTCAAGCATGACGTTAGAAATGCAAGCAAGGGCAAAACCACGCGCTGAGAACTGATCTCCCAAGATGCGTGATTGACGCAAAATAAACTCGTTTTTCTTCGCCAAAATACCATCGCGTTCAAATGTCATATAGACACTCATTGGGTCCGCTGAGACCGTTTCGATGAGTTTGGCATAAGACTCTACATGGTTGGCTTCCTCCCAAGCTTGACGGGACAAACATATGGCAACTTCCGGTGAGGTCACATGTTTTGCAATATTTTGGTTGATATTGTGAAATTGAATGCCGTCAAGGTTCGATAAAAACGCAAGGCTCTTGTCATACAATCGACGTTCCGCTTCGGTAAGCTTGTCTCGATAGCAAATGCCTTCATTACTCAAGTCGACCACTTCGGGGAACCAATTGTTATCCTTCATGCGTTGATGAATGTCTCTGGCCCATGTGTGTTTCATCGGGCTGATCGCCATAAGGTCATCCTTTGGCCCTAAAATTAAGCGTCGATCATTAATTCGGTTTGCGTATGTCATTTCTTTATTCCATGAAAGAGGGGCGTTAAAAACACCCCTGCATAATAAGTCAGTAGTGACTGACTATATTAACCTAAAATTATTGGCAACTTTCGCAATCAGGCTCGAAAATCGAACACAATTTGGCTTGTTGGTGAGCTTCTGCATCACTCAATGTCGCCCCTTGAGCCACTGCTGATTTCAATGCTTCAATGACGTCATCTTTTGCCGATGCTGAATCTTTGGTAGCTGATTGGCCACGTAGGTAGTAAGTGGTCTTCAAACCCTTGCGGTGAGCTTCGGTGTAAATGAGGTCTAAGTCTCTACCAGTTGTTCCTTGCTTAGCGAACAAGTTAGTTGATTGAGACTGACAGATCCATTTTTGTCGAACAGCTGCGGCTTTAATAATCCATAGCTGATCAACATAGAACGCCTCTTTAAGTAAGTGATAGTTTGTTCCAACATGACGCACCGATGGGTCAATCACTTTGTACACGCCACCTAAGTTCGTTTTATAGAACTGAAGCAGGAATGGCACTTCTGTGCATTGGGTTGTACCGGCAATGTTTGAGATCGTTGCCGTTGGTGCAATTGCCATGATGTTTGAGTTGCGCATGCCTTTCTTGACTTTCTCGCGCAAGGCTTCCCAATCGAAACGACGTGGGCGATCAAAGAAAGGCTTGCCATCTTCCATCTTCTTAGCAGTGTCAATTGGCAAGATGCCTTGTGACCACTTAGAACCTTCAAATGAAGGATATGACCCAAGCTCTTGCGCTAGATCTGCTGAGGCTTCAATTGCAAAGTAAGAAATTGCCTCAAACAATGCGTCTGCTTGTTCAAGATGTTGATCACTTTCAAAATCTACACCTTGTTTTACTAGCCACTCGTAATAACCCATTACACCTAAACCAATTGGGCGGTGACGAAGGTTAGAGAGTTTGGCGCGTTCTGATGGGTAGTAGTTTACGTCAATCACCGAGTCGAGATTTCGGATGGCCAAACGAACTGCTGTACGCAATTTTTCTAATGGATTATCGCCCGACATTACAACGGCTAGGTTGATTGAGCCAAGATTACAAACAGCTGTTTCTTCTTTAGATGTATTTAGCGTGATTTCGGTACACAAGTTACTGTGGTGAATTACCCCCACATGCGACTGAGGGTTACGGCGGTTACTCTCGTCTTTGAATGTAATCCACGGGTGGCCCGTTTCAAACAAGTTAGAAAGAATATGACGCCACACTTTAATTGCAGGCAATTGGAACTCAAATTCACCAAGCGCTTCAAGCTCTTCATAACGGGCTTCAAATTCTTCGCCATACAACTCATGAAGCTCAGGGAATTTATGCGGAGAGAAGAACGACCACATTGCTTCCGGGTCTTCTTTGCGTTTCATTAACAAATCAGGAACCCAAGCGGCAGGGAATACATCATGCGCACGAAGTCGGTCATCACCAGCTTCCTTCTTGAGTTCACAGAAGGACATGAAATCAGGATGCCAAGATTCAAGATAAGGCGCCACAGAACCTTTACGTTTACCGCCTTGATTTACCGCGACAGCTGTATTGTTTTGAACTTTGATGTAAGGCACAACACCGCTAGAGATACCATTTGTACCAATGATGATTTCATTTTCACCACGCACAGGTGTCCAATCTGTGCCGATACCACCAGCAAACTTAGACAATAAAGCTGTTTCTTCAATGGCTCCAAAGATTGAAGCATAACGACTGTCACCAAGTTCGGCTGTGATCGTGTCTGATACTTGGTTTAAGTAACAGCTAGACAACTGAGGGCGTAATGTACCGGCATTGAAAAGCGTTGGTGTTGAAGAGATATAGTTCAAAGTTGAATACATTTCATAGTATTCAAGAGCGCGCGCCGTGCGGTTTTCAGGCTTTTCTTTAATTGCGACACCCATTGCTACACGCATCCAGAAATGTTGCGGCAATTCGATAATTTCACCTGAAGTTTTACCAGTCGCTTTTTCGTACTTAACATCGCGATTTTTGCGAATAAAGTAACGGTCTTTTAGAGTATCTAGTCCTAAATAACCAAACAGCAAATCACGCTCTGGCTTGATTGCGGCATTAATTCTATCTAGGTCGTAGCTTTGCAATAAAGCAGGGTCGAGAAGGTTGCAAGAAACACCCCCCTGAATGTAATCCTTAATGTGAGGATATTTAAAACCACCACCATCGACCTTTCCTTGCTCGCCGCATACAAGTTTGTATAAATCTAAGAGCAATAAGCGAGCCGCTACAAATGAAGCATCTGTCATGGTTGCAGAAGTTAGTTTAGATGCTGCGCTAATTAAAGCTTCTTGAATGTCGCTTGTTTTAATACCGTCATAGATAAGCATAATTGCATTATCAATAACTAATTGAGGTGGCACGTTTGTGTTTTTTGTGGCCCAAATTACCGCTTTCTCAATTTTTTCTTGAGAAAAAGGCTCCGTAGAGCCGTTGCGTTTGGTTACACGGTTGGTCATTTTGTTTCCTTGTTGCGTTACGTTGTGTGGCTTTCGCCACGAGAATTACCAAACAAATGCTTTTGTTCGGGGTTTATCTGAAGCAAGCGGAGCAGCCTTTTCAGGTTCGATTTCGTCGACGCCGATCACCACTGCTGCTTTTCCGTCTTTGACAATGTTTGAGAACAGTGATTTCGCCCAAGCATTCGCCATAGGGTCTATAGAGTCCCATTCATCCATGTAAATCGCCTTTGATGACGGCTTGGCGGGTGTAGAGGTCACCCATACGTCTTTACCTTGTCTTGCTAAGTCCTTTGTGAGCTGATCTATAAGCTTTTGATTGAAGGCAAACCTTCCCATGCTGCGAGGTCTGTGAAGAATCACCATGCCACCCCACCAGTTCGAGGGGTATCTTTTGTGATGCCCACTGATTCATCTGAGGCTTCTTCAAGCTCTTTTTCTAGCTCTTCAGGTGTTTTCTTTGGCGTTATGGGTGGAACGATAATTGAGTCACGTTCAAAATAGCCATCCCATGATTCAGCTTTTTTATTCCGCAACGAGTCATAATCAACTCGACTTACCAACGAAGAAATTGCACTTGCGCTTGCTTTGACTGAAAGGTCTGCCGCACTTACTCTCGATGTGAGATTTGATAAGCTGTTTGTTAGCTCGTTTGCGCCTAATGGAGCAGGGCAGATAACTGGTCGAAAAATCGTTTGCGAATCACATCTTATCGTTACTCTTAGCTCATCCTCCCAGCTCTTGCGAGTGCGAACAACTTCGCTTTGAACCTTAAAGCAATGACAATTCAGGCATTGAGAGGAAATGAAGCCTTCGTTTACCGCTATTTTCATAGCCTTACTTTTGGAGTAACTAAGTGCGGCTTCAATATCTCTTTCGAGGGGGTCTAACCGAACGGTAACACGAGCGGTAACACGAGCGGGATTTCCTTCTGCAAAGAGTTTTAGTTTGTCATTGCTCATCTGTTGGTGATCCAAAAACCTAATAAATAAAATATTAAGGCGACAAATCGCCGCCTTAATAGTATAGTCAGTACTGACTGATCTAGTGCCTAATTTTTTAATTTAGTTGGGCATTTTTTAACTGCTTGAGCATCTGAATTGCAGATTTAAACTCGTCGGTGTCCAAACCTGCCTTAATCGCGAAAGTAGCATCTGCCAAATGTTCGTTACTACTTAATGGCTCTAGTACGCCTTTGATTTTTCGCATTGGCCATTTAGCTTCAGGATGAGCATTCATTGCAGCTTCGATCATTTCGCCCTTTGTTGCGGTTTTAATGCCGGTTCCAGCTAATTTTACTTCGGTCGGTGTGACTTGAATTAAAGGAAGCGGACAACTAGACAAAACCCCAATGCAAATACCGTAAGAAACCATTGCTCGCGCTGACTGAGAGCCAACAGGAACTTCGCAAATAGCAAATGAAGCACCCTTACAAGCTTCTTTTAAACCATCATGAAGCGATTTTGCCCGGCGTAAGTCATCACTGTTTTTGCGAACAACTTTTTTAGTTGCCTTGTTCTCTTCAGATTTAATTAAGTTCATGCTCACAACAGAGAATGAAAGATCTGGATCATCCAAATTCACATCGGCAACTACGATTCCGAAATTCTTTAATGATGGGTCAATCCCGATTACGCGTACTGTATTACTCATTTTTTACCACACTGCCACATTGTTTTTTAAACTTTGAATCTTTTGCTCGCGCACACAGCGGAGCTTCTTGATTTCCGCTTTTGCCTCTTGGATTGATTTGATCGCTGGTCTAAATGACAAGCTGTCGAAAACTTCCGTCAGCGTTTCATGCAATCCGTTAAAAAGCTGACGGCCACGATTTATATCAACCATGATTTCTGCAAAATCGGCAGCAAAAGCGGGTCTGAAGCGGAGGTGAATTAAATCAAGGATGTCCTCTTGAACTTTCCAAAAGTCCATTTGCTCAATGAGGCTTTCATTTATGCCAGCCTTAAACAAAAGGAATGATTCTCCACCCAAAAACTCTCGCTGCGTCCAAGAGTCCGTACCGCTTTTATAGATTTTTCGAACCTGAATATTCCCACCCTGAGCCAACATAAACTCGTTAGCAAATGACAGAGGGGAAAATTCAGAGTCGTTAGCATTCATATCAAGTTCAGCATTCATTTGATGCACAACGCCAGAAAGGATTTCCTTCACTTTTGAAGCGAGTTTTGCATCCTCATTTGCGCACAAATTCAAATGCTGCTGAATTAAACTGTCCTCCTTTTCTAGCTGAGCGAGGACTTCATCCTCAATAGCTTCATAGATGTTCACAAATGCTCTCCTTGCAATTAATGTGTGAATTTGTATGCCCTTAACGAAAAACGCGCTAATACGCGCAATCTGTGCGTATTAGCGGTATGTTTAGACGGGATTAAACGAGATTTGCACCGCTCACAGTTGAGTAACCATTTTCCTTAGTGACTACCACAACATCGTCAATCCAATCTCGCAGCTCTGAATGCGACACAACGATCACGGTGCCTCGTTCTCGTGCTTTTCGCTCAAGCACACCCATAAGACGTTCAAGACCTGATTTATCCAATGCATCATCAATTTCGTCACCGATGAACAAACTAATCGGCTTGGTTGCGCGACTAGCAACCAGATCTTGCAGTGCTAAAGCGGTAGCTAAACGAACCTTACGTTTTTCACCGCCGCTCAAACCTTTAAATGACTCTCCGCCCGTATTGTCACGGACATCGATTGTGAATTTTTCTTTAAGCTCTTTTTTGCTGTTAAGCGTCAAGGTCGACCAAACCGCATGAGTGTTGCCGTCAGTAAGTGCGCCGAGATAGTCTTCGGTTCGCTCATTCAAGAACGGCGTAACTGTATCGAGAATATGAGCGCGCACACCTGATGGGCCATAAATCAAAACCGCATGTTCATGTAATTCAACTAACGCTTGCAATTCCTGCACTTCCTGATCAATTGCAGAGTTCTTTGCGATGTAATCCGCAATTTTTGCTTGTTGGTCAGCTTCCATTGCTGAGAATGGATTCGCCTCATTCATTACATCTTTTGCGCGCTTTTTGATTCTTTCAATGTCCTTGAGATTGCGGTCAATCTCAGAGCTTGACGAAGTAAATGCAGCAATTGCGCCTTCAACAGCAGCCTTGTCAGCATAGAGCTTGCGAACGTCCAGCGAATTGTTTTGAAGGAAGTCATTGAGGTTCTTCTCAGCCGCTTCAAATTCAGCTTTCACCTGTTCCATTTCGGCTTTGGCTTTCAGCGCATCTTGTTTTGCAACTTGGGCTTGATTCATTTGAACCGACCGCGCTTGCTGTAAATCACTAGCGCAATATTCTTTACCGCACTGTGTGCAAGGCGTACCAACTAAACCGTCAATGCCTCGAATTTTGGTCGCTAAATTATTTAAATTAGTTTTAAGAGAAGAATAATTATTATTAGTGATGCGGTACTTGATACCCAAGTCATCACGGATCTGAGTTAATTTCTTTGCCTCATTAACTAAATCTTCCGCTTTACTAATCGCGGTTTCAATACTTTGTTTCTCGGCATTGAGAGCGTTAATGTCGGTATTGCCCATTTGGACTTTGATGTCTTCAATAGCCTTCTTCAGCGGTAACGCTTCGCTCAACACAGCTCTAGCGCGTGACTCTTTTGTGTCGTCAAACTGCTTTAATTTCGCTTGTGTCTCAGCCAGTTGACTCTGCATGGTCGCAAGTACCGTCGCAAAATTATCGCGTATTGTGAGCTTATTTGAGAGCTTCGCTTTAACTTCGGCTAACTTACGTTTTGCAATGGTGTGCGCTTGCTCTAAAACCTGAATGCCAGCCGCCTCTTCAATTAAGACTTTCAGGTTTTTATCCGTAAGGGCGGGGAGGTTTGGCATCATTTCCTGACCCGCATATACGGATGACATAAAGACATCTAGCGTAGAACCAACAATATCAACTACAAGCTCCTGAGTTTCTTTATCAGTGCCTTTCGTGATGTTGCCATTAGGTAACTCATTGCCGTAAATATCGGTTTTTAAGACAATCAGCGCGTTTTTGTGTGTCGCATGTTTGCGGTGACGAGCGATTTTGTAACACTGTCCATTGTCATGAATCGTGAGTTCGACCGCACAATCCTTTTTGGCCGTCTTATTAATGACTAAATCTCCTGTAACGTCTCTTGCGGTAGTTCCGTAGAGGCACCAACATAAAGCGTCAACAATGGATGACTTACCTGAACCATTTGAGTCTGCGGATGAGTTGTCTTTGTTTTCACCTTGCACCAACAATAATCCACGATTAGCTAAATCAAGACGGGCTTCGCCAATCGTTAAGAAGTTATTAATCTTGAGTGTTAAAAATTCCATTACTCAGCAACCTCCATGCGCGCTTCTGTCAAAATTGATTGGCACAGCGCATCAAGTTGAGGGCTGTTTAACGGCGAGTTAGTAATAAATTGAGTTACGGACGACTCAATTGACGCGCCAGCTTTTACCGCTGCGTTTGCACGTTGAACGTCTGCAACTGGTTTGGACGCAATGATCGTCACACCTTGAGCGCCAATATCTGTAAGGTATTTGCGGAACTGCTCAATTTCGATTTGTTTAACGATCTTGATTTTTGCGCGGACATAGTTACCAGGCACAACAGCTTGAATGTCTAATTCATCCATTGAGCCATCAATTTCAACAAAGGCAGGTAAATGGGATTTGTACCAACGCACATCGGTGTTATTTACAACTAAGAATCCTGCTTTATGGCCAACGTCAGACCATGTGTAGTGAGCCAATGCACCTACCGAATAAACAGTTTCGCTAAGTTGTTTGTGATGATGGTAGTGACCGCTAAATACGAGCTTAAATCCATATTGCTCAAGATCACTTGCGGTAAGTCCATGCTCAGGTAATCCCGCAATAACGCCGTCTACAGGCGCATGAATCATTAACGTCCAATCACTTATGCTTTCCATAGAGCGCAAAGGCGGAGGGGATGGCATTGATTCGATGTGCTTTTTAGCCTTTTCTATCTCGTCTTTAAGCCCTTTTACGCTTTCAATCCACGGTATCATCACAACACGATCATCATTGAAGAAAGTAGGCTTATTAACGATTTGACAACCGATACCTTCTAATGCTGTTACTGCAGAGCCGGTGCGTGTGACATGACGATCTTCAAGATCATGGTTGCCAGCTAATATACGAATGATAAAACCTTCTTCAATCAATTGGCGGTAAACATCAAGCGTAGGGTTTAGTACTGAGGGCGCAATCTGCCCGCGCACATGAAATAAATCACCTGTGTGATAAATAGTGTTGCCGCCTGCGCTTTTAACTTCTGCTGCAAGACGGCGAACTTCGTTTAAACACCCTTCTAAACGGTTATTGATACCGTTAGCAGTAGTGTGTGAAAACGCACTCCAATTATGGTGATGCGAATCTGACTGAATGCCATAAGGTTTCATAGATATAGTTTCCACAAAATTGTGTGATAATTATAGACATAAATAAGTCAGTACTGACTGATTATTTTGCCATATAAAAATGATGGTTGCCTATTTGACCAACATATTTGAGTTGTTTTTCCCAGCCTCGCTTACGATGTGAGAAAAAATGAGTAACACCGCTGTACCGTACTGGAACTGAAAATCGACCATTTAAGGCTTGTTCTGCAATTCGTTTTGAATCTTCCCAAGCTTCTTTTTCTTTTGGCTTTCCGCTGCTGTTGAGCGTTCTACCGCTTACCTTACTTGCAGTCCATGAGAATTGATGTTTTCTAAGGACTTCCTGACAAATTTTACTATTGTCGCCTTCAGCGCGGTTAAGGGTGGTAATTGCAACTAACTCTTTGCCTAGCTTTGGTTCACCTCGTGCTTCGTGGTAAATGTTCAAAGCTAGGCATGTCAGCGCGGATGTCAAAATCATTATGGTCGAACTCCTTGTCGTATTTTCTTCACAGCTGAAAGCCAATTTTTCTCGGCTCTATGGCAAGAAGGAGAAACAGGAGCGGGGAGAGAAAAGCCCGTTTTTGGGTCTTTCAAGACAACGTGACCGCCTTTACTTTGGCGATATGTCCAACCTTCCTTAATTAAGGCTTTAGCTGCTCGGTCAATCGTGCGATTGTTAGAAATGTTCATATCTTTAAACTCTTTGTTTGTTTCAGATATGAACATTTTAAAAGTAAGTCATTGGTGACTGAATAATAGGCTACTTAATTTTGAGTGATTTTTCAAGATTGCCGTGAAAACGCTCTGAATTGATCATGAATTTGTTCATGTTTAAACGTTTGTACAAGCCTTTTGATGTGCTGTGTGGTTCGCAGTTCTCGAGAAAGTGGCTTAAAGGGGTGAGGTAGTAAGTGCATTTCTTGTTTACGCGGTGAACTACCCCAATTGCATCAATTGAGTTGTTAATACAATGACTGATGATAATAGGTTCAAAAAGCCATGAGTTGGTCTTTAAATCAATATTGCGATTCTTAGCTCCTGATCTCATGGCCAAGTAGATAGATTTGCCGCCTTGCGTGTAAACCATGCCGACTTGTTTGCCGTTGATTGAGTGTGGTTTTCTCATGAAAATAACCCCCAATTAGGATTTGTTCTTTTTGAATAATTAGGATTTGTTCTTTTTGGATTTGGAACTTCGGGTTGATCTACACTTTCTTTGGTGAGCGCAAAATACGCCCCAAGAAAGCACAGCACTTCTCTGGCTTTTGAGCCACCAACAGCCCCTTCTATCTTTCCAATCAGCTCTCCCGCTCTAAACGAGTTATTAAAAAATACAGTGTACTCCTCGCGTTCACATTTATGATGAGTGGCATCATTGTGTTCGCGCATGTAGGTGTGAATTTCATCAAGGGCATAGCTGTACAGCTCCCCAACATTGAAATGCTCTTCATCATTGGATAATTTCACTTCGGGTCGCTGAGAGCCTAATTCTGGTACGTCTCGACGCGTGTGACCTTTGACATAAGCCATCTTAGTTCTGTCTAACGTGGAGATAATCATTAGACGGCTGTTTTCATACTCGTTTCTAAATCGGTATTCTAAGACGCTTAGCTCAGCATTTAGATTCGGGATGTATTTCATGACCAAGCTCCCCAATTTGGATTGTTGCGTTTCGGAACGGGTGGATCTCGAAAGAACTTCAAAACCGCATTTTTATAATAAAAACCAACTGTTCTAGTTAGTTTCGTCTCTAACATACACATTTGACTGTCATCGTTAAAATAAAGAGGCGATGCCCACCAAATATATTCGGCCTTTCCAGCTACATCTCTTTTGACTTCCTCAATGAAAGTCTTTCCATTGGCGAACAGCTCTTCTTTATCTGTGTTTTCAGATGTTAAAAGGATTGTTTCCATTGGAGGCGCATGTGGTTCTCGCCAATTATAGAGACCCTTCAAAAAAGCCATTTTGGTTTCATTTGCATTGCTTAAAAACATTAAACGGTAAACATAATTGCCTTGTTGAAAAAGATGCTCAACAACGTTTAGATCTGGCTCTAACTGTTCTTCTAACATTATGCCCAGCTCCCCCATTTGCCTTTGTAGCGTTCCGCTCGCTCGCGATCTGCGCGAGCTTTCATTTCTTTTCTAATCGCTTCCTGTTTTGCGGCTTCTTGAGCTTCTTTATGATATTTGTCGAAAATTTCTTTGGCTTCTAGCTTTGTGTAGACGGTAACTGGATATCTTTTCTTTAACTCCGGCACTTCAAAAACAATTAAGTCGATAATTGCGTTGACGGTTTCGTCAAATGTACTTGCCAAACCACCAAACTTACCCGCTCGAAATTTTCTCAACCACAATAAGTAATCAACACCTTCAAAATCGGAGTCATTCTGAAGCATGAGAATAAGTTCAGCCGGTGTTCGCCCTTTGTATTTCCCTTCAGGAAACTTCTCATCAAATTTTATAGTCACTCTATTCGCCTTAAATAAATAACTGTTGATTTCTTCATTGCGCTTGCGATGTGTGGCCCGTAAAGCTTTAAGGTTAATTTATATAAGCGCTCTGCGCTTCTGCATTTGTCTTCGCTGTCAATTTCGGTGTGATTATCAGCACCGTAATAAGCGCATAGCTCGCCAAGCTTCCCGACAATTACACGATCAACAATCGCTAAACCTTCGATCATTTTAGTTTTTGAATTTTGGAGATACACTCGATCACCAGCGGCAAGTTTCTTTGACCATGTAACCCCCAAACGAATTGTATTGAAGTGATCATCCATGCCTTGTAGTGGTGGTACAAAATCCAAAACATAATGTTTCATAAGCAAAACCGCCCTAATAAAAATGTTATTCACACTTTTAGTTTAGGGCGGTCTAACTATTACTCCTGAGAATTATTTATCGGACTTGGGTAAGAAAGCTTTTAACTGCTCCATGCCATTAGGTTCTGCGTTTAACTTGGCTACAAGCTCTTTGACAAAGTACTTCTTGCCATCTGTCCATGTAACACGAGGCTTGTTGTATTCAATCCAACCGCGCTTAATTAAATGATCAAGCATAGCGGCGATATGATCGAAGTAAGCCACATCAAATTCGTTGTACATCATGCGTAAATTGCACTCTTGGAACGGTCGAGTGAATTTTGTTTTGACGCATTGAACGGTAATGTTTTGGCCCACAAATTCCTTTTCACCAACTTCGTCTTTGTCCATGATTTTTTGACGACCTAAAGCCAAGCGTGCAGAAGCGTAAAACTCCATTGCTTTTCCGCCTGGTGTGCAGTTGTGAACAATGAAGCCATTGTCTTTGTTGCCCGCAAGGAAGTTGTGATTGCCCTCAATGGTAATGTCATACATGCGGGTGTCTAACTTCTTACCGCCTTCGCGAACCTCTGTGACGACAGCATAGGCGGTTTTGTGCTTATGAGTAACAAGGTGATAGCCAACCTTCACATCCTCTGCGTTAATCCAGCCACACTCGCGAGTAAGAATTTTGTGATCGTTTGTTGCTGTAACCGCAGATACGCCATTCTTCGTTTCAGGTGTAGTTGCTCGAATGTGAATCCAACGCTTGTCGGTATCAGCGATAGAGCCATTGTCATGCCAATCAACGATAAATTTAGGCTCAATTTCACCTGTTGTTTCGTTGTATGACCACACTTCCTTGTTGATCTTGTTCTTAACGATTTCCTTGATTGTTGCAGTTGTGCCATCAACAAAGGGAATTTGAACGTCACCACGTAAACAGCGAGGATCACCAAACATAACACCCGGCTTTAAGCGCATTTGGTTGAGATATACGAATGTCGCGCTAAACTCTTCAGCTCGGTGACTCATGGTTTTTAACGTAGAAGACGTTACACGAGCCAGCGCCGTAGTGTCATTCATGGTGTATTCATCAATTTCTTTGCCAGCTTGCGATTTAGGTAATGCAGCAGCAATAGAGTCAAATACAACTAAAATTGGCGCATCATCAGGAATAGCTTTAGATGCACGAATTAACTGGCACGCTTTAGCGGCAAGTGTGTTTCCTTCCTCCCATGTTGCAGGCTTCGCGTAAATCCAATATGGACGCTGTGTGTTAAGACCGAACCCTTCAGCCAAACGAACATCGAAAGAGCGTTCCCAGTCAATGAAGATTGCACAGCCACCCATTTTCTGAGCGCGAACCATCCATTCAGTAGCGTCAGCAGTTTTACCAGTAGATGATTCGCCAAATACTTCAACCATTCGACCAAATGGCAAACCGCCTTCGTAGCTTCCTGAAATAATGCGGTTTAATTCAGGGTTGCCCGTATCAATCCAACGAGTGACCGCTTGTTCTGCATGGTTATCACCGATTGCTTTGAATAATGCGTCATTTAGTGCGTCGATTTGTGCTTGTGCTGTCATGTCTTTAATCTCAATTAGTTTGTGTCGGTAATGCTTGTTTGAACGGTTGAACAAAGTTATCAATTACGTTCAAAATGGATGCGAAGTTCAGCTCCGCGCATATGTCAATGAACTTGTCTAAGTCAAAGTTGCCTTTGTCTATTTCAAGGTGTTGCTTCTCTAAAGGATGTGGGTTGATCAGCTGCATGATTTTCATATTTCGAATGAAGATCGAACGACCTTGACCGATATATGCGTCCATGTGTTTTTTCAGCTGTTTCTTGTGTTCCTTCTCGTTCTCTTCGTCACTTAGAGAGTCGTCACGTTGATAATGGAATAAGTTTTTCCATTGCTCTTTCGTGTAGGGAGAAGTGCCTTTCCACAATGAGCGTTGAGCTTTATTGGCTGGTTTAATTTCGCCACTTTCGCAACGTTGAATGAATTTACCAACCGAACCATGTTCAGCTAGAAATAACGGCGCTGTTGCTTCACCAATACCGCCAACTCCCGGTATGCAGTCAGAAGAATCGCCTTGAAGAGCTTTGCCCTCCAAAAACGCTAGTGGAGTTTTATAGCCAGTCTTTTCAACAAAATTTTCAAAGGTAATAACCTTCTCATTTCGTTTGTCACGCAAATCTTGCCAACGCACACCACGACGTATGAGTTGCACCCAATCTACGTCGCCTGACGCAAGTAAGATTTCTTGATCTGGATTTTTCATGATTTGCTTTACTAAGATTCCAGCTAAGTCATCAGCTTCATGAATGTATGAAAGAATCTGCGTAATGCCTAAAGCAGATAGAGCCGCTTTGATAAACGGTAACTGCGCTTTGTAAGCTTCTTTATCAGCGACCTTTTCAGGTGTATCAGCAACGCGCTTAATTTTGTATTCAGGGCACATATCAAAGCGAAATTGAGCTTTTCCATCCCATAGCACATAGATTGTTGCTAACGGGTTGCGGATGCGTAATTCGCGCACTGTACGAAGAAAACCGTACACTGCCTGAGTTTGCATAACACCCGAATGCAGTTTTGTAGCGTGATGAGCTGCGTAACCAATAGAGTTCGCATCAATTAAAATCGTTAAATGTGGCATATTTGATACCCTCTGACGAAGAAGCCACCTTGCGGCGGCTTCTTGTTGATTAACCGTTAAACTGGAATATCGAGGTCTAATAACGCTTCTAAATCAGTGTTAAGGTTGATCGGGGCATGCTCAACCGTTTGAGGTTGTGCAGGCTGAGTAACTTCGGTATACGAAATTTCCTCTGCGGTCTGTTGATATGCAGGTTGCGCAGCGCCGCCAGCAGCTAAGCCAATTGCAGCAGGTGCAGTACGAGGCGTATCGTTGCTTTGAGCGGGCGGTAACAAACCTACAACTTGTTGAACGTGTCCTAACGAGCGTTGTAAACGTTCGTCATTTTCTTGAGAAACATATTCATCAAGATTGTTAAGTTTTTCGTAAACTTGTGGAGGAACTGGTTTGGTTTCGGCATCTGGTAAAACAGTGTATTTGGTGTTCATACCTGAGCCGTTTCGGTTAATCACAATGACTTGTGAACCGTTAGGATCAAATAAACGCGCACCCCATTTAGCCAATACATCAAAGATTGCGCTAAATACTGTTTTAGGCACTTCTAAGATTTGCGGATCGTTTGGACGGTCAGAATCTAAAGCCAAAACGTTCATTAAATAAGTTTGGCGTGAACCACACTCTTTTAATGCTTCGACTTGAGCTTCTGTTGTAGCTATGTTAGCAGCTTGTTTTAAAGCGCCACAGATCGGGCAATCCTTGCCAAATGTCTTATCTAAACAAACATAAGTAGACTGTAGATCACCGTTTGCATCTTTAATAAAGTGCATACCGAAATCGTGGAACCACACGTCTTGCTTACCTTGCTTCCAACCCCACCCCGGAAGTAATACATAACGATTCGACCCATCTTTAGGTTTGAGAGTTTTCTCACGCGAGCGAATAGCGTTTTGCTTATTTGCTGCGGTTTCCATTAATTTAGCTGGGTCTAAAACGAATTGAGTCATGTTACAATTTCCTTGAGTAGCTTTGCGTTGATTGCTTTGTTGCTTTGAGACTTGTTAAAACTTGCGAATCGCTTCATTTCGACGTGCTGCGATTCGCTTGTTTTAACGGTTGATAGTATAGTCAGTACTGACTGATCTTTTCAATAAGAATTATTGGGTATATGTACGATTTAATGAGCGAGCAGCGTTTTCAACCGCGGCCATCGAATCGTCATTATGATTATCTTGATTTAATATCCGCATCTGACCTTGTAGCTCGGCGCGCAAACTAGATCCGCGTTGAATTAACATGTCACGACGATGTACAAGCGCAAACACATTTCCCTTATGGATGTTGGCGTATTGCGTTGCCGTAGCATGTACGTCATAAGCCAGTTCCCATGTTGGGTCTCTGCGAATATAAGCGTCAATGAGACGTTCAGTAGGCTTTTCACCTGCTTTAATAAGTGATTTACGGTACACCTGAAACAACGTAGCTTCTACATGTTCGAGCTGTCGCTTCGCCAGTGCTTGCTGATGATCTGCGAGAGCTTGTTGAGCTGACCAGTAAGCCATTAATGAAGGTTGAGCTGTCATACATTGGTCAATTGTGACATCGGAAATCGCTGTTTCTATCTGAAATGCGTGTACATCCGGCTTGTATTTCAGGTTTTCTAATGTGATACCTAATTTTCCGACATATCCCGTTGCTCGCTTTTGTTGAGCCATTGCTGATGTTTGTTGCGCAGGGCTTGGAGCAGCTTGCTCAGCAATAGGTTGAGGATTTTTAGGAGCAGTTGCGATAGGTGGTACGACGCTAGTATTAGCAGGAGCGGCGGATGGAGTAGAAGCGGTCGTAGCAAATATTTGATCAACAACTTTTTGATCTGCATCATTGTCCACCCTTTCTGGAACTGGCGGTTGTAACGTGGTCTGCTGTTGTGGTGGGGGTGTTTGAGTCTCTGGTTCTAATTCAACTTTTCCTTCAGCGTGTTTAAGCATTCCACCAACATTAAAATTGGCGAACATAGCTTGAGGTGTTGATGCAACAGGGGTTGGCTCAGGAGTAATAACTTGCTGCACTGGCGGCTCAGGTACCGCTTGAGGCTGTGGAGAAGGTGCGGTCACTGTTTGTTGAACTACTTGAGGCTGTGGTTCTGCTGCTGGTGCAGAAGGTTGCTCAGCTGGCGTAGAATGCATTTCGCCAAGCATGTCTAATTCTTCAAATAGTTTGTCTAAGTCCTGTTCTGTTGCGAAATCTTGTGTTTGAGTTGTCATAAATACCTCTGCGTTAAAAATAAGGTGTCACTATAAAATTATTAAACGAAAAGTCAATCAGTAGTGACTGACTTTTCAGATAAATCAACTTAATACTTCAGCCACTTTTTCAAAGGCTAAAGTAAGGTCTGGTAATTTTGAAGGGTCAAACGGTAATTGAGCTGGACTAATCCCGCATACGATTGTTGCATCAAGCGTTGGGTCATAAACCGCTGTAGCATTCAGTTCTGATATTCCACCTTTAACCGACGGTAAGAACTTTTTGGCCACCGAAGATCCTAGCGCAACAATAATGCTCGGTTTTACGAGTTTTATCTCTTCTTCCAAGTACTTACTACAGTTGTTAATCTGCGAGTTAGTAAGAAACTTATCTGATTTACGCGCTTTCACCATAGTTGTGTAATAACCATCACTAGGATTTAAGCCAGCGTCTTTAATTGCCTGTTTAAGATAAGTTGAGACATCACCGACCATAAGTTTGTCTTGTTTGTCCTCATCGACGTTAGGACAATCTGTGACAACCATAAACTTAACTTTGTTACCACAGCGCATAGTAGGGTGCTTTTTACCTTTCAAATCACAAGCGTCACACTGTTTGTATTCTTGAGCCACCATAATGATGCGACTCTTTAAATGCTGCTCGGTTAGATCAGCAACACGGTCAGCTTTTACAGTATCAATGATAATGCCGGGCAATAAGTCCATTTGAGCCTTGCGACGGTCGACGTGTCGTGCAGGTAATTGAGTAGGCTCAACACTCGCTAAAGCGCCAATTGCATTAAGCGATTCAACCACTTTGCTGTTTACCTTTGTTTTAGGCTGTGCTGCTGCTTCTTGGAACTCAAAGAGACTATCAAAACGTTTTTTAATTGGCGCATCGTCGTCATAGCCCCAAACGGGTGTTTTGTCGCGTTTATACTTAACAATCTTCAAGTCACGATGCTTTTCGCGTAATTTCACAATAGCGCGCGCCGTTGTCTCTGACACACCCTTTACAGCGTTAAAAGGTGCAAGAATGTTGTGATTGTCTAAAATGGTGTAACGATCAGAAGATAAGTTAATATCGGGCGGCAATACTTCGATACCGCATTCGCGCGCATCCTTTACCAACCCCTTCAATTTGTCTACGATTGATAAAGAGGCTGCGAAATACTCAGCAGGGTAGTGGACACGAACGTATGCACACCATACCGAGATAATCGAATAAGCCGTTGCGTGACTTTTGTTGAAACCATAGCCAGCAAAGGCTTCGATCTTGTCAAAGATGCGACCGGCTTCTCCTGGTTCTACTCCTGATTTAGCAACGGCGCCATCAATGAACTTTTGACGCATTTTAGCCATTTCATCTACATTCTTTTTACCCATTGCTTTACGGAGTTTATCCGCTTCAGCATTTGTAAAACCTGCAAAATCCACAGAGACTTTCATTACCTGTTCTTGATAGATTATGACGCCTAGCGTGTCTTTGAGTGCTTCAACCATATTAGGATGATCGTAACTTACTGAACGCATACCCTGACGCGTAGCAACATAATCATCTAAAAGTCCTGAATCCATCGGACCCGGACGATACAACGCGGTTGCAGCTGAAATATCATCAAAGGTCATTGAACCGCCTTTCGCAATATCTTTAAGCAGCTGCTTCATGCCTCCTGATTCAAACTGGAACACGCCCGTAGTATTACCGTTTGCGAAAGCTTGCAATGTTTTTGGGTCATCTAATGGAATTTCTAAGTAATTTAGATAAATACCATGACGTTCTTTAATATAATCACGGGCGATATTCAGCGTATCTAAAGTGGACAAACCGAGTAAGTCCATTTTGACCAAACCGCAATCTTCTACAACGCGTTTATCCCAATTGACCACAGTGTCTTCAGATCTTCGCTCTAATACAGCGCGATTCACAATCGGCTCACCTGCAACAACAATACCGGCAGCGTGTTGGCCAAATGACTTCATTGTGCCTGCAAGTTTGACCGCGTGCTTCCAGATCTCAGGATGTGCTTTTTTAAATTTCTCTAATTCAGGAACCGCTTTAGCTGACTCTTCCAAAGACATTGTTTGGCCATGATCTTTGAGTACGAATTTTGAAGCTGTGAGTTCAAGAGGTGTTAAACCACTTAGACGACCAACATCACGTAGCGCTGACGCAGAGGCTAAGGTCGAATAGTTGGAAATACCCGCTACGTAGTCTTTACCGTATTTATCAATCAAATACTCAACGACCTTATGACGACGTGAAGAGGCAAAGTCCAAGTCAGCATCGGGTAAGTCTAAACGTTCAGGGTTAATAAAACGCTCAAAGATCAAACCGAATCGAATTGGATCGACGTCGGCAATACCGATTAGATACGCAACAAGTGAACCATTAACCGAACCACGTCCCGGACCTACAATCACACCATTGTTTTTCGCCCATGTAACAAGGTCTTCAACCATAAGGAAGTAAGATTCAAAACCCATGTTTTTAAGCGTTTTTAACTCATAGCCTAAGCGTTCTTTGTAAACGGTATCGAGTAAATTTTTAGGTGGCAAATAGCCTAAGACGGGCTTGCTAAAACGTTTTTTCCAACCCTCAACGCATAACTCGCACAACTTCTTAAACTCATCATTAGCGAGTTTAGGCAATGAAACTGGTTGTTTTTCAAACTTGTACTGGCACTTTTGCACTACTTCTTCGCAGTTCTTAATGCCATTTGTCCAAATTGCAGTTACCGATTTAGGGTCAAGTACAGTGCGATTAAACTTAATTCCGCGTGCAATAGCAGCTTTAGTGCGGTCTATGATTGCGCTAGGCTCTACAAATGCAAATTCCTTAACATACTGACGACTGCGAAAAGGTGCATCTAACTGCGTGTTACTCGCAATGGCACTCATCACATCCATCGTACTAGCGTCTGCATTATCTAAGTAGCGGAAAGGGTAGGTGACAAGTGGCTTGCAGCCCAATGAGCCAACCAGCTCGATTGCGCGCTTATTCATTTTGTCGAAAAGGGGAGTGTTTATAGGGCAAAGTTCCGCATAGAAATCTTCACCAAAACGCGCTTTGAGTTGACGAGCTATATTTTCATAGTCTGGATGACTACACATACCGAACATATCGCCTGTAGATATGATGACGTCTTCTAACTCAAGCAAGTCTTTTAAACACGAGCGTGGATTGTAATAAAAGCGCTCTGGAGTATTTGCTTCGGTCAATAGCCTAAGCAGCCCTTTGAATCCAACCTCAGTCTTCGCGTAAACCTTACAGATAAACGACAGATTTTCTTTAGGAATCTCTTGAGATTGTTTTGTAGGTCGACGGTAGGTAGGGTCGTCATAAACACGTACACGCACGCCAGCAATTGGTTTTATGCCTTCTTTCTCAGCTTTGTAAGTGAACTGAATTAACGCATGCACGCTCATATCATCCACTAAAGCCACCGATTGATAACCCAACTCCTTCGCTTTCTCAATGATATGATCAACTTGAAGCATTGACTGACCAATCGAGAAGTCCGACTGTACGGAAAGGGCATGATTAATATTCATTACATTCCTTTAGCAATTTAATAAGTAAAAATTAATTAGATTCAAATAACTTAGGATTAGCTATGAGTTTTGACTCAGACTCAACGGCGATTTCAAATGCCTGAAAAATCTTGAAAGCTAATGATGTGTGACTGCCAGCTGTACCATCTGACCACTCAAGACGGCTCATATACTCGCTCTTCAATTGTGCGCGTGTTACACCGCCCTTAATTAACATTTCAATAAGGATTGCAAGCCACTTTGGGCCAGTCTTTTCAAGTGGATTAACACCAGCTGTAAGGTCTTTCTTGATACGGTCGACTAAACCAGTCTTACAAAGCTGTACCGCAAACGACTGTGCTTTCACTGGAAGCTCTGCGATTAGAGTGTTTTGATCGTCTGTTAATTTAAATTCGACCTTCTCAACCTTAGTTTTGCGCGGCACTTTCATTTCAGGCATAGGCATTTCTTTGCGTTCAGCTGCTTTTTCAGCCATTTCTTGCTTCATACGCTCTTCAATGCGCGCTCTCGCTTCTTTCTTGGCCTTTTCGTGTTTTTTCAAATAGTCCTCAACGTTAATTACGCCCTTAATGCGATTTAACGTCTCTGTTACCGCTGGAATACATTGTTCAAATGCTGGACACTCTTTGCATACCGCACTTTCATGAGAAAAACATGAGACGGCACCAAAACAAGCGGGCGCATTCAATGCAGCTTTTTTATGTTCATTTTCGTGTGTCATTAATTCGCTCTCTTTTGCGCATACAGCGCTTTAAACCGTTTAACTGATGTTTGTTAGCTGACTAACTTAAAAGCGTCACATAAGCTCATTGCTAAGCAATTTGCGGATCTCTTTTGCTGCTTCGTCGATTAGCACCAACTCCTTATTGTTTCTTGCTGTGCGTTTAACACAGCGCACAATAAATGCGAGATTGAGAGGCTTTACCATCGCTTTGTAGTGGGAGCTGTGAAATTGAAGCGCAAACTCTCTTTTGGCATATTGAGCCTCATACTCGCGCTCAAATTCTTGGTCTGGATGAATAACCTGTTTAAGCAGCGCTACGGCCAAAGGACTTAATTGCTTTTGCACGTAGCTAAGAAGGTTGGATAGATCCACTTGTTCTAATGAGTTTTCCTGCTCTACGTCCAAAAAGACTTCGGCATCTACCGGCTCGCTTTCGTGATGATTCGCAAGGTCAAAGAAAGAGACTGTATTAATCGAACGGTCGCCAACAGCATTTTCGATAATGCGATTAATACGGTTATATGCCGACTTTACGAAGTAGGTCGAGAAACGAAAATTTTGTTTCTCATCAAAGCCTTTGATCGTTTTCACGAAAACTTCAAAAAGTAGGTTGTGAATGTCTTCGCCGTCTTGAAGTTCGATCGGAACCTGCATCCCTGCGCTTTGCATATTGGCAACACGTTTTAAAATGTTGCTTGTTACTTTGTTGATTAAGCCAACATGCTCTTTGTAGAGTTCGTTTACTGATTTATTCATGCCGCTATCTCCCAAAGAAGTGTTCGGAATTACCCGAACACTCGCTGCGCAATTCCCTTCACAATTTCGTAATCGCGGGAAGATTGTTTGTTGGCATAAGCTAAAGAGATACCCGTATTCATAGAGCCGCGCATCACACCTAATTTCGCCGCATAGATTAGAGAGCGCAAAGAAATCGTATCGCTAATTTCTTTATTGCTATAAGCAGCGCGCACCTTAGTTGCAAACTCAACTAGATTTTTCGCATCTATTGGGTCAATTTGTGTGTGACGTACAATGGCTTTTGCTTCATCTTCTTTAGACATGTAATGCTTTTCCATCACCATGCCAAAGCGGTCATAGTTCGCCGTGTTTTGAATGGTTGTTCCTGAATACAAACCTGTTTCATCACCCGTACCATTGGTGTTACCCGTCGCACAGAAGCGGAAATTTGGATGAGGTTTGATAATGCGATTTTCAGGGTCAGCTTCTTTAATGTTGAGCGGCTTACCTTCCATAACAGCTTGATAAACAGACAATACACTTGGCTGCGCAAAGTCATATTCGTCAGCAAGATATAACCAGCCATGCTTCATCGCTAACGCCAACGGCCCAAGTTGGAAAGTCATGTTTCCATCAACTACAGTCCACATGCCGACGATATGTGCTTCTTCTGTATTGGCGGTGTGCTGAATACGAACGACTGGTCGACCAGTTCTTGCAGCCACCTGATCAATAAGTTCTGTTTTACCAGTACCTTTGTGGCCCCAAACATAAAAAGGAATATTCAGTTCAAGCGCGATAAGGGTATTTTTCAACACATCAATTTCAAAAACGTATGTGTTGTTAATTTCAGGCACCATGTCTGGTGATGATGAGTTCTCAATACAAGATACTGGGATTGGATCACCCTGTGCGTTTTTACCTTCTGGGCCAGAGATTTCAAAAATTTCATGTAAATTACGCGCAACTAAGGTGTCTTTAGCGACGAACGAACCCGGCTTTTGAATTACCGAACTTGGTTGAGCTGGCTGAGCTGCCGCTTGTTCTTGAGCCTTTTTCTTCTGCTCTTCCGCTTTCATTCTGATGCGCTCGATTAAAGCTGGCGATTGGGTCGGTGCATTAGGATAAGAAGATTTATAATTCTTAAAAGTCACCTTTGGGTGATCAGTATTAAGGTGATGAGGTATAGAATGCACTTGAGCTTTACAAATTTCGCATGCGATTGTTTCATTTTGATTTACAGTCATTTTTTAAATCTCACAAAGATAGATTTTGACAAAACTTTGTCTTTTGAATATGCGTGAATGATACTAATATCTTCTAGGAAAAGATAGTCAGTACTGACTGATTATTTAAATAACCCCAACTGACTATCTTGCTCACGAATTACTTGAGAAGTAATGAGCGAAGCTCGCCAATAACCGTGTTAGGTAAGTCGGCAACAGATCTCAAAACGACATTTTTTGGATAGAACTCTTTTACGCTTTGCGTATTGATTCCAATTCCAATAACTTCAAATCCTGAGCGAGAAATTTCCTGAACGGTTGTTTTGAGGTGTTTGTTTAGCGTTGGGGTCGGGCCGCTACCATTTGGATTACCATCACTTAACACCATAATGATTTTCCGTGCTTCTTTTTGAGCGCTTAGCCGCTGTGCCGCAATTTGAAGACACTCCCCATCAACATTCGTGTTTAAGAACCTAACATGAGGCAACCATGCAAAACGATGGCGGTTTTCGAGCGTTAAGCGCTCATTAAACCCTTTAATGACTGGCATATATAAACCTTCCGTTCTTGTGTATCGAATCGTTTTGCCATTATGCGTAAAGCTTTCTTTTGCGTGTGGATCACCGTTTTTAGTTGTGAATCCAATAACTTCATGATTAATGTTGAGACGGTCAAGAACAGATGACATTGCATATGACGCTTGAGAGGCTGTGTTAATGCGTTCGCCCTTCATTGAACCTGAACAGTCAATTAAGAGGGTTACAGCGACATCTTTGGAACGATTCTCTTGTTTGCGACGGAATATACGGTCGTCTCTAACAGCTAAACGAGAAAGTGACGCCTGGTTAATTTTTCCTTGCCGTAAACCGTTCTCCCATGTTCTTGCTGATCGAGCAACCATAAGACGTTCCAAATCTTTTTGAATTGTTCCCGTAATTTTATTGGTTGCTCTATCTAAATCATCCATAAAGGACGATTTGTAATCTCTGCCAATTTTTAATGTTTCGATAACGTCATATCTGTTTGTATAAACGAGATATGGCGCAGTGCAAGCAAAGTCTTTTGCTTCATTGCTTAACTGAACGGCAAACGAGGCGTCAAAATCATTCGCTGACTCCTTGTCGATCTCTTGCAAAATCGCCTTAGCGTCTAAATTAAGCTTTCTTAATTCCTTTTTCTTTTCTGACGTCTGATTCTCAGAGTCGCTAGACTCGTTGCCTTCATTGCTGTCGCCCTTACCATTCGATTTGTCAGACTTATTTTGGTGGCGCTCACTTTTACCATCTGATTCGTTCCCACCATCCTCATCTTCGGATTGACCGCCTTTACCTCCATCACCTTGTTCGTCTTGCTCATCAGCATCGCCTGAAGACTCACCGGCACCATCTTCTTCAGAATCGCCATCATCTCCCTCACCAGCGCCTTGCTGACCGTCTGCATCTGAACCTTCATCTTCGTCAGAATTTCCGCCACCTGAGCCGCCTGGTTGCTCATCTTCATCTTCGTTAGATTGACCATTTCCTTGTTGATCACATTCTTCTTCCTGTTGTTGATCTTGCGGGGGTTGTTTCTCGTCTTCGGGACTTTTTAGAGCTTTGTAAATTTCTTTAGCTAAGCGAACGGCATCCTGAGACGACTGCATTGATTGAAGTTGTGGCGCAAGGTGTTTGATGGCAGCATGAATATTTGGCAACAAATGAATCTTGTCGCGCATATAAATTTCAAAAGTTGATTGACCCGAAAGGCTGCGGAGATATGGAGTGGCCAAGATACCCATAATCTTTGTTTCATCAACATCGGGATGCGCCATAACTTCTTTAAATTTCGGAGTAATCATCTCTTCTAAAAAGAAGTGTGCGGTGTGATCTAAGTTAGAACCAGAACCTCTAAATTTTTCAGCCATGCATTTTTCGATGCGGGCGTCTTCTAAAATATTTGCGAGACTTTTTAAAAGGTAATCGCCAACGCTATTTAGGGCTTTAAAATCAGAGAAAAGAACATGTGCAACCTCATGATCTAAGAATCCCTGTATTGCTCTTATAAGTTCTTCTGATGCATTGTCCGAAAGGTACGGTAAATTGATAGAAATCGGATTTCCATTAATGTCAGACTTGACGTATGCTTCCATACCTATTTGAGTTACTTCAATTTTTTTCTCAATGAGAGCATTTGTGATTGCAACGATAGCGTTGCGTAAATTAGCAATGCGATTGTTCATAATAGATCCTTAGCGATTCAGTCAGTGATGACTGATTATTTATGATCATATTATGACGATTTAGAGTTGGGGTGTATAGAGTTTTGTTTGGCTTCAGCAAGAGGGCGACAAATCACCGCCTCAATCTTGCTAACTTCACTAATGATATTCTTATAAAAATTATGGATTTATCACTCTAACTATACTTTTTGGAGCGCAGGTATTAATTACCTCAATGTCCCCTAAATTCAGATGCTTATAGCGCTTTATAGTGTAAAACCCGTCATTTAGCAGTGTTTCTACACCTTCTGTTTTTTCTAAAATTTCAGCAAGTTCATCCAAGTCTACAGTTTGGAATTGATCATTCAATGTCACAGTCATTTAAATCACCATTCTGATTTATCAAGATTTTGAAGAGGCTATTAATATACGTCTCATCATTTCAGCCCCGTATATTATAGTTTGGGTTCGCTCAAAAGCTTTTAATAAAATCAGTCAGAAGTGACTGTTTGAACATTTAAAAGCCAGTTGTTGATCGTATTCATAAATTCTCCTTATGTGATAATTAACAAAACTTAATACAGTGTGAAGTTTTGTAAGTTGATGGGGTTTATATAAACTGTTAATTTTTAGACAATTTATATAAACGGTTAATTTTAAATAGTTAATTTTGGACTTTCTACATTGCCATATTGTAATTTTTTCCTTTTTTGACTAAAAAAAATAACAAAAAATCTGGAAAAAATTAGTCCATTCAATCGAATACACTTTGCATTCGCTGCATCTAGTTTGTAAACTTGGGCGTATATAATTCACGAGTGACTGATTTTTTCTATAAAATTAGTCCCCCCACCACCTATAATAGTGCTGTAATTCAAAATCAGTCAGTTCTGAGTATATATTTGGTCTCATGTTCTGGATTATTACAAAGTGAATTACGACTCATCATAGGAAAAATTTAACTCTGTATTTGGAGAGGCAAATGGCTAAAAATCGCAACAATATGAACGTGGCAGAATATCTCGCAGACTTAATCGAGAATTCTCCTAAAAGCCAGCGTGAGATTGCTGAGGAAATAGGTTTTAAACGCCCTAACGTTTTATCGATGATTAAGAGTGGTGAAACTCGCTTACCGATCGATAAAATCAAGCCTACCGCTTTAGCATTAGGCGAAAACCCTACTCGCCTTCTTATACGCGTTCTAAAAGAATATGCACCGGACTTAATTGATGTTGTCGAGTCAATCACTGGGCAAACTCCATTAACCCCTAACGAAATTAATATCGTCAAAACTATTCGCAGTGTAACTATGGAAGACCCTTCTTTTTATGGAGACACTCGTGACAAGTTTGTTGACGTAATTAAGGAAATGGAAAGCGAGACAATTAAGCACCGCGCTGAGCTTCAAAAAAATAAGGAGGAATCGGCATTCAGATCTCAGAAATGAAACAAGTGTAAATACCTCATTTGCCTTCCCTAAAAATGCCCGAATCAGATCGGGCATTATTTTATGTTTTTTAAATACTTGGCTAACTTTTCGCATATTCACTTCCTCTTACTTTTTCCCAAACTTGAAAACGTTACAAATTCAAATTTAGCACAGCTTATCCATTAAAATCCATCATTAAAATAGCTGCATATTCAGAAAAGTCTGTATACGTCGAATGATGACGCACTTTCGTTGTTTCGTCCATAAAAAATATAATAAAAGGCTTCTTTTATTACATTTTTTATTTTTCGACATGTGGTAGACTGTTTTTATATCCTTTCCGTTTTTGGAAAAATGTAATAAAAAATTATTTGGTCGATTTATGGCAAGAACAACAACTGGAAAAGCCCCATATGTGTCAGAAGATGATCTTGAGATTACTTTAGCCACTCAAACGGGCGTAAATGCATTACGGAACAAATGTGTTTTGTATTTCTCACACTTCCTTGGGCTTCGCGCTAAAGAATTATCAATGTTAAAGGTCGGCGATGTTTACGATGTGAAGAAGGGTAAGCTGAAGGATATTATTCGATTGCTCGGTAATATTACTAAAGGCAACCGCTACCGAGAGGTATTCCTGGTCAATCCAATCGCTAGATCACTGGTAGAAGAATACATAACAAAAGAAAGACCAAAGGATCCAGACGCACCTTTATTTTTATCGCAGAAGGGCGGTCCATTCTCACCAAATAGCATGGTGACCATGATTAATAACTGTTATAAGAAGGCTGGTATTCAAGCAACCAGCCATTCCGGTCGACGTTCCTTTGCCACAAGGCTAATAAGAAAGGGCGGTGATATTTATTCAATTCAACAATTGATGGGGCATAGCTCAATCCTGACCACGCAAAAATATTTTGCATCGGATCCGGAATTGCTCCGCCAAGTTGCTGAAAAGTTAAATTAAAATTTCAAAAATCTAGTTTTGTGCAGCAGGCTTTGGATTTCAAAGTCTGCATATAGATAGTTGCAGTCTCACCATTATCTAGGTAATCATCCATTCGCTGCTCAAAATCTTTTTGGTTGTAGAATTTTAATTCATTAATATCAAAGCGGTTTTTATCAAATTCAACGGCAACGGCTTCGTTTTCATTCATGAGCTCCAGAACCTTATTTGCACCTTGAATGCCGCCAAGCATATCAATTTCGCTCTTGGCTAATTTAAATTCCTGATCATCCAACTCATCAGCAATCTTGTTTGCTTCTTCTAAAGTTTTCGCACTCGTAGCATCAAAGAACACAACTTCACCATTTGCATTCTGAATCCAAGTACCTATTTCAAAAGTTCCATCTTCTAATTGTCTGATTTGATTCTGCATTTTAAGCCTATGAATTTATATGTAAGCAATTAGAACTAATAAACATTTTGTTTTGGTTAAATACAATCTGATTTTTAAATTAATAATCTATATAGATTTCTATATAGATTTCTACATATCAATGAATACAAGTTTATACATTGTTATCTAGCGCATTTACTATTACACTACGATTTTCGCCAACGTTTATGTTGAGGATTTAATGAAATTATTGATCGCCAATTCAAAAGGTGGCGTCGGCAAAACAACTACGGCTACCAATTTGGCTGCATGGATTGCCAATAATGAAAAACAAGATGTAGCTCTTGTCGACCTTGACGCCAATAAAAATTCGGTTAAATGGGGGATTTATCGTCAAGCCCAAACTTTCTTAGAAAAGACCGGCTCAATCAAAACTTATCATTTGTTTGGTCAACCTGAAATTGACAAAGTCATTCCAAAAATTGAAAGTGAAACACCCAACGTAATTCTCGATTGCGGTGGTTATGACTCTTCTGGCTTCCGTGAAGCGCTGCTTTGCTCCGATGCCATTCTTATTCCAACTCGCCCTAACCAAGCTGACGTAGAATCAACTGGGGAAATTTTGGAATTAATTGAAGAAGCAAATAATATCCGTGTAAATGAAAGGGACCTCGATCCACTTCATGTCTACATCTATATCACTCAAGTCCCGACAAATGCACGTATCACAGCTTTAGACGATGCGCGTAATGCGTTTAAAGAAGTTGAAGATTTTGCAAAAGTTCTCGATTCAGTAAATTACGACCGTATTGCATATTCAAGAGCTTATGGCATGGGTCTTGGTGTTATTGAGTTAAATATTGGTGCCTCTAAGGCAGCAGAAGAAGTAAATGCATTGGCTGAGGAGTTGTTCAAATGAGTGGACGTGGTGGATTATCATTAGGCAAAGCTGCAAAAGTACAAGCTGAAAATTCAAATGCTTCTGATTTTACCAAGAGTGCTCCAGTACAAACTGCAACAGCAACGCCAGAAGCTAATGAAAAACCTGTAGATTTTGAAAAGCTTGATGAGCTATCAGGATTAAGCAAACCTAAAGAGAAAAAGGACCGTGAAGCGCCTTGGCGTCAGGGCATTAATATTGCTCCTGAAGACTTGAAATTAATTCAACGTCCTTTTAACAACAATATTAGCCAAGAAATGTACCTTCGTTTGAACTGGCTTAAATCTATCAGCTCCATTGGCATGGGTTCTAACAAGACCACTTTTACAACCATGCTCAATGAAGCTTTAGAAGAATATACGGCTCGTCGAATCAAAAAACTCGGCGACAATTACGACGTCTGACCAAGAAATTCAAACCATTCGTCGTAAATAATATTCTCGTATTTTAGGGCAAGCAGTTTGAAGTCAAAACCAAAGGCTTCAAACACAGCTTGCTCTAAATTTTTGAGCTTTTCATGCTCCTTTTCCTCATTTGATTCCCAAAATAAATAGTTTGTTTTGATACTCACAGGGCAATTTTTAATAATTTCTCTCGCTAGTTTTGAGTTTCTAGCCGCCACATTGGCTTGTCTAACTTCTAAGTTTGTCACTTCATCAAGGCTTAATCCTGATTCTAATGAGAACAACACAGCCTTTCTTTCAACTTCCTTCAGCTTCAATAAACCAGCAATTAGGTTGCTCACCGTAATGGAATGATCTTTTTTTGATTTAAATCGGGCAATTTTTACCGAGTTGATTTGGCGGTTATAAATAGCGTCATTAATCTGACTAACCGCGTATTCAATTTCCTTATCAATTTGACTTTCTTCATTTTTAAACTTGAATTTAGCAATTACGGCGTTTAATTGATAATTTGTAATTCTTTCAATGTGAGTGGTCCATAATTTCGTAGTTGCCAAATCGCTATTTTTAAGTGCAGGCAAAACACCAGGAACAGATTTTAGTAGCATAAAAAAACTCCGAAATTATTGAAATTATCGGAGCATTCTATTTTAGGAAATTTTAATTGTTCATCAAAATGCTTAGGCTATTTTATCTAAATGTCCTGCACGGCGCACATGATCTAAAATCGGCTCTAAGGCATCTTCAATTGTTTCATCATTCTGAATCAACATATCGTACTGGTTGATTTCGTTTATCCAATGAGATTCGACCTGAATCATGACCTCTAAACGTTCCGCAAGTTTCTGATCTGCTCGAACAATTAAACGTTGTAGACGGCTTTTAATATCAGCGTCGACAAAAACCCCAAGATATTTAATTTCATTTGCTTTCAGATAACGCTTAATCTTCTTATATCCATTTGGGTCGACAATAATTATGGCATTTCGATCATCTGGCAAGGTTTTGAAATTATCAATCGTTACGCCATATTCATAATTACCATGTTTATTTGTCTCAAGGAACTGATCAGCCTTTTTTAGTGCATCAAACTCTGTTTGAGTAATAAAGTGGTAGTGCAAACCATCAACCTCACCTTCCCGTTTCGGCCGTGATGTTGTGGTAACAATACGATTAAACCCATATTTCTCGGTCAGCGCGTCAGCAATGGCTGTTTTGCCGCTGCACGTTGTTCCAGATAACAATACAAACATCGTCATACCTCATAAGAAGAGGCGGTAGAACCGCCCCAATTAATCCCGATCAATACACTTCCAACCTTGGAAACTTCCGCTTGAATAAGGGATGCAATCTGTAAATGCATAGTAATCATATTGGAAACCAATCTTACGCGATTTCTTCTGTGTAGATGAAGAAGAAACAGGCATCGGTTTAGCAGGCGTTGTAACAGGCTTCACAGAACGAATCGTACTAGGTTTTGTCACGGTCTTAACTGGACTAGAACGAAAACTTGTAGTGGTCGGAGCGCGTGTGGACGAGCTGCTGTAAGACCGCGCAAAAGATGTCGAAGGACGAGCTGAGGATACAGACGCTGCTCTCGCTACCACCACCGCTTCACTTTCTGCCAGCTTCTTGGCAGCTTCGATAGCGTTTTTGAATTGCTCTTCAATACGTTTTAAATCATCAGCTTCCGTTTTATCGATTCGATAGCAGTCCTCAACCATACGCGGCAAATACAACGAGTAATTCTGGTTACTGTTGGATGGACGCATAATGGCATTTGAACGCACAGTGATTATTCGACCAATCCAGTCACTAGGGTTTGCATCCACCTCGTCGCGCATTTTTTCATTCTTGATGGCGACATCCACAATGACTTGACCACATGCAGATTTACAATGCAAAGCTCCAGCTCTCCCTTGGTTCTTTGAACCCACCTTACCCGGATTAATGCTCACGACCTCCAGCTCACAATCCGCATCAAGTTTTAATTTAACTTGGTGTTTACTTGTACCGTCTCTCCAGTGACCTTCTGGATGCTTGATTACCAGCCCCTCTTTGCCCTGCATAAGTACATTAAAGAAGTGATCGTAAGTCTCGCTCAATGAGTGGACAACATGCGTATCAATCAGCCGCACATACTTAGGCTTAAACTTGGCCAGCATCGATTTAATCAGTGCAATACGGCGTTTATATGCTGCTTCAAATTTTCCCTTTGACTTAACAGAGCTAAGCGGAATGAAGTCCCAAATCATATAGATCGGTTTTTCATTTTCAGCAAATGAGCCACCCTTTGTGACCGAATTCAAGATGCCATTTCCTACCTTGCGCGGCAGAACTACACCATCACGCTCGACAAGTAGTTCGCCATGATATTGGACATCTTTGATCAGCATATTCATTTCCGCAGTAAGGTCGGAAAAATGCTCCATAGGTAACGGCGTGCCCTGGCGTGAGGACAAGAAGAACTTCTCTTCTAAATTGGTCCCGTTGGCAAACATGCCATCAGCTTTTTCTTGCAAATAAATGCCATCTTTCCACGGCCATGCCTTCAGCTTTACTTCACTAGGCAATGAACAGCGTTGGTATGGAAATACAGGAATCAAATCAGGCACGACTTTGTTGATCGTTGCATCACTAAAACCTGCACGTAAATCTTTTCTTAAAATTCGAATTAAAAGCTCGCCTGACTTCTCTGATAATTGAGCCAGTTGGCTACGCAGCGCTTCGCGCGCTGCATTGCCTGTTAGTTCACGGTTATTAAGCTTAGATAGGAACTCAAGGGTATCAACCTCATCAAACATTAACTCCCCTGTTCCTGCATCTTCTGCTTTTGGCAAAATTCCAAAGACAATAAACGGGTCATATGCCAAACGCAGAACTTCTCTGAACAACCCCTTTTCTGCTTCAAAATCCATGAGTAAAGCTAGTTTTTCATTTTTTGAGCTTTCAGATGCAATTTGGTTTAAAGCCTCTAGTAACTGATCGCTATTCATTGCTACACCTTATTACTGCTTTGCAAATGAAGGAATAAATGAATCTTTAAATGGGGAATCGCCTTCTTTGGATTTCAGCATTTCGCTTTTAGCGTTTTTAATCACTTCTCTAACATGGGCTTGATGAGCTTTAAATACTTCTTCGCCGAAATGCTCTTTTGCAGCTTGCAGAAAGACCGCTAGCCAATGATTGGTAAAATCACGAAGCATGTGACCTAGATCAAGCAAATATTCATCTTCTGATTTTTGAGCCAATAATTGTGCATATTCCTGAATTGATTCTGTGCCGGTATTCACGACTAATGCTGCTTGAACCTGTGCAACCACCCCCATAATGGCTCTCATGTAAACTTCAAGCTGTTGTGGACCATTAACGTGAGCTTTTACAAACTCTTCGGTTAAATCCTGAATCTTGCGCATGTGATCAGGAAGCAAAGTCATGAAGCGTAATTCCTCAGCATCTACATTTGACTCTTTTAATGCCTTGATTAAAGCTTCTAATAAATCTTCTGCGTTGCTCATAATTTTTCCTGTGTGTTTGCTTTGAAACGGTTAGCAATTTCTAAAAGCGATAATCCGCTCTCGATACTTGGTACAGTTAAGCTCTCACTCTCGATATATAAGTTAGCGCTTACTTTATTTTCTTGTTGCGATTCTACATGATCATCTTTGGTATTCAAACTATTTTTCTTTAGTTTAGTATTGATTGCATCACTTAATGAATAATTACCCTTTGAATTAACTGGAATTTCTTTATCTAGTTTTTCACCATTAATATTAGTAAGTTCTAACTTATAATCAAATTTAGAAGAAATAGAAATTCCTTGTTTAGCCAGCCGCTTCCCAACTTGTTTTCGCATTTCTGAACGATCAATGTAATAGAGAGCCTTACCTGCCTCAATTTCACGTTCACGCATTTCGGCAGCTTCACAGTGATGTCTGTGGATAGCGACTACGCAAACTGCATCCACCTCGCGCTCATTTCCCTCCTGAACATTATGGATACGCTTTAGGCATGCAGCATAATTAGGACGGTTGCCAGTATGAGGGCAAAAATCGCAGTAATAGGCATTTGTTCCGCTTCTGGATAATTCCAAATCGAGTACAGGAAGAGTTTTAGTTACCATGATCCTTGAACTCCTTTATAGGCAGCATACTCATCTGTATCAAGAATTAATTCGCTCAGTTCGCTTCTGATAGGTCCAAAATAATTTTGAAAAATTGACTTGATCTCAGCTTCTCGCCCTTTGTCAAAAATATTGGATGCTTCGCGACCGAAAATTGATTGAGCATATTCAATTGGATTAATCGAATCCGAATTGGTAGACAATTCATCAACTAGATTACGTACAGCAGCCTTACTTAAATTCTTTACCCTTTCTGCTACTGTTGAGTAAGAAAGTCCTTCGTATTTTTCAAGAATTTCGACCGTTCGGTGATACCCGCCCTTGTTATCATGGTAATCAACAGCCTTGATCGCCAAGCCTAATACTTCATCTTGAGTATGCTTGTGGACAGCAAAATATTCTGTGAGCTCCAAAACCTTTTCATTCGTTGTGGTTTTTGTCACCATAAACCGACAGTGTGGAACCCCAATAATTACTCTGTTCATTACCAAGACCCCAAAACTTCACCATAAAATTCTTGTCGTTGTGCCATGAGCTGAGCTGCCTTACGCTCTTCCTCTTCTTGTTTTCGTTGCCGTTCTTCCTCTGATTCATAGTTGAATGTAAATTTGTACATGTCATCAACTGGAATCCCGAACGTTTGAGACAAGGTTTCCAAGTATTTTTCAAAACCCTTTTCGGTAATCGCTGATGCGAAAGGCGCTCTAATGGCATTAATCTGAGAGTCGAGAGTCAAGTAAGTAATAAAATCATGGAAATTATCAAATTCGTGCAAGATTTCGCTTTCACGTAAATCGCTATATTCACCTGCTTTACCTTTTACTTTTAGTGTTTTATTAAATTCGGTATCAAGAGTTGCACCATTACCTTCTTGATGGTGTTTGACTTGAGCGGTTTGATTTACCGCTGAGCCATAAATTTTGAATAATTGCGTGTTGCGTTTAGCTCCGTCCTGTACCGATAACAAGAACATCGAATAATATTTTGTCCCACTCGTATGCAATGAGTAGGCACTTCTGACCACAATTTTTAAACTCATAGTAAAAGCACCTTGAAAACTTCAACAATATTTTAAAAACAATGATTTGGAATCAAATACGATTCAGACTTTACCCATATACTTAATGCGTAAACTTACTGCGCTAATTGGCGTAATTGGTATCGCTTTTCGATACGCTGTGCGAACGATTTCAGGGTCGACTTCATTGGGGTCACATCCAGCAGGCAACGTGGCCAACCTTGCTTTTATGCCAAAGCTATTTATCTTTAAACATGCGTCGATCGCAGACAGAATTGCGGCAGGCTCTCCATCCCACATAATCGTCACGCACTCCAATCCCTCATCTTTAAGCTTTAGTAGTTCAGCCATTTGAGATTCATCACCACCTACCGAAAGATGCTTACCAAATGACGCGACAACTCCAACATTGCAAAGGAACTCGTCTTCCTTGAAGGCTTGATATATCGCCATAGCGTCAAAAGCACCCTCTCCCATGACGATTTCAACGTAACCTAGGGCATTATGGCCGTTATATAGGTAAGTGCCCGTAGACGCGAAACCAGGAGGAAATAGATACTTCTTTTCAGCCTTTCCTGTAATGTCCCGACCCTGAAAAGACACAAGCTTGCCTTCAAGGTCCCTGACAGGAATGATGATTCTCATGCTGTAGTTTTGGTATTGCTTTTCACCCGTTGGGCCTATGTATGCAAACCAACCCTTTTGACAGAATTTCAGTCCAAATTCACGACACGTATCGAGCGTTATATTTCGCTCTTTAAGGTACTTTAGGTTCTGACCCATGATCGGCAAGTCATAGGCTTTTGGAAGCTTTAGATCGCCAATTTTGGTTTGTGTGGGTTCACTTTTGCGCTTTGGCTGCCAGCCCTGCTCCTGAGCAATTGCTTTAACATGCTCGACTATCTCTTTATTGCTTAGGCTATTACCGCCTATACCAGCCTTAATAAACTTCCATTTCGAGAATTTGGTTTCGCAATCACCATGAAAGCAGTTACCCAAACCCGTATCCTGATTCAGATAGACTTTCCAGCTTGAGTTACCACATACCGGACATTCCTTAACATTCAACTGGATTCCGTTTTTTCCGCGAGTTACTTTGTATTCAAACCCTTCGCGGTTAAGCCAATACTCCATATCAATGCGGTCTAATATCTCCGCTAAACTTTCTTGATCGCTCATATTGCAAAATCGCATTAGATAAAATTAGCGCTTATTTATACTAGCACAAATTTATAAATAAGCGCTTACTATAATATTGGGTTAAATTTATTCGACGCTAATCACTTCTTCCAAGAACCTCATCATGGACACATTCTGCTTAATCACCACAGTAACCCCCATCTCTTGGTTTCGAGAAGCTGCAAAGTACAATCGAGCCTGACCTTTCGCTCTCTCTTCCTCTGTAATGTTGATGGAGATTGCAACGTCAGCGGTCCTGATTTTGTTAAAGTCCTCAGCTACGTGCTCTGCCTTGGCTACCGTTGACTTAAAGCCCTCACGGTTGGTCTGAGTAGCTGTCAGTAACGCCACATTCTCTTCAAAAGCAATCGCGCGTAAATCAACATAGACAACTCTTGAGTTCTCTTTTGGGTCATTTGTACGAATATCTGGACGCATCAAATCTGCATAGTCCACAATGATCATATCGAACTTGATTGGCGGTCTTATCGTTCCATCAGGGTTCCGCCCAGGATTCTTATACCTATCAATTAATGCTCTTAGCTGTGACGGAGAAAATGTACCGGAACCAAATTCATGAATAATAAATTTGCCCGCCGTCTTGGCTACCGTCTCGACCGCAGTTGCAACACTTGCAGCCTTCGACGCCAATTCTTTCATGATCACTTTTGAAATAGAGGCATCTAAACGGTCTGCAATAATGTCTTTACCAACTTCTAGCGTTACATATAGAACGTTGTATTTAGCAAAGCTTGCGATACGGCCAAAGTGAATAAGCGCTTGCGTCTTACCTGCTTTTGCACCGCCCATTAATAGAGACAGCTCCTTGCGTCCCCAACCTCTGTGATACAGCAGATCATCAAGTTCTTTACAGCCAGTAGTAATGCCTGTCGGAGGTACTTTGCCTGTCAGCTTCTCGATACGTGCCAGCTTACGATTCAACGCCTGAGCGAAGAAGTCATAACCAACACCCTCTTCATTCAATCCGACCGCAATAGCTTCCTTGATACGCGCTTCAATCTTGGCGTAATTCCCTGCCTCAAGATCAGGAACAGAATTAACAATCGCATTGGATACCGCCTGTTTTCGCGCGAACTCAACAACCTTTTCTTCAACGAAAGCCTTGTCAGTGACATAGATGCCAATTAATTTCTTCCTTGCTTCCACAATTGCCGCTAAAGTTTCTCGCTTATAAACTTTAGAAGCAGCTTTATCCTTGATAATTTGGACAACAGAAGCAGGATCAGGAGAACATCCATATTTATTGAAGTGTTGGAGCGCAATATCGACCAGACATGCTTCACCCTGATTTTCGAAAAATTCTGGCTTCAGAATATGGGCGGCTCTTCTAAGAAACTCATCGTCACGTAAAGTTAAAGCCGCAATTTTTGATTGAAACTCATCGTCGTAATCAAACTTTTCTTCGGTGAAGCCTTCGAGTTCTTTATCAACGACCTCTTCTTCATGAATTTCGGCCACAGCAGTAGACATATAAGATAATCCTTATAGAAAATAGATGGCTTACGTTTAAGATTTAGATTTCGACTTTCTCTCTAGCTCATCAACTAGGTCTTCAATCCCCTTAGTTGGTGAGAACTCGGAAATTTGGTGTTTGAAAAGAACACGCGCACGATAACGACCGTTTTTATCACCATTCAAATAACAACGAAGCGAGATCGTTTCTGCATCCGCAGCACGGATGTATCCACGCACAACTTCGCCGTCTGTTTTAATGACTACAATTTCCTGTTCTTGCTCTTGCAGCTTGCGAACAAACTTCATGTAGCCCATTTCTTCAATTTCGCATTCGTTCGCAGGCAGCCTACGCCCATACGTTTTACGCGGCTGAAATTGAAGTTTTTGCTTTTCTTCCGTATTTAAGTAAATAGACTCCTTTGAAATTGGAGCGCTATTGCCGAACTTGTTTTGTATCGCAAGTTCTTTCTGCCATTCGCTCATTAAAACCTCGAAACATTAGTAATTACTATAAAAACGATATTATCAAATTATAGTAAGCGCTTATTAATATTTTAAGAGAAAAAAGCATTAAATACTGGATTTAATAGCTTGGTTGATGATCGAAATGTCAAAAGACTCTAAAGCTTTTTCAATGCGAAGTGCATCATAGCGATAAATGCATGTCCCTAATGCATAATGCTGCACTTGACGCATCCGCACCTGCTTAACAATAAAATCTTCATAATCAACTTGCATTGGACTGTTATGAAAAAGTGTAGCGGTAAAATATGGACTTTTAGCGATCTGGAGCGAAGCTTGACAATAAGACTCCCACTCATGGAACACTTCAATTAACAGTTCTTCTTTTTTTAGTTGAGCAGGTCTAGGTGGCAAAGGTCTACCATTCGCAATCACCTTAAAGCATTTATCAAATGCGGTTTTTAAATAGAAGTCATAACGCATTCCCAAAGCATCAATTGCCTGTCTGAGTCGCCAAAATGACAAGGCCTCACGGCTGAGTAAGAAATCTCGCTCCTTAATGGGTTTAACGAATTCGGCCGCCTTATGATCAATAGCTTTTCTATAAAAGTTTCGATATTCATTTTTGAAAAGCCGAAAGAAGTAATAAGTGGCTTGCATGGGATGCATCAGCCTATAGTCAAACCACTTGGTTGTCATTAACTGCGTTTCTAGCTTCCGCTCTTTCTTGGGAATGTATTGAATGGTGAGAATTTCGTAATGTTCTAAATCAAGGTCATTGCCATAAAAGTGACCCGCCCAATCTAAATACTTGGGTATTTGTTTTTCAACTTGGGACATCCGATCGTTTCCGAATAATTAATATAAAAACTTAAATATTATAGAAAGTATTATTTAATTATTCGTTAGCACTTCAAAAACCCAAGTTTTCGGAAAAGACCCAAGTGCCGGAATGTTTAAGCCGGTCTTTTAGAGTTATAAAGTTCAATTAATGCGTGTTGTAGAGTTACGCCTTTAATCTGGGCATATTCGCGGACGTATTCCTTGGTTACGCCTTCATCCAGCTTTAATAGAGCCTCATACAATCGTTTTATGCCATTTAATTCAAATTCATCCTTTTCTTCTACTGGCTTTTCAATAGCAGACTTATAAACGCCAGATTCAACGATAAATTCTTTTAATGGGTTCTCTTTGTTAAGGTCCTCTTCGCTGAGATCACTACCCAAAAACTCTTGGGTCGATACTTTTGGAAGCCTAATGTTTTCTAAAGGAGTGCCTGTCTTTTTAGCTGAATCGGAAGAAGGCTTGCTGTCATGGATTTCTTTCGCTTCGCCTTCAATGAAGTTATCGGTTTTTAAACTTACTTCAAAATAAATGCCCGTGATATTACGTCCTGTCTTGATTTTCTTTTCAGTAATAAACAGGTCAGTAAAACTATTAATCTGATCAATTGCCGGCTTCAATACACGTTTATTGAAGTTGGTCATATCCGTACTTTCGGGATTTTTCTTGTCTCTATACTCATGAGGAAGAAGGCCCATCTTGGCACGGAAGTCCTCGAAGTCATAAACAGGAGTTTTACGTATATCCGAATTTTTCCAACTAGCGACCAACTCATACAGACGGATGCCATATTTACTGGTCACATCGCGTAAATTGTCGATGGCATATTTGGTAAAGGTTCCTTCTAGCTTGGTTACTAGAGGAATCACATCAGGAGCTAGGGTGATCGTTAATAATGCATCATCCTTAACGTATGAAACTCGTGATACCCAACGTGACCGAACCACCTCAATCTTGCCATTTCGCATTGTGGTGTAAGAAAAACGTCTTTCAAATAAGGTATCTTCGGCTTCCTTCAGTGTTTTATATGCCGCGCTCACTGTTGTATTAAATTTTTGGGCATATAAGGAAGCAGGAATCTCGATAATCGTTTCGGCAGTCAGATCTGCATTCTTGTTTCTGGAAACTAAAATGGCGAGTAGAATTATTCTTTGCTCAGCAGTGTCCAAAGCGTAGCTTGCATTAATCAATGCATTCGCTTTATAAACATCTGAATTCCTAATAAGTTCTGCCATATATTCCGTTCAGAAAGGTTTTATTGGTTTTCGTAAAAGGTACATGATTAGATAATGTTTGTAAATCTAGTTATCCAGCAGGAATTGAGCTGATTTATATTTAAGGATTTTGACCAAAACATGACAATGTAATGACATTACCGGAGTTTTTGTACCTTTATATGCATTCCTTCGGAATTTTTGTACCGTTATAGGGTTTTTAAACGGAGAAAATGTACCGTTATGACTCCCCTATCGGAGTTTTTGTACCGTTATCTTGATTTTGGCTATTTGCTTAGCGGAGAAAATGTACCTTTATAGGGGTGTGAACGGAGAAAATGTACCGAAATCCTTTTATGTATTCTTTAAGTTAATGGAAAAATGGCTTTAAAAGGTACTTATTCGGAGTTTTTGTACCTTTATAGGACTTTTAACGGAGAAAATGTACCGTTAAAAGCGATTTAACGGAATTTTTGTACCTTTTAAGCTATTGAAATTAAAGGCCAGAATTTTTGTACCGTTAAAAAGGAATATTTGTACCGTAATTAAAACTTTTTGTACCGTTAAAACGGAGTATTTGTACCGCTGAAACGGAGTTTTTGTACCTTAATAGGCTTTCAAAGCATTTATTAGCAATCGTTTCAGGCCCTCTAAAAGAAAAAAAGAAAAGATTTTAAATTCAAATAGGTTTTAAGTTATCCACAACGGAATTTTTGTACCGTTATTATCAGAACACTTGTAATTCAAAGCATAGAGCGTTTTTAAAAAAAAGAGTTCACAGAAAGAAGCGAAACATGTTTAAGTTTTAAATTCAAATTAATGTCTGTTTTGGAAATAAGAGAAAACAAGGATGATGCATGTTGTGAATAACATCAGGAATGTAACAAACGAAAGAAAAAAAGAAGCCATTATTAACGACTCATAGGCGCACACTGTAAACAAACAGTGACATGGATATTGTTTTGAATAGTAGAAGCTGTACATCCTGAAATCAGGATGCACAGCATGAATAGGGTTAAAAGTTTCATGCTAAAAATAATTTCTTTTCAGCAGAACGGCGATTAACCAAACCAGGAATCCGTTTACCGTTGTCAAAAACCCAACGATCAAACTGATTTGCAGCTCCAGTAAAATTGCCTTGGTTGAGTAAAACCAGCATTGTGCTTTTAACGAAAGCTGTCTCACCTACGTTGTAAACAAAAGAAGCCAGTGCATCGAATTGATTTTGCGACACCTTCACTTTCACACACTTATCAAGACATGCATCAACCCACTTACAATCGTTTTTGAGCCATTCTTCTGCTTGAGCGCGTGTGCAGGTATCACCCATTCTGACAGCCTTGCCATTTGGATATTTGATTGTTCCGAACCCGATAGTCGGTACACTGCCTGTATCCAGATATGCCGTATTCCTGAAACCTTCAAATCCACGAATAAGTTCATATCCTTTTTCGGAAATATCCCATTGCCCTGTAACGCCAGATTCAAGTTTGTAACCAATGAGTTTGGCAAAAGTTTCTAAACCCGCTTTTTCAATGATCTCATCACCAGCGGTTACTTGTTCTTGCGTTAACTTTCCTCCTGACATCGCCCGAAGCCAAGAATAAGTTTGTGCAATCTGGGCCATTTGCACTGATGCAAGCGTGGATACCATGCTACTCATTAATCTTTAAACTCCTTCAGGTCGTTTTTAATATCAGTTGCAACTTCGAAAATGTCGGAACCCTCCTTCTTTTCGATATAGTTGAAAATCCAACGGACAATAGCCCACCCCGGCAAGCCACATGTGAAGAAGAAACCGCCAAGAGCGATCATTCCCCATACGTCTGTTGCCCAAGCGTGAAGGTTAAATTTGATGATGATGAAAGAGCCGCCAGCCAAGCTTGAAATTACTGTGGTAATCAAGCCAACTCCCCACTCTCTCGGAGATCTCGGCATCCGCATCATGAGCACTACAGCCGCAACTGCCATCACACAGATTGCGACTACGATAGTCATGCCAAATGCCTTCCAAGCAGCGAATCCACCGATAGTAGTTGATACTGGTTCGGTCATGATTTTCTCGCCTTAGATTAGTTGAGAAAATATAACATTTTTACTATATTTTATAAATAAGCACTTACTAATAATTTATGAGTGTGTAAAAATTATCGTTGTTTAATTTTTAGGATGTTTACTATGGCATTAAAGCAGATCACGAAAGATGAAGCTAACCTTTTGAACGTTCTTTTAGGGCAAGTCAACTTGCTCGAAGGCCAAAATGGAAAGCCGGTTGAAAACTTGACCTTGATTTACGATCGGAAGACTCCTGGTCTAGCTTTGGTCGGACTGGTCTATGCAGATGAAACCACTACTACTGAAGAAAATGGCGGTACTGCGTAACCATTCGACTTCATTAAAAAGGCTTTCTTGAGAAGCCTTTTTTATTACTTAAATACAAAGTAAATCATAACAGAGCAGACTAGAATAACGGCACTTTAGCAAAGGTCCTTACTGGTACAAACTTCTGGTTTGTCAGCTAATTTCTTTACCATTCCATAAAATTTTCGGCATTTCGGGTCGGTTCAATTTAACTTCTTGCTTTACACATTTCATGATTACTTTGTCATAACCCTTTAGCTTTTCCATATGCGCTTCATTACTTGCCATTTCGACAGCTATTTCGGCCCTTTCAGCGGAACAGGCACTTTCTGTTTTAAATTCCCCAGCAATTACGCTATTAACTTCAGCCCCATTCAAAATCAAAGTAAGTATTAATAAATACATAACGACTCCTTAAGTTGGCATATAACCTACATAAATAGTTGTTACCCAAGATCTGGTATCTGTATCACCGATAGCAGGTTCACTTAATCTCAGTTGCAAATAGAGAGTTGTATCTTTAAAACAAGCTAGTAAGAAATTTTGTGTAGGAGGAAGTGGGTACAAATCACCCCCTTCGCCGTTGAACCAGAAGAAATTTATACCATCAACCCATATCCACATCTTGCCCGGAACACCGTTAGGTATAACGTTTGCTTTCCATTCATCAATTCCAACCATTTCTTCAAATGTTCCAATTTTAAGAATTCTTGGAGAATTCATGAAGGTCTGCAAATCCCATACAATTTCATTGTTAGCATTTCGTACTTCTAAATATGCGGATGAAGATGAGCTTATAGCTAAGGCTTCTGTATACTGACGGCAGTATATAGTCTGCCGTCCCTGATGAATGCCTTGATATAAACCTGGTTGGTATTGAGAATCTCTACCTGTGAATGTTTGCGGGTTAAAAATTACAGCATCGTCAGCATGCCACCAGTTTATTTGATCATCCCTTGCTAGTTTATATGGCGCTACGAACAGCGTTTCGTATTTTCCAGTAACAGGGTTACGAGCACCTGTTGCCCAATTAGAACTGGTCATATCTTGTGCAGTCCATACGATTTCACCAGCTTTTACTAAGACTTTGCTTTCACTGTTGAGAACAACTTCACCAGTATCGTCTTTAATTTCAATACCTATGGGCATAACTGCGTAGCTCCTAGTGATGAAATATTTTAAATGTGTTTGTTTCTGGAGGTAGGCCCCAATCATGCTTTGCATAAATTACAGGTGCTCCACCAGTAGTTTTTCCAAAGGTGATTTCTACATTAAAGATTATGTATCTACCATTGGTGTAGATGGCGTCAGTTGGAACAGCCCACCTAGGTCCATCATTAATTCCTGCAATGTTTTGCTTGCTGTAAGAACTTTGTTGAATCGTTACAGTAGTGACAAAAGTAATTACATGATCCGTTGTCGAATCATAAGCGATTGAGTTATCTGGATACCTTATTTCAAGTCTAGCGTTTGCCATTTACCAAATCCCTAATCTAATACGTGCCACGTTGTTATCGTCATAAACGGTAGTCAAACTACCTGTAATAACCATTCGCGCTCCATTAGGCTTCGTTGGATCCTTAAGTGTGGTTAAAGTTCCAAGATTTGCGCTAATTGCACTTAAACTTGAGGCATTGATTTTTTCCGCGTTGATATAGCCGATTGACGCATTGTCCAAATACAGTCCGGCAGGTACGACTGTTCCATTTGGCAACGTTGTGGCTGTCGGTTGATAAACAAATGCGTATTTAGGCGCTACAGAACCCGCTGCGGCATTAGATGGTGGAGCGATGGCGAACTTGTTAGCCTGAATAATGAAATCAACGGTTTTGCTATCGTTCTCAATCCCAACACCGCCAATTAAATTGCCGGATTGCAACTTCAAAGTTGCTCTTGATTTCAATCCATCAATTGATTGTTGCTGCGATTGAATTGACGCCGTATGTCCACCCACAGTTGTTTGCAGATTGGTAATACTTGTCGCCTGAGTTGAGACTTTTCCATCAATCGTTGATACCTTGGCATCAAGTGAAGATAGCGCTGAGGCCTCAGCTTTATTCGATAAGCCATCACTCAATGCTTTAATGTCCTGAGACCATGCGAACCACGAGTTGTAATCAGCACTTCTTCGTTCAGCAGTAAAAGCCGAAGAAGAACCTCGTGCAATTTGAATGATTGGGCCACCAGATGGGTCAATCCAATAAACGTATGTTTCAAGGGAGACATATGTACCCATGCCAGTCAAACCTAGCACAGAGGCTTGCTTGAACTCGCGAACGATACGCAATGGATAGTTTGACCAATACCACGATGGAGGCTGATTAGTAGATCGAGTATCGGATACTGCAACATCCTTTAATAAGCCATTCACAGATGCATTCAGCGAAGTAATACTTGAGCCTTGAGAGGTAATTGCACCTTCGGTTGTAGTTACGCGGTTGGCGAGGTTTGTTAGAGCCGAACTATCTGCTTTTGTTGCTAACGTGCCGTTAATATTGGTGATGCTATTGTTTAGCGAGGTAATACTACTGCTATGTGAAGCAATATCCTTACCTTGTTGAGTCACTGTGTTCGACAATGACGAAATGGCAGAAGCATTTGCATCCAGTTGAGTGGTTAAAGTTCGGGAGTCACCTAAACCTACAGGTACACCATTCACAAAACTAAGCGGGTATTCAATCCACTGATTAGGAACAGTCGAATCAAACATACCGAGAATACCATTGCCTGCATCTAGGTCTTTGCGTCCTACAAAAATAGGAAGAGCATTCCAGTTCCAAGATCTGAAATATGTGTCGCCAGCACCAGAAGCAAGTAAAAGCGCACGTAAATCAGTATTTGGGTTTGAATTTCCAACTGAGCCAATGTTATCTGTACCCACGATTGCAAAGTAAGTTCCCGATGCAAGCGCCTTGATAGCGGCATAGATGGCGTTACATGCAGATACGATGTCGCCATAGGTGTCATATTGCGTACAGCTTTCAACATCCCCATTTTTAAACACAATGAGATTTAAACCGCGCCCAAATCCATATAATCGCGTATTGTTTCCAGTGTAGACGCCAGCCGCCTTTGGCATGCCAACGGCAGAGCCGTTACGGAAAGTCACCAGCGAATATGACTTCGTGTTACCGATTTGATTAGTGAGCGAGGTAATGCTGCTGCTATTTGATGTAATAGTATTGCCTTGCTGACTTACTGTATTAGTAAGATTTGCGATAGCAGCGGCATTTGCATTGCTATCAGGGATATAATCATATGGGCTTGGAATCCAAGCATCAGTCGTGAGTACATCGCCTTTTACAAGCACCGCCCAATAAACCGTACCAACGCTACCCTTGTCGGCTGTCGGACGGTTGAGCATGTAGAAGTGGATAATTGGGCCAGAGGCAACTGCGCTGTTTTTAACAAAGGTAACTTTGCTGACAACCTTACCATTCGTATTTACTACGGCTTGCAGATGTTGTGAGCCACCACCTGCGTATACAGCAAGTGATGAGTTTGTATCGCCAGTCCCTCGTTTATGTTCAGCACACCAAATTAAAGTATATGTAGCCCCAACTTCCCAATCTTCACCGAGTTTGTATGTATGGTGTGGGTATGAGACACCATCATAAGTGCCAACTACATTGGATTTGATGAGAAGGTTTGTGCCCGCCTTTCCACTAACCGCTAGGGAATTAGTCAATGAGGTAATTGAATTACCTTGGCTTGTGATATTCCCCTCCGCAGTGGTTACTCGATTAGAGAGCGAATTTAAGGCTGTCGCATCTGCCTTCTGGGCGAGGGTGGCATTGATGTTTGTAACGCTATTGTTGAGCGTAACGATATTATTTGATGCCGAAGTTAAACGACCGTCGATGTTTGTAACTTTTGAAGTTAAATCAGTTACGGCGGACGAGGTTGCTTGCAAGTCGGTTGCTAACTTCTTATTACCTGTAATGTTACGTACTTGAATGTTCGTAACATGCCATTGCTGCCCCGCTGCTTCTGACGCAGCAATACTTACTTGAAGCCAAGGTCGAATATCAACCATGCCATTTGGCACAGTGAAATAACCTTCCACCATACCCCAAGCATTTTTGTCCGTAGACTTAATGGCAACGCTATACCAAGTGTAAGTGCCTGCGCTGTTCCGAGTATTGAAACCAAGCACGGCAGAAGCGGTTGCTGATGTATTTGGCGTCGCAAACCAAGCCGAAACATAGAACATGTCGCCAACATTACATTTGACGAAAGGACCGTAATAACTATCACGGTTATTCAGTCTTAATGCTTTTGCAGAAGGCGGGTTAGGCGCTGCGTCAGTCGCATCAACAATTACGCCAGATGTCCAATCGCTTTTCGGGTCTACGAAATCAGGATTAAGAACAAGATTCGATAAATCATTGTTAGTAATCTTGTTGGTTAAGGTGGTAATAGAATTACTGTGAGAAGTAATTGTATCGCCCTGTTGAGACACAGTATTTGTCAGATTACTAATTGCAGAAGCAGTGGCATTAAGCGTTGTTGAAATGTCTAATAAAGACGGCTCAATGATTGCAGAAATGCCATTAGATGCGAGGTCTGCCTCAGCCATGAAACTAGCTGACCAACCATCGGCCCAACTATCTGGTGGAGTTGTGTAGCCAATTTCAGCGTCGATATTGAATTTTGGATATTGCCAGTAAGCGCCTGGTGCCTGAGAAGTTAAAATAACGACTACTGTGCCATTTCGGACACCCATGCGAACTCGAATTGGCATGGTGCCCGAATTTACCACTCCATGTTGAAGCAGAGAGGTGCCCGAATATGCATAGCCCCCAATGTTCAGATTAATTTCATTCTTAGCGGCCAAGTAGTTATAGCCAGTAAGTGAAAGTCGGAACATTTTATTTGTGAAGGTAATTGGCGTTTGGATTACGATATTGCCAGTTAGATTTGCGCCGTTTTGCTGCCATACAAGAACGCCTCTAAATAACTTAGCTGCGCCAGTACCGCCCTGAATCTTAGGCAATGCAGCGTTCGCTGTATTGGTTGTAACCGTTAAGCTGTTACTTAAATTAGTAATCGCATTACTTTGATTGGTTAAACCATTTTCAGCAGCCGTCATTCTCGTTGAAAGACCGCTTAGAGCCGAGTTTGCCGCTGAGATATTCCCTTCTGCTGCACTCATACGAGAGTTAAGCGAAGTGATTGAATTTGTTGCTGTCGTTAAGCGTCCATCAACTTCTGATACTTTGGTATCAAGAGCGCTAATCGCTGATGCATTTGCATCATTGCCAACAATTGCCTCTGCATCTTCCAGAATTAGGTAATCAAGCTCAACAATGCCCGTTTGCGCCGAATAGTTTGCAATAAACATCGGCGTGATGAAGCCTGCTTGTTGTGAAACAGTACGTGGGCTTGTTTTTGAGCCTGAACCCGATGCTGCTCCTGCTGATCGACCTTTGATATACGCAACGATTTCTTGCCATTCATCGATCGCAGGTGCGTGCGCATTAACAACATAGTTAGAAGACCCCATATCGCCCGATAATGCGTTGGCTGTTGTTACGTATAGTGCCTTGTCTGGGGTTTTCTGAGAGACACCGAGGTAAATTGTGCCTGTTCCGGCACGACGGCGATACCGCGCACGAAGTCGATATGTCTTAGTTGCATCAAAAGGAATGAAGTTATTCGGATGCATCCAAACAATATCATTGCCAGCATTATTTCCAAGTTGAATAACACGACCCGCTTGGCCATCCGCTTGTGCAACAATTGAGTATTCGCCTGACGTATTAAAGAATGTCCAATCGCCCTGTGCATTACCCGCATTCATTGAAATGCTTGAAGTAGCGTTGCTTAAAGTTGAACTTAAAGCTGTAATGGCATTGGTATTTGACGTTACTTTGCCATCGACATTCGTAACTTTCGTGTCGAGGTTTTGAAGCGCAGAAGCATCAGCCTTTTTGTTTAAATTGCCTTCTGTGGTCGTCATGCGACTTTCGAGGCTAGTGACGCGTCCCGCAGTCGCGGCGTTTTGGCTAGTGGCTGTGTTGAATAAATCAGTCGCCTTGGCTTGCGTTGAAAGAATCATTCCGGTTGGGTCGCTACCTGCAATCCAAGCCGAAGGGGTTGTGTTGTTGCCAACTTGCCGTTCAAGCATCATTCTTTCGATATTGATAACTTGTCCCGCAGGTTTGCCTGTAGGGTTTCCGATTAACAGCATACATGCAGCGGCACCACCAGCGGGCACCGTGAACACCCCGCTATAGCGGGTTAATGTTGCGGTAATATTAAAGCGCAGGCGTGTACTATCTACATTGTAGAGTTGCCACTCAATAGCATGCGGTGGTGTCCCGCCAACAGTTTTGGCAACAAAACTAAAAATGTATGTACCTTCTGTTAGCCACTGTCGCGGAACTTGGCCGCCACCAATGTTGAAGTAAGTGCCGCTAGTGGTGTTGGCAGGCATCGTGAATTGGAACGCACGCACATTCACCGTATCTGGTGATTGAATAACTTCAAATGGAAGACCTGAAATCCAATTTGGCTTTTCGATTGGGTTGGAAATTTCAGGGCCGAGCAAGTTCACGCCTTGATTTGGAATTCCCTCAAAGCTGCTTTGCAACGCTGTTAATGCAGAAGAGTTAGATGTAACTTTGCCGTCGATTAGTGTTACTTTTGAATCAAGCGACTGTAATGCGCTCGCATCCGCTTTACTCGAAAGTGCGCCGTTGATGCTTGAAATGCTGTTATTTAGTTGAGTAATAGAATTACTATGGGAAGTAATGGTATTACCCTGCTGGCTGACAGTGTTTGACAGGGTGTTAATCGCATTCGCATTGGCTGCAATAGCATCGCTATAAGCTTTTGGAATGGTGTCGTTTACAGCCGTTACATCAAATACTTCGTATGAAGCAAGAATCACAAAGACTGGATTATCAACCGTTGGTACTGGCGGGTTAGTACCGGCAATTACGCGGAAATGACCTTGAATAGTAGAGCCACTTAAATCAGCCCCACCTTGTACGACAGAGTAGTACGTTTCAAATTTGCCAGTTCCTAGATCATTACCCAAGATTCGGATGTATCCACCCGTACCCGTAGCATTACCGATGGCTTGTAATTTTGTGCCTACTGGCATCTTAATAATTTGTTTAATTAAGAATGTCTTATTAGCAGTAAGCACGAGCGTTGGAGCAGTTGGATACCAACCACCACCCAACGCTTGAGTTGCCTTAATAAGCATTTCATGGGTTGAGCCAGTTGGGTTGTCTGTTGACTTGGCTTGCTTAATCCATGAGGTTCCCGCAGGGAAATTGTATGCAGACAAACCGCCCGAAGAGGTAGTTTTAAAAGTTGGATCCTCGCGTAGAGGCTTACCAAGCGATAACAGTCGCGCCAGAACATTTACGTCGTTCAAGTTGCTGTTTGTTAGATCAAGGCTATTGCTAAGCGAAGTAATCTGCCCGCTTTGACTTGAAATCTTGCCCTCGGCTGTTTCCACTCGGCTAGTTAAGTTATTGACCGCGCTTGAATCGGCTTTGTTTGCCAGTGTTCCATTGATTGAGGTGACGCTATTTTGTAGCGATGCAATTGAATCACTTTGATTGGTGATCTTGCCCTCAGCGGTTGCCATGCGTGTCGAAAGTCCACCAACCGCAGTATTTGTGCTGTTGATATTTCCTTCGGCTGTAGACATGCGCGAATTTAGTGACGTAATCGAATCTGTAGCAGTGGTTAGCCGACCATCGATATTGTCAACTTTTGTTTGGGTCGTTTGAATTGCAGAAGCATTGGCGTCAATTGCAGCCTTTGTATCACGAGGGCTTGGACTCCAAGCGGTAGCCTTTGTGCCCGCTTCAATTTGTAATTTACGAATCGTCGGGATACGGCCAGTTCCATACGTTCCATAGAACTCAATTGTCGAAACAGTTGTACTTGCCGTATGCGCTTTTGGACTAACTGTTACTGAATATTTGGCAAATTGATTTACGATAATTGCATTAACGGAAGTAACGAATTGGTGAGCAGAACCATTTGACGAATAAACTTGAACCGGTCCAGCCACAGGAACGCTCATTTCAAACGAAATCGTGATTGGCTTCTCAAGGTTTTCGTCATAGAACGCTTTTAATTCGGCGCTACGTTCATACAGTAAATATTCGCGATTCGTTGCGGCAGTTGAAGTGCGAGGAGCTTCGGAGTTCGCAACAACGTTTACACCACCAATCGTCAATTGACTGTTGAACTTGTCGATTGCGCCAGAGGCGGCAGAATCAGCCTCAGTTTTTGTGTAGTAGTTGTTTAATGCAGACGCGTCAGCTTTAGTTGAAAGCCCCTTCTCAATGCTGGAAACACTGCCCTGAAGCGAGGTAACGGCATTGGCAGTACTTGTTACTCGACCATCAATTTCTGATACTTTTGAATCCAAAGAATTGAGAGCGCTTGAGTCAGCTTTGGTTGAAACGGCTTTGTTGGTAGATGCTAGATCGTTTTGAAGAGAGACAATTGACGACCCTTGTGATGAAATTTGCCCCTCAGCATTAGAAACGCGAGTTGTTAATGCATTTAAAGCCGTAGCATCCGCTTTGTTTGAAAGGGTTCCATTAATCGTATTAATGCTGTTGTTTAGTTGCGTGATCGAATTGCCCTGAGATGTAATTTTCCCCTCGTCGTTCGAAACGCGTGTAGTTAGGTTGTTGATTGCTACAGCGTTTGTATCTAAGGCATTCTTAATCGCATTTAGATCAGCAGGACCCGCCGTCCACGTAGAAGCAGGCTTTTCGGAACCGACAGACTCTTCTAGCATCAACATATCGATGAGGTATTCGCCGGCAGAAGGCCCCGAAGGGTTGCCTACAACATAGACGGTTGCGCCGATTGTGTTTGCAGGTGAGTTGACTGGTTTAAAGGAATAACGTTGACCGTTAGCGTTTGGAGCAACGTAAGAATCTGTTTGACCTTGTGGAAAAATGATTCCGGCATTTGTTGTGATGTTTCCAGTGCTAGGGTCACGAATAAACCACATGATGTTGAAACGGAATGATGGAACGGCCGTTGATAAAGCCTTCAACCAAGCGCTAAATGTATAAGCGCGCCCCGCCTCAACTTGCATCGCCATTTGTGATGGCGCTAGAGCGGCCTGAGCGGTGCCGAAATACACATAATGAGCCGCCGCCGTGAATGACACTTTGTAAGCCTTACCGTTTCGACGTAACGCAGAGTCCACTAAAGCTACGGTACGACCTGCTCCACCTAGAGCTGGAAGTTCTTGTGGGTCCGAGAAGGGCGCAACAATGTTATTAATGCCTTTTCCGCTGCTTAATTCTGATTTAAGAGCTGTAACGGAGTTTGCGGCAGCGTTAGCCTTGTCTACCGCTGTACTTGCGGTTTGTTGAGCTGTAGCAGCAGAATTAATCGCTTCGGCGGTTTTGCCCTCGTTTGTGGTCAAACGGGAATCAAGCGACGTGATTTTCTGAGCATTGGCATCTGTATTCGTGGCGTTCGTTGTGATCTGCTCTTGCAAGCTAGATAACGAGCCTTTAGTGCTTGATTTGAACGTCTCAATGTTGCTTAACAACGCAGCGTCTTCTGACTTGCGTTGAGTTGTTTCTGTCGTGAGACCGTCTTTCAGATTAGAAATTGCCACTGTGCGTGCATCTGCTTCATCGGCGATTTTTTGGTTCAACTGATTTGTTGAGGTTGTTAAATCGCTGGCAACTTTTGACGCTGCGGACGCTGCATTATTCGCGGTTGTTTGTGCGTTCGTTGCGGCTGTATTGGCTTTCGCTGCCGCTGTAGAAGCGCTGTTCGCCATCGTTTGCGCAGTAGTTGCAGCTGAAGTGGCCTTATCTGCTGTGTCTTTGGCTTGGTTTGATGCGGCAACGGCTTGATCTGCGGCGGTCTTAGCGGCATTTGCTTGGTTTTGAGCGGTCGCGGCAGTGCTTTGAGCCTCTTTGGCTACGTTTTGCGCTAAATTTGCCGTGTTCTTAGCGGTAGCCGCTGCATCTTTTGCGGCATTGGCAGTTTGCTCAGAGGTATCAATTTTTTCCTGTAAGGCAGTATCTAAAACGCTTTCGTCAATATGCCCAGAAATAACTTCAAGTACTTTATCCGGGTCAATATCTGGTGCAGCCGATACAACATCAGACCATTCGCCAGAGATTCCGAATTTGTCCACTAAGCGAGCGCGGAACCAACGCGTATCACTCAGGTTTAAACCTGTCACTTGGTGGGCTTTCATTGGGTCTGGATATGTGCCTAGTAGAGCAAAGTTAGCTTCTAATGAGTTGTCTAGGCTCATTTGAATCTCTACGTGATCAACGCCTTTGGTGCCCGGCGCGTATTCCCATGCAAGGTCAATGGCAAACATTGCAGGCGTAGCTTTAAATAAGCCTAGTTTTGGCAATACCGAAGCTTGGCCATTAACTTTTGTAGGAATAGAGTAGGTTGCTGGTGAACGGCTGCCAGTGGACGAAATAGCTACTACTTGAGCCACATATTCACCCTCGTAGACATTCTCAATCTCTACGCTTAATCCTTTTGTAATTGGAAGTGTGAACCAGTTACCTTCGGTTTTCTTATACTTAACTTCGTAAGAAACAGCGTTCGGCACTTGCTCCCAATTGATCGACATGTTTCGAACCGTAATACCCTGTTCGATACGTGCTTCTTCAATGATTTCAACATTCTTTGTCGCCTCAATGAGTGACGGCGAAATGATTGTCACATTCGGACTATCAAGCTGAATGTTGCTTTCGATGAAGTCGAATTTGCTTGGGTTGTGAGCGATTGTAGTGATCGTGTAAGTTCCCGGAGCATCCTCGCTGTCACCAATGGCAACTACACGCGCAAGTTGAGGCTCTAACTCTGGAGACTTAACAATCCAAACGGCGTTATCCGTTGGCAATGTAGAAAGCGCAGTATCCCAGTTGATAACCGAGTTGCCTGTTGCTAAGTCAGTGCCAATGGTCTTGATGTTACGTTCGACAAAATCACCACTCGCCAAGCGCAACATGATTGATGAGTTTTCGTTGAGAATAATTTCAGAATCGAGAGTTGCTGAAGTTGCAGTTGCGCCAATTAAACGACCGCCCATTCGTTTGCCTGAGCGATTAGGGTCTGCAATCTGTACAACGTCACCCGGAAGCACAAAGGAAGAATCAACACCAACTTTGAAGGAAATGGTGCGTGACTGGTTACGCTCTGTATAAAGCAACCATTTACCGATACGATGCGCCTGACCGCGTGATGTACAGCCGAATGATGTAATTTCAGCTTTACGCACGCCGTAACGTTGAATGAGTTCAGGGTCTTCAACATATTCAACGGCGCGTTGATAGTTGCGTTCAGGGTCGTTCCAAGTAATCAAAGCAACTGAATGCATGTCTTTTCGAGACGCGCCCGAATAAACAAACTCACCATTAACAACGTTTGAGGCGTTGTAAAGCATGGTCGGCTGAGTTGGCATGTCGCACATGTAGCCAAATTGAGAGCCAGACCAGTAGGCCATGCCGTTGAATACGGAAGTGATGTCGCTAATTAATTGATAAGCATCTGAAATGCTATTGATTACGGTATTTAATGTGAAACGTGGTTCCTTTCCGCCAAAACCATCATCGACCATTTCGTCACAATATTGACCAATCACATATAAGCGAGCAGGGTTTGCATATGCAGGGTCAACAAATTGACCTAAGCCATAACGCTCGTTGGTAATAACGTCGTAAAGAATCCATGCAGGGTTATCGCTTGGAGCGAGTTTGAAAGTGCCGTTCCAAGTACCTTCGTATTTACGCGTTTTGTAGTCATAGTTAGACGGAACGCGAATGAGTAAACCGTCAACTAAGTAAGAACGGGTTGGAATGCTTTGAAATTGTTCTGACGAAATACTCAATCCAAAAACGGCTGAGTTTGGATAAGACAAACGCGAACCGATAATTACCGAATAACTATCAAGGTAAATATCGTTTGAAGTTGATGATTCATTACTCTCAGGACTTACGCGCTCAATCTTGATCGTCCACATTGTTACGCGTGTGCCGTCTTCCGTTTGTTTTGGAAGCGCATACTCGTATTGACGCTGATAACGCGAGCGTGTCTTACCTGTGATTTTGCCTTTGCCGATCTCAACAAAATGACTGTTATTCAGCGAGATAGAGAATTTGTACTCGACTGATGAGCCAACAATGTCGCCACGACTGGTTGTACTGATCAAAGATGGTGTAGAGATAATTACACGCGCTCTATCTGCATTTGGGTCTGTAATTGAGAAAGTTGCAGGAGAATCGCGGGTAATAAGCTGCCCAACCGAAGTAGAAGACTCAACAGTGTCGAAACCTTCACCTAAAGATGGCTGGTCTTGGGTTCCTTTAAGCATGGCCCAAGTTACGTTTTGGAAGTTGTACTCCCCTGCCGCGTTCACCAAAGGCGTATCGTTAAGGAAGATTGACTTAGGGCTGTCATCTACCAAGCCACCAATTTGCCCCTCACCGAGCAAATCAATCAAAGACAGGAACGATTTCGATTCAAGATCGTCGTCTGATTCACTGCCCCCTTTGCCACCACCGCCACCGCCTGCGCCTGCGATGACTTTAGGGGCCTTATGTACATCTTTAATAGCTTGATTAATAGTTTGTAGGTTGGTTACTGCTTCCATGCAAAAACCCTTTTACTTGATTCGTTTGAGTGGTTGTAAAAGCTGACAATTCGTTGACAGTCATGCGTACGGAAATAGGCGAAGCACCCGTTTTGATTCGTCCGTAAATCAAAGGAACGGGGTCGCCTTGCTGCACCGTATTGGTGGCGCCTTGAAAGTAATGAGAGGTTCTGGTTGAGCCAGTTTTGACCTTCGGAGCTAGAAGCTCACTTACCCCGCTCATAACAAGCGCAAGTCCGGCTTGGAACGCCATTGGGCCAAGCCAGTAGGAAGCGACCATCAAAACCACACCGGCGATGATTTTTCCCCACTTACCTGAACCCGTAACGACAGGAGCGAAGTGAACGGATTGAATGTTGTTTGCCGAGAGCAAAGTGTCTTTCGTCAAAAATTCCTTTTTGCCGTTCTTGAAGATGCAAAACACTCGGTAGTTTTTGTACTTTTGAAGATTTGCTCGCATCCAATGAAACAAACGTCCTGTGTTTGCATCAATGAGAGCTAATGCTTCGCGTGGAGTTTTGATAGCTAGGTTCCATTCCTTGCCAAACTCCTTGCCCATTGGGCCATGAAGATGAACGCTAACTAGCATTTACGTGTCTCAATCGTCTGATGGTGTGCTTTTCCCAATAGCCGCCGTAGGTATCAATGGTTGATAAGCGACCTTGAACGTGATGAAGAAATTGATTGTTTCCAATGTAGACGCCGACATGGTTTGCGTGACCGCTGGCGTCCGTTTGAAACATCAAAACATCGCCCTTTTGAAGCTCTCCTTCGATTTCGAAAAGACCTTCATTGGCGAAGTGGGTGTCGAAAAAATTTGTCTCATCCTTGAGCCAAAAGTTTTCAAGTCGTGGATAGTTGTTGCTGATCTCAATGTTTAATTCGCGTTTAAGGTAATCAACAACGAGTGACCAGCAATCAAACGTGCCGTACACATATGGACGACCAACGTAAGGTTGTTGGTATCCAGTCGGCTCAAAGTAAATAAGATCGGAAAATTCAAAGCAGTCTGAGCGCTTATAAATGCCCATCAAGAACCACGGCAATTCACTTTCTTCGCACGCAGCTAAATCTGCTGGTGTTGGTCGTGCCGGCTCTTCAACATGGGTATGCCAAACGCCTAAAAGCTCACCTTCTTGCTCCGCTTCAGCCCAAGCGCCGGGATTCATTAAGAAGTTAGTGCGTTTGTTGTGTGCTTCATTTTGCTTTTCGATAACGAGAGTCTTCTTGCCCACCCCCACAATGAAGCCGCAAGCTTCGTATGGGTAACGAAGCTCAGCAATTTCACGGATTCGGGCAGCAACAGACTGACGAGCTTTAGGATTAATCGTCGCCACGTTGAACCCCCGGCATTCCACCAAACGTCAAAACAACATCACTACCTTGTCGGGCTTTGCAGGACGTAAACCGCTTTGGGCAACAGTCCTTATTGATGTCGTTTGTAGGCTGGTCAAACTCGTCGTAATAGCCACCTGAGTAGCCACATTCAGGGCCTCGATACCGCCATGCGCATGAGTTCTTTAGAACTTGTCGATAAGGCAGTTTGATGCCGTCGAAATCAAATGCTGAAGCCAGCTCCCATTCGATGACATCTTTGGTTTCGGTAGCTTTACGATCAACCAGCCACATTTCGTCTGGTAAATGTTGGTCGGGGTTCTCTTCTGGATTGCCGTTGCGGAAATTGACAGCATCAAGATAGCGAGCAAAAGTTCGTTTGCGAGTGATTCGAGCGCCCACCAGATCGTCCATTTGGATGACCATAGCCGAGAACAAACCGCCCACATTGGCAATTTTTAGCTTAGGGCGTGGCAAAGTGCCTTGAGCTGTCTTGTCAAAACCGCTGCTTTCGATTGGCATAGGCTTGTAATTCAAGCCTTGCCAAACGATGTCTTGATAGCCCTGCGCGATTCCTGAGTGGAAACGCATAATTGAGCCGTTTTCAAACATTGTGGTGTCGATTACAAACAACTCCACCAAAGCTGACGGAGAAAGCGATTGAATCTCCGTCTGAATGTTTACAACTGGAATGTTCACGAGTGTCCTTACTCAAATACCTGTTCGAATACCCCCGTTATCTGAAGTACTCCGAACCCGACTTGTTTACTTTTCCAAGACCGGCAGACGTATCGTCCTAATTCGCCTTCTGGATCAACCCACTCAAACGCCTTAACTGCTCCATGCTGTTTAAGGAAAGCCCGAATTTTTCGGTACTCGTCTAAGTTCTTCGTGAACGTGACAGTCCATTTATTCGGTTGGGAGTTAATTCCTGTTGCCAGTCTTGCTTCATATCCATCGCCAAATTTCGTGACTGTAACGAGCGGGGTTTCATCCCGCTCACAGCCTAAATCTGGACTCCATTCAAATTTTAGCATAGTAAGTCAGTCCTGACTGATTTTTTTGATTGATTTTTACTGGTTTGTTGAACGCAACATACCGCCTGGTCGTTTTTGCTTCACGATCTCTTCCTGAACTAATGACTTGACTCTGTTAGACAAGTCTTTCCAGTTGGATTCGTTGTCTCCGCCTTTTGAGCTTTCTGTTGTTGTATCTCCATTGTTGTTGACTTCAATGTTGATGCTTACAACCGTGCCCTCACCAACTGGCGCGCCTCCGTTTAGAGCAACCCCTAAACGTCCTGAAGAATCACGTTGCAATGGCATGACCGCTTCTGGCCCAGCTTCTCCCATTACGCCGTTTGCAAATCCGCCACCTTTGGCAAACTTGAAGTAGGTTGGTGAATCGTAAATCCCATTGGTAAATGCCCCGCCGTTAGCAAAAGCATGTGTACCAGCGCCAAAAGCGCCACCGTTAGCAAAGAAAGAGGAAGCGATAGATGCAGCCGCACCAATCCAGCCACCAGCACCTCCCATACCTCCGCCAGCTCCACCGCCACCGCTAAACAAACCACTAATGGCACTTGCTAGGCTGCTAAAAATTCCACCACCGCCAGCGCCTCCACCGAACAAGCTGCTAAATGCACTGCCGATAGAACTCATTAAGCCACTGCCGTTGCTGAATAAATTAGAGAAGCCCGACTTGATTGTTGAGAAGATGCCGCCACCCGCTCCCTGTCCGAAGATGTCCATGAAGCCAGATTTGATCTGCGCAAACAGACCACCAAGCACTCCACCTTCTGCGCCTTCTAGCGAACCCCCAACGCTTTTATCCATCAATCCGCCGTTGAGGAAGCTAGGTAAGTTAGGGTCCATACCGGCACCACCTTCAAACCCGCCGGCTAGATGGTCAAGGAAGCCACCAGAACCATTGACATAATCAATAGCCCCAACATTTTCAGGCCCTAGTACTGCGCTTGCGAAGGTTGTTAGGTCTTCACCACCAACTGATGATGCAACACCACCAATGACACTAGAAATGCTTTGGCCACGGAGTGCTGCTGTGAGGTTTTGAATTGCTGCGGTGTTGGCATTTACCGCGATTGTGTTAGAAGCCTCCGCCGAGTCTGCTGAAGAGTCACTTGACGCCACCCCAGTCAAACCACGGATTTTGTTTAGCCACTTTCCAACAAATCCACTTTCATCAACGGCCTCGCCTTTGAGTAAGGATTTGCCCATTGAGTAAAGGTCGGTATTAGCGCCATCACCAAGCGCGCGTTTAGACATGTCTTGCCACACGTAGCGGAAAGCGCCTTGTGAAATTTTAGATGCGCTCTCAGACAAGATGCCGCTTAGGGAGACGTCATCGCCTTTCAGGAACTTATTAAAAATGCCATCCGACATTTCAACGCCAAGATCTGAAATGGTTTGACGATATGTGGTTTCGTAATCCCGCCATTTGATCATTGCCTGATCATAGGTGGACATTAGCTCACGGCGGCGCTTTTCCTCTTGAATGCGGTAAAACTCTGAAAACTCTTCTTCAAAGTCTTTGCGTGTCTGCAATAACTTCGCATACAAGTCCTCTTGTTCTTGAGTGCGTTGCTGTACGGCGTCTAAAGAGGCGATCTGCTCGTCAAGTTGAGATTGAATCAACTTGTATGGCTTGATCAGGTCGTCATACTTTTTATTTACCGCTTGTTGGTTTCGCGCGTATTCATTGTCGACAAATACAGATGAATCTTCGGAGTTTGAGTTTTTCGCCTTTTTCGCGTAACCCAAATAATCTGAAGCTGTTTGCATTGCGATAGATGCATTTTTATTTGAAACGTAATTAGGGTCGCCGTATGCGAACGGATTCTTCGCTTCAAATCGCGCAAATTCACGACGTAATGCAGCCAAAGCATCACTTTGATTGTCTATGTCATTTGTTGCATCTTCGAGTGAGTCTTTGAAGTTCTCATTTGCATTTGCTGATTTAGAAACCGCAAATTGAACCGACTTATGCATGTCTTCAAGCTGACGAACTTGAGCCATGTTTTTGAGAATCTGCTCAACTGAAATACCTGTTTTTGGATCTACGGCGTTCCAGTCAATATCCTCTTGCTTCCATACGCGCCCTTTTTGGTAGCTGCGGTTAGCAAATGGGCGATTCTTAGGGTTTCTGCCATCGTCAAAGTTGCCTTGCATCCACTCTTTGATAAATGAAAGCTTGGCGAGTTTGTAGTAATCTGGCGCGCCTTTTTCCAAAACTGAATCATCAAGAACATTCAGCTCCGCAATTTTAGCTAACAGACCTTCATTAACCCCCATGACTTTGCTTTCAAAGTCACGAGTTGAACCACCAGAGCCTCGATCTTTTTTAGGCTTGGTAGCAAGCGTTGGAGAGCTAATATCGTGATTACCAGTTCCCGGCATGAAGCCAGCTGGGGTAGCTGAAGTGTGGTTGTCTTTGTCAGTAGTTGCAGATGTTTTCTTCTGTTCGTCCGAAGTTAAGCCATAGTTCTTTTTGACATGCCCCATCGCTTTGTCGTATTGAACCTTAACTTCATAAGGCATACGTGGGGCTTTGACGTCAGTATGGCCATAACGAGCCCCAGATTGGCTGTACTCGTAAGCGTTAGCCCAGTTCTTGACGCTATCGGTAACTTTAACTCCCTTAACCGTATCGCCAACTTTTGCACCTTTAAGCAAATTCGCGTAACGCTTGGTTACTTCGGTTGAGATGTTATTAACCTTTTCTTGCTTTTCGCCTTCCGTAACTACATGAAGACGCTCTTGCTGCTCCTTAATCTGACGGCGCGTTTCTTGAATTTCAGCGCGGGCCTGTAATTGCTCACCTGTAAAGAACTCTTTAAAGGATAGCCAAGCGCCTTTAAGAGAGTTGATCATCAAATCCCAATTGGACACGATGTCATTGACAATATTTTGGATGTGGGTGTTAATTTCTGTTCCGCCCACTTTGAGCGAGCCGATCCACTTACCAATCGCCCAACCAAATTGCCCCGCCAAGATGAGCCAACCAGCCCAATTGACCACAGAACCCAATAGGCGAAGTGCGCCCCCAGCAAATACCTTAACTGAACCCAAGTGGCCAGATAGCTTGCCTGCAAATCCTTTTACGCCTGCATTGGCGCGTTCTGCGGATTTTTCAGCTGTTGTGCCGAAGGATGTAAATTCAGATGCGGCTTTTCCGACAGTATCTTTGGTTGCGTTGATTGAGGTTTTGGCCGCCCCTGATGCCGTCCCTAAGTTTTTCATTGAAGAAACAATGTTCCCCAAAGATTTAGGCATCAACCCCAACACACCCAATAACATTCGAATAGGCGAGAGCGTTGCCATAATAGTAACTTTGAGCAGGCCAAACCCTACCGTCATCAAAGAAAGCGTGGCTAGAGTTGGATTGTCCTTACCAAATTCACTGAATGAGCGAATGATGCTTGCAAAGAACTTAGGAACTTCGGCTAACTTAGCAAGAAGAGGCTCAAAGGTGACAGCAAAATCAGCCAAAGAAGCTTTTAGAATGTCCATGTTGGCATTCCAGTTCTCGGTTAGATTTTGCATCGCCTCAAGTTCGCCTTGAGATCCCATTGCTGTTTCAGCTGCGTGGTTTGAACGCTCCACAAAACTGCGGTTCATGGTCAACAACATACCGTCAATGGTTTTGTTGGACATGCCCGACTGTGCAAAGAAACGCTTAAATGCTGCGTTTTCAATGTCATCTTGTGTGCGCTGATCTACCAGCTGACCATTTGCACCGATCATTCGCCCTTCGGCGTTGTAGCTATGCTTAGGCGTATTTGCACCAAAGAACTTCTTGAACTGTGCGTCTTGCATCATGTAATCGAGCAATTGACCACGCAATCCAGCAAAGAACTTGATAGGGTCCTTCGACATTTCCTTGACGTCTTTGAAGCCAGCTGTTTTCACAGCTTTCATCATTGCGCCTTGAATTTCTCGCGAGTTCTGGAATTGTTGCGACGTACCATCGGCGAATGCGTCGTTCATAACGTCCGCACCAAGCAAATTGAGAGCCGCCGTGTTGGTTATTGGCTTGCCTGATGCATAAAGGCTCATCATTTTAAAGATGGTACCAACTGAGGAAACGCCACCACCGCCACCGTTTCCGCCGCCAGCTGTCTTAAACTGCTCCATTACTGCGGCGAGTCTAATCCACCCTTCAGAAGACATGGTTTGGCGCAAATCACCAATATTACGGGCCACCGTCTCAATGTCGGCCATCTTGATTTTGCCGCCTGAAGCAACGGCCATTCTGCGGGCAATATCAAATGACTTATTGACTTCGTTAGGGTCATCCATCACCTGCCTTGCTTCGGCAAAACCATATAGATTTTTTACGACGTCTGAATGTGTGCCGTTTTCATAACCCAAAGAACGCAAAAGATATGCATTTCGAGAAGCGCTCGATATGGTTTTGTCGATCGTTGGCTCTTTGTTGTAGCCAATTGCCGTCAGAGCATCGAGACGGGTTTGCATTGCTGCGGTTCTGGATAAGTATTTTTCAGTACTTGCCAAATCCCATGACTTCTCCTTGAAGCGATTAAACTCTTCAGGAGATAAGTTAAGCATGCGAACGCGATCTTCGACATCTTGATAACTCGCCGCTTCATGTACACCCGCAACGGTTGCCGCGCCAGCTCCAACAGCAGTTACCGCTGCGGCCGCTTCGGCATTCGCGCGGTTGATTTCAGCAGCTTCGCGGCGTCGACGCGCTAGTTCCGCTTGGTGGTTACGCTCCTTTAAGCGTTCAAGCCGATTTAAATCGCGCTCTTCTGCTTTGATCTTTAATTCAGCCGCTCTTTGTTCCTGTTTGGAGTTGGCGATCTGTTGTTTTGATTCACGATCTTTAAGGGCGGCCAATCCACGTTCGGCCTTTTCGACGTCCTTAATAGCACGAATGCGTTCGCGCTCTGTATCATTGCGTTTTTTGGCTAAGTCATTTTGTTCTTTTAAAACATCACGCTCTTGGCGTTCCAGACGCAAGCCATCATCAGTGATTTTGATTGCGTTTTTAAGCTCTTTGTTCCGCTCCCGCAACATGGAAACAGACTGTTCAATTGCGAGCTTGGTTTGGCGAAGGGTTGTTAATTGCTCTTCCGCAGCGTTTGCTTTGCCGGAATGGTTTTTATATGCCGCTAAACCGCGCTCAGTTGTCGCTGTGGCGAATTTATTAGCTTGGCTAGTGGCATTGCGCTTAACAGTCTCTAACTTGCGCTCTAGGGCTTCGTATTGCTTATAAAGCTGCTCGCGAGATTTTAAGGACTGTTGGTTTGCCTGCTCTTCCTCAGCGAGAATGCGGCGACGCTCAAGCCAACGTGTTTTTTCCTTTTCCGCCCCTTCGCCAGCATGTTTGATGCGAGACTTGCCTAGTCGCTCTTCGGTTTTACGAACGCGATCAAGTACGGGGTTTAGACCATCAATGGTATTGCCGTAATGGTCGGTGAGTTCTTTAAGGGAAGTGATGGCGCTTTTTTGCTGAGTAGCCGCACCTGTCAGCTTTTCAAGCTTGCGCGAAAGCAAGTCGACGTTCTTGGTAGTTTCGCCAACTTTCTTTTGAGCATCAGTAAATGTTTTGCTTGTGGTGCCTAGTGTTTTTTCAGCATCGCTAAAACGACGATTAAGCTCGACCATCCCCTGCTTTGTATCAGCAAGTTTTGAATCGAGCTTAGTTGACTGTTTACCGAGGTTGTCTAATTCCTTCTCAAGCGCGATTGCCTTTTTGGTGGCTTGCTCAATTGCGGAATCAAATTGCGATGCATCTAACGTGAGGCTGTTTTTAACTTCGCCGCCGCCGATCATGTGTGTTTAACCATCCTTATGTCATATTTCGGAGCGCTTCGAATCCAGCTTCGTCTCTTTCGGTGTTTAAAATTGGGTTGTTATCTCCCTTGATTACTTCGCCAACTTCCTTTCTAAGAGACTCCATTAGGTTCTCAATGCCCTCTTGAGTTGCGCCCATGCTTCCTGCCAGCGCAATTTTTAAGTGTCGGAGATCTCTTTGAGCCTCGATCCGTTCAACACTGTTGCTAAGCAACCAAAATGTTTTGATTGGCATAGCGAGTAGAGATTGATAGGTTTCTGAGTAAAAATGCATTACGCGACAAAACAGGAATCCAAAATCTAAAGATTCAAGCTTTGGCGCAGAGGCACTTACTTTCCCTCTTTGTCTGCCGCCTCATCAGCCTCTTCAGAGTCATTGTCTTGTCCGCTAACAAACGCAACAATTGCTTGAAGTTGAGGAAGTTGAAGCTTTTCGATTTCCTCAACAGGAACGTCTGGAAGGGCAGAGCTAACAACTTTGATGGCAAATTCAAGTTCACGAAGAGGGTCACGCGAAGCTGCAATTTCACGAGCATCTTTGACGAATTGAGTAAATTCCCCAACGCTCATGATTTTGAGTTCATGTTTTTTGCCAGCGATTTCGATAAATCGATCACTTTTAACTGAGATGTTTTCAATGTTTAATAATTTCATTTTTGCGCGTCTCGAATCTGAGAAAGCCCTGCGAATGACAGGGCTGTTAGGAGGTTGTTAAATCAGTCAGTAATGACTGATTTATAAATTAAGCCTTACCAGCTGCCGGATCACCAATAGAGAACAGTTTGCCGTTCTCGTCTGGATACGCGTTGAACTCAGTGTTAAACAAACGCTCATCTTCCAGCTTGTAGCCGAAATCCAATGCGCCAGCAGTTGCCGCACGTTTAACAACAAAGTCGTCAGATTTGTCGGTATCAGGCTTGCCAATTGGGTGCAATACCAATTCTTTTGCGAAGTCGAGCAAGTTGATACCAACGCCAGTAGGAACATCTACGCGTTTTTTAGCAGGGGTTTGAGCGTCAGTAACCAAAGTGGCACCAGGCATGATTTTTACCAAGTTTTCCAAAGTGGTTTCTGCGAGAGGGGCTTTTACAACTACGGTACGACCGAGAATGTATTCATTGATTGGTGTTTGGCCAAACTGGTCAACTTGAACCTTGTGGGTTTCAGTTGAGACAGTTACGTCAACGCCGCCTTTTGTAAAACCTAAGTCCACTCCATCGAACATGATTTTACAAACACCAAGCTTGACGTTTTTAACATCGCTTGCCATTGTCATCTCCTTTGCAAAGGCATATTCAGTCATCCATGACTGATTTTTGGCAATCTATCATAGAGGGGGTTATTTGTCCAGTTTCTTGATTTCTCTAAGAACTTGTGCGCGAATATCCTTCTGAATCTCTTTGGCGTGGTACATGAGCGCTCTATCCATGAAGCGCCCGCCGGCATGAACTCCATTTGCTAATCCCGCCGCCACTGATCGTTCCGAAGGCATGATTGACATGCGCACATTTCCCCAGCCCATGTGTTCGTGTATTAACCAAGCATATTCCCCCACAAAAGCTTCTTTTTTACCGCCGCTTGTAGGTTGGGACATGTTGACATACACCTCCCATCTGGATTGCCCTCGACTAAATTGCCCCAATTTATTTGTACCACCGCCAATTCGACGCACCTTAATTGAACGTCGAAGGTCGCCCTCGTCAATTGGTGTCATATTGATGGCGGTTTCTTTTACCTTGTAGGCACAGTCACGCAAGGTTGTTGCAGCTACTTTTTCGGGCACTTCTGAAAGAGCTTCCAGTCTTGCTCGCAGTCTTCCAAAATTTCCCTTTTTGAACATTTACTCTCCTTTAATTTCATAGCCACAAACGCTGTATTCTGCGGCGAGTTCAATTAAGTTCCCCGCAGACATTGGGTATGCGTTAGGTCGTGTTTTTGGTCGACAATAGTTGAAGTGGAAGTCTCCGACAGTTGTGTCATTGAGTGTGAGAACTTCACTCACCCTTTGCATCCTTTGCTCAGCCAGATCAAAGGAAGTATCTCGGACAATGACTACGAATCCTGTTTTGAAATATCCGGGAAGCTCGTAATCGATTTCCGTTCCGGGTAAATCATTTCTCAACAACACGCCTTTTGGGGCGGAAATTGGAATCATGTTGACAAAGATGGTCTGCCCCGTAATGCCAACCTGTTTAGTCTGAAGCAGCTTAGCTAGTGGTAGTAGATTCATTGTCGCTCCAATAACTGCAACCAACTTCAAAATGGTCTAGGCGACCACTGATTGCAAAACGTGGCTCTTTTGAAACAACGCGAAAATCATGGCTATGTAACTCAATTACACTGTCAATGTCCGCAGTTGTGTTGGGGCTCATCAAGAAGATTGCATCCGCTTGTTGCTCCCGTGCATTTCCTCGTGTTGCGGAAGAGTCGGCTCGCACAGAAGACTTTTCATTCTTGATGACGTAGCGAACGATTGCGCATTTTTCCCTTTTGCGCTTTCCCTCTTGTGGTTGGCCATAAACGCTGTAACCAGCAATCGAACGAACCACGCAAGTTTGATTAGGTCTGAACATTTCCCTCCCCTGAAAAATGATGAGTCATGATTTCCTCAACTAGCCGAGATGGGTCGCTCCACCCACGCCCATGCTTGTCGATCACGCGCAAGTCCAGTTGGCGCATTTTTCGCTGAATTAATTGCCCCTGTGCGCCATGCACATTCGAACCAAGCAGCTGAGCCGCCTTGTTTGAGTAGCCACCTGCAATTGATGCGTTTGCTTGACGAATTAATTGTGTGGTGACGTTGATAATTTTCGCCCGTGTCTCTTTGGACATAGGGTGTGAAGGATTAAGCAACTCCCCTACCGCACTAAGATATGTATATGAGGCGATCTGAACATTGATCTTCGCTCTTTCAATGTCTTGAGGGGTGGGCTTGGACTTATTGCCGCGAACAGTGAAGAAGGCGCCATTTAGCGCCATAACGAAAGTTTTGGTTAGCGCTCCTGCCTGAGCGATGTCAATGTCGTGTTTATTCATTAAGCCCGTCCAATTCGCTTATTTGTCGAAATGAACCCACTCAAATAACGCATGGTCAATTTAGAGACTACTAAATCTAATGGCATGCCTTTTTGATAGGTTTCATGAGTTTCGCCAATTGTTTGTGAGAGCAATCCTTGCTTCCGGCTCATCAATGTGGACTCTCCACCGCCCAAGATTGCATCTGCTTCGGCTACTTGAGCCTTTTTGAGCGCATCGACAAATCGAGCGTCCAAAGCTGAAAAATCTTTCGGGGAAAGAAGGTCGAGGTTATCAACTAAAGTAAAACCTAATTTACAAATGCGCTCGTAGGCCTCAATTAATGCGCTAATCTTCGAATCGAGACTCGCTTCATTCCATGCGCTCAATGCACTGATTGAAAGGGAGCTTAAAGTTGCCTGACTCATCGTTTGGAAGCTGTTAAGTCCGGCAATTAGAGGATCTCTCAATCGAATCGCATAAGCGAGGTTATGCGGTACGATGTTGCCGTCTTGTAGGGTTAGCTCAAATTCAACAACGCGCACTTCGCGAGTGCGAAAATTCAATTTGTTGTCAGTGGTGATGGCATTAATGTCCAGAGCGGCAATGGTGTTGATTTCTGAAGGGATTGTCAGCTCGCCAAGTGTTGTGTCGAATGACCGCATTTGAAGTAACTCTTTGGAGTCTTGGTCAACAACACGGTACTTTGCTTCGGTGACGGCGAGAGGGTTGCCGTCACTGTCGCTGAAATCAACATTTAGCTTAACTGGTGTGCCAACTAAGTAAATGTTCATTAGGCACCTGCAACTTCCAAGATGCGCTCAATCAACACCACAATCGAACCACCCTTTACGCCAACTTCGGTAGCTACAGCGCGAAGACCTGCTAACCCACCTTCTTCTGCAATGGCTTCAAGTTCTTCACGGGTGTATTTTTTGCTTTCAGGTGTAGGGAGTTTGGCATCGGGGTCAGTTGTAGCGACAATGCCAAGTTGTGCCACTTTATTTAGATGCTCTTCAGCTTTGATTGCATCATCAATTTGAGCCTCAACCATGCGTTGATCGTATTCAGAAGCTTCCTGTGAGTTTAATGCGCTCGTATTTGCGTTGGACACCAACAATTCAGCCGGGTTGGTGGATTGTCCATTTTCCCACTCGGCGCCAATTGTGCTGCCAATGCGTACCGCATGGACTGGCAATACATCCATAGCAGAAAGACCGTTTTCGAAATAAACGGCGCCCATATGCCCAGTGAAGTTTTCATAGCCCTTAGCTGTTAATCGTAGTTTCATCTGACTTCCTTGTCTTAGTAGATTTTTGAATGATAAGTTATTGGTGATCTTGCATCAATTGAAACACAACAAAAAAGGGACTAAATAGTCCCTTTTATTGTAAGTCAGTAGTGACTGATTTATTAGATGTTGGTAACACCTTTTAAACGCGCTAAAGACTTAGTTGATTTCAAGACTAAACCAACATACCACTTCAAACGGATACGGGTTGCGTCTTTGTTTTGTACAGTACCGATGTTTTCAACAACGATACCAGCAGGGCCACCGCCGTAGATGCCATGAAGGCCGTCTACTTCGTTTGCACGGATTGCGTAAATTGAACACGTTTTGGTATTAGTGCCCATCACTTCGTCAGCTGGTAAGAACTCGTTCATCACAATTGGCACACCGTTGTGTGTCAACATTGGACGACCAAAGTTTTCAACCATCTGCATAACAGCGTCAGTACCCGATGTTACACGGAGTAAGTTACGGTACGCGCGAATTGTACCGCGACGCATTACTAAACAGTCAGCTCCATGAGGAACCTTGTCGAGTAATTCATCTAACAACGCTAAAGTGATACCGCCACCATCTGGGCCGGCGCTAATTGTTTGCTCTTCAGTTACAAGTTTTGCGATACCGTCAAATTCTTTTGGATTAACAGAAGCATCACCAGTAGCTAAAGTTTTGTGGAATTTACGACCTACACCCTTCGCCTTTTGCGTCACTTGGATCGCCATTTGGTTGTTGGTGTCATCCATAGTGGAATCAAGGAATTTGTCAATGTCGACGTCGCCAGCCAAAATACGTAACTTGGCAGTGACTTCTTCGAACGTTGATGCAGACTCTTTGATTTCTTCGTTTGGATCTAAGAAATCAGCGTCAGCTAACGTTTTTTCACGGTTATAGACGTATGCTTTCCCTTTCACGCCTACAAATGGAAGAAACGCAAACATTTCGTCCTTATCGATAATTTCCTCGACCACACCCGAAACGAGTTGGTTATTACTAAGCTTCGCAGCTTCTTCACGTAATAGTGGCATTTAACTACTCCATTAGTTAATTTGCTCAATGAGATTGTCGGATTTACTAACTCTCTCTAGCCACCGATTGATCGAGAATCCTACTACAAAGGATTCAAAAGATCAATCAGTAATGACTGATTATTTTTGCTGAAATGCCCGAACTGTAAGGTTCGGGCATCATTTATGGGTTACTGATTAGCAAACAGCTCACTCAAGCCATTTGAAATTTTGGCAGTTGAAGACAATTTAGCTTCTGGTTTAGGCGCGCCTTGTTTTGGATTTGGCTGTGAACCAGCTCCTTGTTTTGATTTGGCTTTGATCATGTAATTTGCATCAGGGTCCATTGATACAATTTTTTCTAAAGCTTTATCAAAATTTACAGGGTTGCCATGACTATCGACGATCTTAGTTCGCTCTGCCGCGCCGCGAGGTTTGTCATAACCAACCACTTTGCCATCTTCAATTTCAAAGTGATTACCATATAACGCACGTAACTTAGTTGGCGTGTAAATTAAATCTTGTTTGATGTATTGAGATTGGTTGAATTGAGCGCCAACCGTCAGGTCATTGATCATTTGAGACTTCGAAGCATTGGCACCTTCAAGCTCTGCGATTTTTGCTTTTAGGGCATTTACTTCTTTAGCATGCTCTTCGGCCATACGCGCTTTCAGACGTTCAAAATCACCCTTCGCTTCAAGCTCTTTGGTTTCTTTTTCCTTCTGTTCGTTAATTGCCTTGCGAGCGATTTCAGGGTCGATGTCGATATATCGCGCCTTCAGTTCTTCAAGCTCCTGCTTCACTTTTTGAGCTTCGGCTTTTTTCTTCATTACTTCTTTGAGTAATTCAGCTTCTTTGTCAGTCGGCTTGTTTTTACTTTCATCGTCGGCTTCTGAGTCTTTTTTAGTAGGTTCGGTAGGCTCTTTTTTCTCGTCACCTTCCCCGCCTTCGCCGCCTGAGCCGCCTCCTAAATCAGAACCTTCACCATTGGCTTCTTGTCGAAGTAAGCCGCCATTCATTAAAAGTTGCATCCATAAAGGCATATCGATCTTCCTTGTGCTAGTCTCTTAGCTACAGTCGTTCCCTTGACTGTTACTTTGTTTGTTCGGTCACTTGGCCTTGACGATTATTCTTTGTCGCTTTGGCCGCTTTGTTTCCTTGAGGGTTTTTTGCTTTAGCAGCGGTCTTATCTTCCGCTCCGTCATCATTCTTTTTGATGCTGGTGCGGTTTTTAAGTTGGCCCGTGCTGGTTCCGTCTGTGATTTGTGACGCCAATTCAAGTGGGTCAACCGGCCAATCCTTCAGCTCTTTAAGCATCTTCTCTTTGAGTTCCTTAGCTAACTGAGGGAACAACTTATCAATCACAGCTTCCATTTGAGTACGTCTTACCGTGTCTGGCGCTTCGATCAACATTAGGCGTGCAGAAATATCAAATTCGTCATACAAGCCACGAGTATCGAAGTTGTCAGGGTATGAGACGTATGAGTCTTTATCGTCGATTCTTTCGCCGTTCCATTTGGCAACGAGTCGAACGATCTTGTTTTCGATTGTTTCAAGTGAATCAGCTTTCGCTGTAAGCAAGGCGTTTACACGTTCAAAGTCATAAGCTTTCGCTACGCCCGAACTGTTGTCGATACCTACCGCATTGTCCTGTTTTGTGCGCTCTCCTGCTAAACCGACAGTGTGATAAATTTCTCCAATGATCTTATTGATAGTGGTCATCAAAAGATCAGCCTGCTTTACGTCTGGCGATAGATAGAAAGGTTGAGATCCACCCTCTCCATCATAGAGGAACACTCGTTTAGTCCCCATTTCCAAGAGCTTGTCATGGCTCTCTTCACCCGGCATTAGGTTTTGGGCCGGCATCGCAAGTTGACTGAAGGTTTGGTCTTGAATGATTGCATCCAAGTTTGAAAGGTAATTGGCTGTAGCGCGGTCAAGATAAGCAATGTCATCAATAAGTGCCGGAGCTGAATATTGATCATCACCAATAATGTTATCCGCCAAAATAACAGGTACTTCGCCGAGATCATGATTGCTCGAATCAACCAAACTCACGGCAACTTTTTTACCTTTACCTTCTTTTACTTCATAAAGCGCCCAGTGCTGCTTCGTCCAAAGTCTGAAGCGATTTACCGGCTTTCCTGAAGAGTCAAATGGGTCTTCGTCGTCACGCCCGATTTCATGAATTAAAATCCAATTTAATTCGCCGTTTTCATCAAATGAGTAATCCAAGAGTCGTTGCGGCTCAACAATGTAACTGTAAGTGTGTAAGTTGGCTTCAACCTCATCTTGGCGAGAAACAATTTCCATGTCGGCGCGGCTTCTATCGACAACGATACCCACTCGCCCAAACAAAGAAGTTTTCTTACTAACTTGACGAACAAAATCATTGATCGTTAAGTTTCCTTTGGTTGCTGACTTCCAAAAATCAATAACACATTGAGGCGCATCTTTATCATTACGAGTGATAGCCTGCTTGAACAGGTACTTGTTAATTAAATCAACAACTTCACGCGTGTGATTGAAGCGATAAGCACGCTCAATTCGATTTTTGAACTCCTTGTCACCCTCTTTGATGTAGCGAAAAATATTGGAACTAAACCATTTGCGCCCGCCGTTGTATGTTTCCTCCATGAAGTTCCAGTGAGCAACTAACGCTTCGTACTTTGGATGCCGTCTCTCGATCAAAGTGCGTAAACGTGCTGGGTCACTGATAACGGAAGTGGCGTTTTGCTTCGCTTCTTCAGCTTGCAAATCAATTACTGCCGATTCTCCGTGTTTAAGATTCATCCTTTCCTCTTTATCAGTCAGTAGTGACTGACTGTTACCTTAAATTGAAATCCCACCAAAGTCGATTTTGCGTACTGGAAACTCAAGTTCGATTGCGTACCCTGCTGCGTCAGCACTATGTTCTACACCAGCCGACTTGTCGACGTCTCGAGAACCAGGCTTATAAATGGTTTGCTCGAAGGAGTTAATGAGATGTTTGCACTTCTCATCAATTCTCATTCGAATAGAGCCATCTGCTGACATTAGCATTCGGTTTACAGCGTTGACCCTATCAGCAATCATTGGATGCTTTTTGCGATACTTGATATTCTTGAAACCCATTTCTCTTAGGATGTCCAAGTCTGTCTCGCCTCGCGCATGCTGCCTTTGTCCGCCAGCTGGGTCGGGGTAAATAACAATCCGCGATCTGTGCTTCCAAAGTTTTTCATCTAAAGCTCTACACATGTCTTCAGTGTTTGAGCCAAACTGAACAACTTCATCAACCGCCCAAAGCTCACCGTTTTCTTGAGGTTGAAACAAAACGGCGCTCATTGGGTCAATGTTGAAGTCCATCCCAACCCAAATCGGCAAATTAGGGTTAATTTCGTATTTCCCTACATGCAGATTTCGGTCAAATGGATAGTAAACACGACCACTCATGGTTTCGAATGACGCTAAAAACTCCTGTTTGAAGGATTTTTCATCCATATCTGCTTTAGCGGCGGCTAATTCAGACAATGGAATGAATGGGGATGTAATCGTTGGAAACTGCCATGACTCCCATTGACCAGATCTAACTTTTTTAGGGTCTTGCCCTAATTTGTAGACGGTGTAGAGACAGTTGTAAGCTTTTGGCGTACCGATGAAGATGGCGTGACCGCCTGTATCTGCCAGCGTAGGACGTAACACTTTTGTCCAAGTGTCTTCGTCCATGTCTTGAAACTCATCGAGAACTAGAAAGTTGATACCGACACCACGTAGGGAGTCGGCTTTGTCAGCACCCTTCAGCTCAATTCGTGATTTATTAACCAATCGGATTGAAAGGTTTGACTCGTTGACCTTCGCAATCCAAGATTTAGGGATGGCGTCAAGCAGATCATTCCACATAATCTGCTTGGCCATCTTGTATGTTGGGGCAACATACCAGACCTTTTGCTTTGGAATGCGCGCTTTGGAAATCATCAAAATCTTTGAAAGTTGACTCTTACCCCAACGACGCCCCGCCACAACTACGCGGAAACGCGCCTTTGATTGGTACACCTGCATTTGTTTAGGATGCAGACTGAGTTTTTCTTTGATTCCCATTACTAACTTGATTTAACTTCCACTGTCTCCTGTACTGGTTCCGTCCCTTCAATTTCGAACTCGTTAAAATTACGCTCACGTAATTCCTCGATTTCGTCAGCCGTCAGCTCGGTAATCTCCAACGTAGCAAGCTCGTTGGTATCTACGGCATCTGGTCGGTCAAGACCCAATACAGACCATCGTTCCATGCGGGCTTTGGCAAGCGCTGTGATAGCAATATCTAACGCTTTAAGATTTGGAGCTGCGGTTGCGAGCGGCTGGTTATTCTTCTTTGCTGTAAGAACTTCCTGCCAAACCAGCTTTGCAATATTTTGAGATATTGCGTAATGCTCGTTCTTCGTCTCACGGATTCGCTGAGCATGTAACGACGCCTCTTCCGTTGCGGCTTGCTGAACTGCGTCGGCAATCTTTGCCCTGTGCTGCTCGGCATTTTGTCGGTACTTAACGCCTGCTTTTGCCATGTGCTGTTGAACGGCAGACTCCGATACGCCCAACTTCTTTGCAATTTCCTTGCGAGTCGCATCACCATTCGCCCAGAGTGCTTCTGCCTCCGCCCATTTCTTCAATGGAACGGATTTGCGTTGGTTGGTCATTCGCTTTCCAAGAAGTTGAAAAGGGGTGGCTCCTACTTCCTGTCTGAATCACCCCGTCGTTTTGGCTGAGGATACTTATAAATTTAAATTATGTCAATCAGTAGTGACTGAACTTTTAATTAATAAAAATAAGAAAGTGCATACCATAGCACACACGCTAGGGCTTCATTCTCGCTGTCAAACGGTCTAGTTACGCATTGTTCACCGCCAAAACAGAAGAGTGCAGCAAATTTATGTTCGATGTCTCTGGCTGGCTTGTGCGTCTTTTTAGCGCTATAAGGGACAGCTGGAACAATAAGGGGGTCGATTTTAAGTTTTTCTAGTTCAAGCTTTGTAATTTCAATATCTTCAGAGTATCTAGGGGCCTCAAAACATCCGGTGTCATCACATCGAATAGGCTTTCCATCAAAAAGCATTGTGTCGTGTCCGAGGAGCGAATCAATATCCGTATCTGTATCCGCTCCCGCCTCGTAATCGTAACCGATGATGAGGGCTTTGTGTTCATCTAGGGTCATTGGGAATCCTATTCTTAACCGCTATCAATTATTACTTAGTCAGTAACTAATGACTGAATATATTAATATAATGATGAGCGTAGGAACACCCAAGTCACCCAATTAAATTGCGGTTGAGTCATCTTCGACCAGTGCGGTTTTTAATCCAGTAGAACCGCTCGGCTTAGGCATGTACTGTTGCGCCATATATTCACCTGTTGGTGTAGCAATGTATGTGACATGTCTACGGCCACGGCGTTTTTCACTGCCTTTGGTGATGTACTTATGGTTTTTGATGAGCGACCGTATGGAAAACTGCAATGCCTGTTTCGTCGGCTTGTAGCTTAGCTCATTGAGAAGTTGATCTAGGTCTAAGTGAGTGCCGTCGGTATTCTTTTTAAATACCAGCAAGAGAATTTCAACTTGCTTCGGCGTCAAATTAACTGTCATAAGCAATGTCCTTTTCGCTTATTGCGTTGAGATTTAACGGCTCGTTAGGTAACTGGTTTTCAAACGCCATCAAAGGCAGACGGATTGGAAGTTTTGGTTTGGTTCCCGCTTCTTTTGCCGCTTTAACGTCGGGGTTTACGTACACGCCGTATAACGGCGAAGCAAACACTAGCTGTTGCGTGTTTTTTAAGAGCTTTTCAATCGAGAGTGAGTCGACTCGCTTCGTTCCATTCATGCGGTTGTCTCCTGATTTCTCCATCGAACTAAAGGAATAGTAAAACTTACGCATTTCGGCCACGCATTTTTCCCGAACTGGCGCGGGCATTTTTTCGATTTCCTGCATTACGCCAACAAAATCAGTCGGAATCGACTCGAACCAACGACGGAAAAATTGTAATCCGCGTTCATAATTGGTGGCTCGTTTTGGTGGGGCGAACTGAATGCCGGCTTTAGCGGCAAATGGGTTGAATTTTGACATCGAGCTTTGAAACTCAATTAACAAACAACCACTCATACGCATCATTAAATTTTGCGCACGATAAGCAATCCCAGCGCCGCGATACATGGTGTCTAAAACCAGTCGCGAGTTTGTGCAGGCGTTGTTATTTAACCATAGGGCGCGGTGTCGATTGATCAAACGTGAATCTTTACCGTTGGTATTGGGGCGCAAATGTTCAAACAGTTCATTTCTGCCTGATAGCAGCATTTTTGGAACCGTCATAACGCCGACGCCGATAGTTTGGCCATGCAAAACAACACGCCAATAACGCGGCCCGATGCCTAAAGTGTCCGCCTTGTAGTGGAGTTCATGCAGAAGCTCCCAATCCTCCTTTGTACCAGGCTCAATGTAGATTTCATTAAGCAGTGAAAGAAGGTGGTTAGTTGGAATCGGTTTTCGAACAATGAGGGCATCCTGATTGTCCATCAGAATTTCTTGCATATTTCATCCCTGAAAAGAAAGTGGCCCGTCTGGGCCACCGTTTTTAGAAGCCCCAGCTGTCCATTTGGGGAATGATGTTTGCTGGAGCGCCCATCAATCGCGACACTTCCTTGTCGGCTTCAAAAACAATCGTGACCGGCACCTGTCGAATACCCAATTCCATGAACTGGTCTTTGGTTTCATCTGACAGTTCCACCTGAATCACTTCAACGCCGCGCTTCTCTGCCTCTTCTAACAAGAGCGGCTTGTATCGTTTACACGGCCCGCATGTTGGGCTTGTGAAAACTTTGATGTAGCGTTTAGGCGCTGTTGTTTCTGCAGCTTCGGCAGTGTCTTGAACTTGAATTTGTTCTTCAGTTGTCACAGCCGTTGCTGTTTTAGTTGTGCGTGGTGGCATCGATTTCTCCTTAAATCGTTGATTTGTATTCATCATTTCGGTGGATTACGACCTTTTCACGGTATTTTTTGACGATCGTGACATTCGGCGCTAGGTCTTCCACCATATCGTCGTGAGTAGTCGCCACTAAAACGGTGGCCCCGACTTTTCGAGCGATTTTCTGAAGGTTGTAAGCGATAACTTTTGCTGTAGTTCGGTCGAGAACAGCTAAAAATTCATCTGCAACCCATACTTTGGCTTTGGATTCAATGAGTTTGGCTAAGCAAAAACGGTATCTTTGACCGTCAGACAGCTCATTTGGTTTGCGGATAAACAAATAGGCGTCGTTTAACCCGGCAATTGATAGAAGATTTAATGCCTCGTTCAGATCCTTACCGATCTGGTCAATCAAAGGCTTATCTTCAAACTCAATAGCATTAATATCTGACACAGAAAGGCCGTCAGCTGACATAGCTTTTGATAGTTCGCGTAAAATAGTGGACTTGCCACTACCTGATTGACCTGTAATGTAAACAATGTCGCCTTGATCAATTGGCAGATCCAAATTATCAAAGACAACAAAGGTTTTATCATCAAGGCCAAGACCAAACGCTTCAGCGACTTCCAGAACGCGTTCACTTCGATTCACTTCCGTGTCAAATTTTTTGTCTATTCTGTATACGGTCACTGTGCCACCTGATTTTTGATGTACTCAATGAATGCATCCGCCCCTTCTAGGCCTGTTTCGCCTTCTGCCACAGCCATAAACTGAGCGACAAATCGTTCATCCTTGCCTTTGATCTCTTTGAAGCCCAAAGCCTTATCGATCCGAACAGCTCGCGCGTCCGTTTCTTCGATCTTTTTGATGGTTTCTTCTGTTTGTTTGGCGATTTCACTGTCGAGATCCAAAACAATTGAATCCACATTCATTCCCGACAGGTCGGCAACTACGAAGTTGAGTTCCTTTTTGTCGAAAATGCCTTCCAAATCAAAGTTAAGGGTCTGAAGTTCTTTTTGGAGAAGGTCAGTGTCGATGTCACCAATGGCAACGCGGTTGTCGGCCAAGCGTGCCGCGCGAACTTGATGTTCATCAAGGTCAGATCGAACTAGAACTGGAACAACTTTCAAGCCAAGAAGCAAAGCCGCCTCGCGACGACCATGCCCCTTGATAATTACGCCTTCCTTGTCCACGACAATAGGTTGATCCCAACCAAATTCTTTAATTGACTGAGCGATTCGTTCAACTTGTGCTTTGTCGTGGATTTTTGCATTCAGTTCGTATGGCTTAACTTCATCAACATTCCATTGTTGAATAATTAATTCCATAGAGTGCTTATTCCTCTTCTTCGTCGGACTTGGTGTGAATGGCAATGCGCGTTTCGAGGATGTCTACGTAATCTGCCAGTACATCAAGTTGGTCTGCCATTTGGAACCACTCAACTTCAGTCACATCATCAGGCTTACCTTTCAACATAAAGGCGTGAAGTTTATCGCGACGCTCTACTTGTTGAGCTAATTCTTCATAAAGGCGATCCAAGAATGTTTTGCCGTCCTCTAAAGCTTGTTCATAGAGTTTTTGGCAAAGTAAGTAACCTTCTAACTTCCAAATTTGACGACGGGCATTTTCAAAAGCCGCCTGTTCGCCTAATTCTTGGACGAAATTATCTGGATGCGCACACGCAGACTCACCAACGATTTCAAAGCCATTTTTTAGCGTCAAAACACAAATTGTTAGCTTGCCCCCTAATACATGAAAGGCTTTTTTAACAATCTTTTCGTCGATTTGCTCTGGTGATAGGCGCGGCGCGGTACGTTGCAACTCCTGCAAACGCTGTTCAATTTCTTGTTCGTTCATTCTCAGTGTCCTTACTTGAGTACGATGTGGGCTAAAGCGTCCCCTGCGTTAATCATTGGGTCGTCATCGTCATATCCTTGTGACTTAATAACGGCCTGAATGCGATCAACTACTTTGTCCACTTGCTCCACAGGGACTTTGAAACGCATGATTTGGTGTGTTTGAACCGCCTTTCCTGAAGGCAATTCAATGTCTTCTTCTGGCAAATTGAGATCAGCTAGAGCATCTAGGGCTATAGTTGAATTAGAGAAAATCGTGTCGATGTCAGAAGAAGTGAAAGGCATGAACGTAGCGAGGTCTTCGGGAGTACCAATGTCCGCAAAGATTTCTGCCAATTTTAGTGCGTCGTCAGAACCGTACCGCCCGTTATCGAGCAGTCCAATTTCTTTTGCTTCAACGTCGCTGATTTTTCCAAGATTGAAAGCGGGCACCTTGTCCACTTTCATTTGTTTTGCGACTAGAGCGCGATGTTCCCCTCCGATAATTTGGAGAGTGCCATTGTTGAGTTGACGCACAACAATTGGCTTGAACATCCCACGACGCTCGATGGATGCCTTTAACTTAGCTTCATTTTCTGGCGACACGATGTTTGAGTTCCACGGGTTAGGCTGCAACTGTGCAGGGTCAACCCATATGAGTTCGTGTGTCATAATTACTAGAAGATCAGTCAGTACTGACTTATACTTTGCCATAAATATAAGTCTTTTGCAAAAGGAATAAATATGTCAGAGGTAGTTACGATTGCCGCCGACGCGGTAAATGCCGTGCTGAGTCAGCCCAGCACAAAAGTAAAACTAATCGTTCAAAAGGCGCTTTCGTACCAAGTTGACGGCGCTGAAACAATGGCTGTTTTTAAACAGCATAAGTGGGATGGCCGTTCGTCCTTCTTTGTGTATAAAAATTGCTCCTTCCCTGCCGGCTTTCTTCATTTCGTCGCTGCCAATCTTCGCCGTGAGGGGTACAAGGTCAATATTGTTCGCAAGCCCTTCCCTGCCCCTTTAGGCCCTGAGCGCCCACAGGTAGACGCTTTTGGTTATGACTCTAAATATGATTACCAACCAGAGGTTATGGACAGGTTGGTAAAACATGGCCAAATCATTGCTCAGATTGCTACAGGTGGCGGTAAGTCACGTATTGCCCGTCTTTGTTTCGCTCGTATTGCTCGCCCTACCCTCTTTCTCACCACGCGCTCAATCCTGATGTATCAAATGAAGGATGCGTTTGAGAAAGATATGGGCATTCCATGTTCTGTCTTTGGTGATGGGCAATTTGGCAACGTGAACGCTCAAGGTCAGACGACTATCAAAATGATGTCGGTTGGCACAGTACAGACATTCATGAGCAAGTTGGAAGTCACCACAATTCAGGAAGAGTTCAATGTTCTGTTCAATGCCGTGCAGGAGAAGTTCAAAAAAGAAATTGTGGCATTGAAGGGCAAGTTAGCGAAAGCCAAGAAAAGTACAGCTGAAATTACAGCTGCTACAAATGATCTGATTTCTAAACAGCAGGCATGGTTGAAGGCCAACAATCAAGACATGGCCAATAAGGCCAAAGCCAAATTTGACGAAAAGAATATCGAGCGTCAAAAAACCATCAAGCTTCTTTCCATGTTCGAGTTCGTAATTTTGGAAGAGGCGCATGAAGCTTCAGGTAATTCTTACTACGAAATCTTGCGCTATTGTAAGAATGCTCATTACCGCTTGGCATTAACCGGTACGCCGTTTATGCGTGAGAGCGAAGAGTCGAACATGCGTCTAATGGCATGCTCTGGCCCGATCGCAATCAAAGTCACTGAGGAAATGCTAATTCAGCGCGGTGTACTTGCTAAGCCTTACTTCAAATATATTGAGCTTCGCAAAAAGCCAGATCACCTTCTCCGCACTACTGGTTGGCAATCGGCATATAGATTGGGTGTCACAGAAAATGAAGAACGCAATTTAGCTATTGTGAGTGAGATTATTCGAGCCAAAGCTTACGGTTTGACGTCGATGATTCTTGTGCAACATACATCGCATGGCGAGCATTTAAACGAGCTTTTAACGCAATATGGTTTACGTGCTGAGTTCATTAAGGGTGAAAACAATCAAGCTGAGCGCAAACTAGCGTTGAACAAGCTTGCCAGTGGTTCGGTTGATGCGCTAATTGGTACAACCATTTTGGATGTGGGAGTAGACGTTCCAGCTGTGGGTATGATTATTCTTGCGGGCGGCGGTAAGGCTGAAATTGCATTGCGTCAACGTATTGGTCGCGGTTTGCGTGCGAAGAAGATTGGTCCAAATGTGGCGTTCATTGTCGACTTTACAGACCATTGGAATACACATACCAAAAAACATGCTACGCAGCGACGCGAGATTGTTTTGCATACTAAAGGTTTCGGAGAGAACATTGTTAATGATTTCAATTTTGAACAATTAGGCTTCACCAGATTGTCTGCATAAGAAAGGTTGCCACTTTAATGAGTGGCAATTCTTTTTGTGACAAAGGTTTATGTATATAATTACTTGCGACAAGACAGTTTTTAGAGAAAGTTATGCCATCGTTTGATTCAAAGAAGTTCTATGACGAAAAGGGTTTGGTACGTAAGCCATTCACTGTGACGCAAGAAGCCTCAGAGATTATTGCTCGTTTCGCTGAGAAGTACCCTACCCTTACGCAAGGCGATATTGTCTCGGTTTTGGCAGGTTTTCTTGAAGATGATCGCATGAGCTATGTAGTTGAAGAGGCTTGTGCTAAATTCGCTGAAGCCAAACCACCAAAAATTCATGCGAGAGCTGGTGGGCGGCCAAAAAAGAAAACAGAAGATTCTTAATACTTTATAAGGTAAAAAATATGATGGTGTGGACTCCTACAATTGAAGCGCGTAAAAATTCTGAATAACGATATTGAGTATGCGGGAATCAGGCTTTCCGACAAGGATGTGGAAGTATAAGGACTCATTCTCCGGCAGCCAGTCCTGAAAATATAAGGACGTTATAGGAGGTCGGAGATTTAGGAAGGCTATGCATCCGGGGTTGAGCGAAATCTCTAGGACTTCGCTACTCTCTGTCAATTTAAAACTATGCGCTTGTTTGTATGTTCGATATATGTGCATAAGAGCGCGAGACACACATAAAATATAAACGTCATAGCAAAATACAGCTTTGCAAAACTCAATGACACTTCACCGCTAACTGTATAAAACACCATTACAGCAAGCATGATTAAAACGAACACATTTATGATAATAATTATTAATGTTTTCATAGCATCGCACCTTACAAGCTACTGACCGCTTATGCAGTCAGTAGTGACTGACTTTTAAATTAGCGTTTTTTCTCGATAGTGAATGTTTTAAACATTTCGACTATTAACGCGGTCACGTCTTCACTTGTAAAGCTGACCATACCGTGTTTTTCACCTTTCACAAGGTCGCATATATTGAACATTTGTAACATTGCTTTAGTTGAACATGTTTGAGTCGGTGCGGTATTCATGCCCGTACTATGATACTGTCTAACGCGTTTAACGTTCTCTAACCCGTCTTTGTTCTCTATAGCAGCACACAAGCAACGTTCAAGCTCAAAATGACGTAATTGTTTAAACTCGATTAAATTACGCAAAATAGAACGTGTGTACGGGTCAATCTTCATGCAGTTGTTTTGTGCAATTGCTTGCATGAGCTTGCGACACTTAACAATTGCTTTGCTTGCTAAATAACCGTCTTTACCTTTTATATCTTCACTGTAATTACCGATAATGTCAGCGAATGCTTTTAGCTCGATACCTTTAATTAAACATTGCTCTATAGTTGCTAAACCTGCATCAGTAGAGAAAAAGTTAATTTCACTTACTATGTCGCGTGATAACGGTTGATGCACCTTGCGTATCTCAAGGTTCGCAAGAATAGTCTTTTGTATGTTCTTAGCGCGTGCTTTGAAGTTTGTTTTAACTTCTTTTTTAGCAGTAGCAGCGTTTTCTATAGTTGTTTCAGCAGCTAAAAGATCAAGGTTTGCTTTAGTATTCATAGTAAAAATCTCACATCGGTTAAGTTGTTTTAGATACCGTCTAACTTTTTCGAGTAAGTTGTTTCGGTATGAGTACATATTAGCACAAAATTGACTTGTTACAAGTCAATTATTAAAAATAATTTGTTTATTTGTTTAAATTTTGATCAAACAAATAAACATGCTTTAAAATGCAATAAAACGCCCTTTTTAGAGCGTTTTATTCAAAATGGTATGATCTATCGACTATAGTGCTTAAATCACTGTTAAGCGTATGTTATGCACGTTTAACGCAATGCTACGGTACTGCATAAAGTTAAGCATGTATCTATTAATAAAATCATTCATAAATGCGCTTTTAGATACCTTTAAAACTTTTTTGTGCTTAGTGATAGCTGTTAAGTATTCAATGCGCTTGTTTTGTCTCTCTATGCACTTATCAGCGTGAACTATTGCGCGTTGCTGTATTAAATGCATGTATGCGCGTTTACCTTCTAATACACTATTAAGCAATTCACTATCATTGTTTAATTCATTAGCAAGTTTAGCTATAGCATTTTTACGCATAATTTGAGTTGTCATGATAAAACCTTCTATTTAGTTAAGTTGTGTTTGTCGGTTTGTTTCGAGCTAACCGACTGAGTGAATAATTGCACCTAAATTGACTTGTTGCAAGTTAATTTTGAACGCAAAATAATCACTCGTTAAAAATAAAAACGAAATTAGAGTCAAAATCAATGAAAACCTTATGGCACAAGGGTTGGCGCGATTTTTGGGTGATCACGTCCGAGGCAATTCCTATCAAAAATTGGATTGCCGTGTGGCTCTTCCACGGCGGCACTGAGGCGAGTGGCAGCTCCTTATGCGAGCGTGCGGGTGTTTTAGGAAAATTCTATAGTTCAGCCGAGGCAACGCCGTTTTTCACTCTTGGATGGGGCGTGGATCTGCTTTGGATTGTCCTAGGCATGTTGCGTACGATAATAAAAAACCGCTCAAGTTAGAGCGGTGCAGTCATGTCCATGTTGAGTGAGCATCAGCGCTGTTCTACACAGCATGAAGGCGGTCAATTAAGCTCAACCGCGTTCACTTAATCAATGTGTCAGCTTAATTGTGCAAGTCGTCGTATGTTGCTTTGCTTCCATCAGAAAATTCTATTACACAATTTTCTAGGTCCACTATCATGCTATCAGTGCGCTTTAGCTCACTTCGATAATGTTGGATTTCTTCGTCATCTTCTTCATCTATGAGGTCAATTACATGTGCGCAGTAGTCTGTAATGTCGTTAATCTCTGCAACTGCTGCATATAGCGCTTTGTGTTGTTCGTGATTAAGATGTGATAAATCCATTGTGCTGAAGTATTCGTAGAAGTCCTTAATTGTCAAACCGTCGACATACGTATAGTTTTTAGCTGATAGGTTTTTATTATCCGCATCTTCTTTAGAGTGAGAGCTATAGCGAAAAACACCCTCGTCATTCTTGTGACTTGGACCGCACAGAGGAGATACGTTGTGTAGATATAAAGATATTATGCACGGTCGATCGAATCCTATAATTACTGCGTCATATCCTGATCTCGCTATACGGTGTGCTGTAACTTTCATTTTTTAACTCTATGTTGCTTGTTTCGATAGAGCTATTTTCTCAATGCGTTTGTGGATATATAACACATGGCTTAGGCGTTGTGTGCATGTTGCCTATGGGGGGTGGCCGCGCCGTGGATGTGCCGAGGATTGGCCTCATGAAAAATGCCTAGGCCTGTGCCTAAGTGAAAATTGGATTGGCCTAGGAAACAATATGATCAAAAGAAAACCGCTCATACAGAGCGGTTCAGAGTGTTAGCGTTTAAAGTTTAAGTGTGTCAATTCTTGCATTTGCTCACACATAAATTGTTGAGCTTCGATATAAGTCGTAAATATTACTTGTCGAGTTATCTTTGAGACTTCATACACAAAGTCATCGGTCTGTGAAAGGTTATACGCTTCAAGTTTTTCATGCTTATCTGCGTCCACTTTGCAAACGTTTACTAAATAATGAATCTCTTCTTCATTTTCATGCACAGACAAATGAAGCGCATAAGCATCAATTCCAGAGTTCAACAAGATGATTTGACCGTAATGTACGTTTAACACATCTAAATCAGCTATATGCGAAAAGGTCCAGTCGCTTTTCTTTACTTCATCGTTGCTGTCATAAGTTTTCATAGCTCTATCTCTATGTTGTTTCGATAGAGCTATTTTCACAAGCTGATTTTGGACAAACAATTTAAGGACTTGGAGACGTTAAGTCTTTTTTGCTCATATCTTCAACTCCGCTGTGTCGGTTTGTTTTGGATAACAATTGCAGCCTATCGACAATTCCTCACTGACACCGCCCCACTCTGCCACTATATCTAGGTCGCTGTGATTGTAGGCTTGATTGTGACCGCAAGGTTTCCATGTATTTAAACCGCGTGGGCGTAGCTTACCTCTAAACATCTTCCAAACAGAGCCTTTTATAGCGAATGTGCCATCACCGTTTACTTCGTGAACTGTAACTCGGCTACCGTTGCGTGTGCGGTAGTCGCCTGCTTTAGTTATTAGTTGAGTCATGATTAAACCCGTTGTTCGTTTCGATATGTATTGTGATATTTCATAGCTGGATATGCACCGCATGGCATAGGCAATATTCATCAATCGCCTATTCCGATTAACCGCATGTTTGTGCCGAGGACATGCCAGTTTTTGCGTGGAACATTCCGAGGATTCGCCGTGATATTTTGAATTGGCAGCTGTGAGGAATAGCCTCGGCGCGAAAATTTTTGTTCCACTTGCCTGTGTGTATGTGTGATTTTTTAGGAAATATTTAGTTCAGGAAATTTGTTGGGATTTTTCATTTTCTCTATAAAGATTTTAAGTCATGACCATTCCGATGTGAAAACGCTAGAAGAAGTGAAAATGCCCCCCCTTCCCC